TTATACCACGTTCGGCCTCAGGTACGCCATGATTCGCGCCTTTGCAAAGTGAAAGTCAACATTTGTTTGCCTGTACATTGCCACGCAGACGAAACCAAAACGCGTGGCATCCATATAGTATCGCCAGGCCTGACGTTTATGGTGCGCGGCTCGGCGCAGCGCGCCGTACAACACTTTCTTCTTTGCGTCTGAGCCCCCGGTCGCAGCCATCGACTTCACAATGCGCGGGTACGCTTTGAACAGTACGCGGAAGTCCGTGCGCTGGCTTTGAGTGAGGTGTAGCTCGTCGAACCACGTGTGGTAGAGGCTGTAAAGGTCGAGTTGCATGGCTTTGGTCACCACGTACTTATCCATTTGTTTGTATTTAAGTCACCGACGACCCTGGCAATATGTCACTGGAGGGTTGCACGCTGGAGGAACTGCGTGCGTTGGTGCGCTGCTTTAAGTCTCAGGCGCAGGCGAGCGGGATTGGCTTACCTGTGGGTGGACCTTTAGACTCAGAAACCGAAGATTCGTTTCGAACGCGTGTAATCAAGTGGCTGCAGCGGGTCGAACCGGATGTTTCCAAGAGACGTTTGGCACTGCGCAGCATACGGTTGATATTTTAAAGCCTATTTTAAATTAAATTTGTCCCAGCGCGGAATTTTCTCAGACAGGTGCGGAATTCATTTAAATCAAATTTGTTATTCTTGAAATTTTTTTTGTGTATCACAAGACCAACACACATTCTTCATATTCCCATACAGCACGTATAAAGCACGGTCATACGTCGGGCGCTGACCATGGCAGCCCTCTCAAACATGTTCAAGAGCATCAAAAAGCCGCCGCGGTGCAAGCCCAGTGCCCGCGTCGGCAACCACGCCCCAGAACAGCGCGCGCACGTGAGTCACCGTCTCCAGTTCAAGCCCGGTCACATGTCCGACAGACAATGGCAGGCACTCAACGAAAACAAACGGTACAACTACGAGGTTTACCTGGAGGGTATGCTTGCCATTCAACAGCGGCGTATGGTCGAAGCTGCGGCTGCAGAACGACGCAGGCGCGCTGCCGTACACATACAGCGCGCCTGGAGGACGGTCAAGTTTCGGAAATATGCGCCCCGTGCCCCTAGGCCTTCCTTCAGGCGCGCAGGAGAATTCACAGACTCTGACGATGACAGTTCTGACTCTGACGACGAAGAGCCCGTGCAAATGTCGATGCCGTTTAAGATGTGTCATGCGGGCTCGTACGGCCCCGGTAGCGTGAAAATATACTTTGACTCGGTCAACCCGAGCCTGACAGACCAGAAGCCTATCCCCAACACACAATGGGCCATGGAATTGCCGGGGAGAGGCTACGGGCCTGACAATATCCGCGTTTCCGAAGACGGCAAGGCGTTGACTCGTCCCGAAGACGGCAAGGCGTTGAATCGGGCCGTTGGGCCCCGTACTCGCCTTGGACGTTACCCCTGCTACCCACACGTGTTTCGTTTTAAGACTTCGCGCGAACCCTTCGAGGCCGCTCTCCGAGTGTGTTGCACTATTGCACATGTGCATGGCTATGCCATCCTGTGCGAAGACGGTGACACTGGCAGAACGATATACCTACCGCATACAGTAGTGCAGGAATTTCGGACACCGAGTTGGGAATCCTATGGGCACATGGTACCGTTTTACATCGGCATCGAATGGGATTAAACTTCAAGGTTTCATTGAAACATAATCTTAGACGTCGTTGTCGGCGACCATCTTGAGTCAACTCGACTCCGAGGAAATAAACATGAAATCAAGTATATAAAAATGACCAACGTACATAGTGCTTAACTTATGTAAGACATAATCTTATCCAAGATTACCGGTTGCTTGTGTAAACGTAAATGAGTATGTCTCGCCCCGCACTGATTCCACACAAGATGAAGGCGCTGCTCCACAACAAGAAAAGTTGCATTGATGTGCGGGACGGTCAGGTCTACGCCATCAAGGCGAATACGAACAATCGCAAGTGGTTTAACGAGGTCACGCCGGAGGAGGCGACGATTTCTGTGAATCCGCGGACGAAGCGCGAGAACAATCTCGTGTATTCCGCGACGACCCCTTTCCACGTGCTTAGCTTTGGGTGCGGTGCAGACACATACTATTGGGGACGATACAAGTGCGTTGGCGGTCAGCGCGACAGGCAGTTCAAGTTGGTGTACGTCGACGACGGGTCTTTGGAGGTGTGTTTGGCACCGGGCGAGACGAACCACCGTTCCAGGCTGGAATCGCAGTGGTCGGAAGCGTTCAAGCGGCAGGGCGTGGAGGCGACGTTCGAGCCGGCCACGATAAAGTTGCCGGACGGTTCCGAATACACGCCCGACTTTTGGCTGCCAGAGTCCTCGACGTTTATCGAAATCAAAGGACCGAACCCGACGAAGCGTGAGTTCCTGAAGTGCGCGGAGACGCGCCGTCTGGGGTTTAAGATGAAGATGTTCCATGGACCTCCATCCGAGTTTACGGAATACGACTGGTCCCAGGGCGGCAAAATGGTGTTGCGGGAGCACAGTTCGTTCTACCGTTATGTGCATCCGTCAAGCGTACGTAAGCGCCGTAAACTGCACAACGTTTCCGGAATTTAGTGTATTTATTGTTTAAAAAAAAAGTATTTAATAGATGTTTGTTCCGTCAAATGCATTGTATTTGGTGTGGCGTTCGTCGTGATTATTATGACACGGCGGAACACGCGTCCCGTCAAAACTGTGGAGAATCCGACTGTGGTTATCACGAATTCAGTCATTTTGCGTCCTGTATTCGAGTATGGAATGCTCTTAGTTGGTTGGTCCACAGGAAGCGCCGTTCTGAACACCATTATGATTTACTCCGGCATGAGCGTCAGACACGGTCACACACTATTTAAGGGACTGTGGATACCGAGTGAATGTCTGCAATAAGGACGCACGATGTGTACAGTGTTGTGACTGGCGACGATGTATTGCTCACGGCAGATGACGCCGAGAAACGTTTCAAGGTAACTTCGTTGCTTGTCGATAGGCAACGTCAGTCCGTCTGTCAAATTTTCGCGCAGGCGGACAGTGTGGGTTCAATGACGTCGTCGGACACAAGGGCATGGAACTGTAAAATTGTGTCGACAGAACCGTCGTCGCACGCTGTAAAATTCAACGTAAAAGCTATAGTCGGCAATGAATCGCAGGATTTGGTATTGACATCCGTAAAGAAAAATGATTCAGAATGTATTATATGTTAGCAGAAATTGGATTTCCGTTTTTCATTATAAATGCCTTATTGTGTAAGTTTAGGATGCATTTCGGCGCGAATGTAGGCGGAATATTTTTCGTACTGTTGTACTTTGTAGCTGTTTCAGCAGAATGGCCTCCGAAAACGTGTACACGGGACGCAACAATAAAAGATGGCGCGCTTCAGCTCACATCATCAGGGACTGTTCAATCGACGTGTAAGTTGGCCCAGATGTACGACAACGAAGTGTATGTAAGCATGTCGCGTTTTTACACAAACAAAAACCACAACTATCGTCGTGTGTTGGATTCTAAAATCGTACTGACAGTGAACGACGACACGGATAGTCCACTGTTCGACGTGGAGATTCACAGTGATAAGGTTCAGACCATATTGAAACGCGCAGACAAAGGTGTGCCGCCAAATCGCTGCTTCGGCATTTTTTTCAACGAAAAGCCGTGGCAGCTGAAGGTGGAGGTGCAATCGTTTTATGATTTGCAGAAGACTGTGGTGGGCGTTGCCACTTCCAAACACGGCCGCGGATTCAAATCGTGTTTTCGGTTCGAATTGGACCGCACTCTACAGCAGTTCACGCTCGATGTCGGCGGCATGACAGAGTCAGGTATGGAGCAGTGGGTGCATGATGTTCGAGCGACATCGTTTCTGAAGGCCACAGGAGACGTGTCGACCAGAGTTGTCAGTTTAGAACGGGACCTGAAGGCATTGACACAAAAAGTGAAGAGTTTAACATCAGTTGTTTCACAGCAGACGGCGAATCATAACCAACGTATTGATCGCGTGGACTCGCGACATACCGAAATGCGAAAAGATTTGCGCTCATCTCAATCACGGAACACCCTCAGCATTCAACGGTACTCGTACATGTCATGGACATTGGTGGTCTTCGTGTGTGTGTTCGTGGGCGGCGGCATCAAATTCATGCAGCACTATATCAGTAAGCGAGACAAAATAATATAAAATCCAAAACGTAGAGAATATGTGTCTATTTAAATAGAATGTGTACATGTAACACGAAACTATGTCTGCTTTCAATTACGAACCGTCCAAAAGTTCTCTTCGTGCTGACACCGTTGTCGAGTTTGTGAACCGCAGTCTTCTTGACTTCAAGATGAATGAAATCCCCGGCATGGGTCCGGCTTCGATTCAGAAATTCGGTGACCGTGGTATTTACACTCCTGCTCAAATTGTGGCCAAGTTCCTGTCGTTTGTGGATTCGGAAGACGTCGAGGCCCAGCAAGTGTGTGAGGCCTTCTACAACTGGGCAAACCCCATCATGGGAAAAGCCAACACACACAATCTGACCTTTGCGCTCGCTAATTACGCAGGCGAACACGGTCTATTCCGCTACGAGTAGACACTTACACATGTCCCTAACATAGTGAGACACATAAATGTAAACCCCGATATAATTAAAACCGTCTGTTTCATAAGTATACCCACCGTGACAGCTAATGTACCCGTTATTATCCCTACAAGAGAGACGACCACCAATTTCCCAAAGGTGGGCGCAGGTTTCATGGTTTTTTGTCTCGACGCTTCCCGAAACGCCAGTTCCGGGGGCATCAAGCGTCGCAGATGACGACCGTTGTGAACTGACATATACCCAATAAATTGCGCCAGTGTAAATACACACATTTGATTATCGACATTTCACAAATGTACAGAATATCAAAGAAGCAAAATGACCTGTTGTGAATATCACTGTAAATGGATTCAACGATGCCTCAAATGAGCGAATCCGAATTCGACGAGCTCAAGCGCGCGTATACTGACGCCATTCCCGAAGGCGACGCTATCAAGGCCCAGTTGAAAAGCTTCAACAAGGCCCAAAAGGAGCGGCACGCCAAAATTTACGCGTACATGCGTGAGAATGGCATTATGCAGGCCGACTTGGGTGGTGTGACTTTCGAGCGTGAGGAGAAAACGACTGTGCCTGCGGTTTCGCTGAAGACTTTGGAAGAAATTGTGGAGAACCCGGCGGTTGTCGAGCAGTACAAGCGTGAACACGCAAAGACACAGGAGAAACTTCGCGTCCGTAAGCCGAAGCGTCAACGCACCACGGACACATCCGCCGGAAACGTCTAAAATACAATATTTAAAAGAAGATGTTTATTTTGAAATGAAAAGACCTCGATGTAAAACCTGTAAGCATACTATGAAAGGCCACAAGAAACAAAAATGCGGGAACGAGGAAACACTTGAGTTTTCGGATGGCTCCACGTATATTGGCACTGTATACGACGGCAAGCCGTCGGGTCGGGGGCGACTGATTGTGTCGGTACGGCATACGTACGTCGGCGAGTTCTTAGATGGAAAGCGTCATGGTGTAGGAGTTCAACGTCTGCCTGCAGGTATAGTGTACGACGGGCACTGGAGGAACGGTCATTATCACGGGCACGGGACGTTGCGCACATCGGATACCACGTACACGGGTGGTTTTTACCATGGAAAATACCACGGCCACGGTGAATTTCGTGGGGAGGGCGTATACAGTGGTAAGTGGGCGCATGGCAATAAACACGGGACCGGCACTTTGACTGACGCACGCGGGACGTATGAGGGAACTTTTTACCATAATTTAAAACACGGCACGGGGGTCCAAACGTATGTCGACGGGTCGGTATACTCTGGGTCCTGGCGTTCGAGCCAAAAACATGGACTGGGCGTGATGACCAGAGAATTCGAAACCTACACCGGGGACTGGCTGCACGATAAGCGGTCGGGTTACGGAAGGTGGGAATCGAAATACTTGGGGTCCTATGAAGGTCACTGGAAGCGCGGAGTGCGGCACAAACGTGGCACACACACGTATACGGACGGCTCTGTGTACAAGGGCTGTTGGAATTTAGGACGGCGGACGGGCCACGGCGTAATGCAGTTCGCGGACGGCTCTACGTACAGAGGTTTCTGGTTCCAAGATGAGATGCACGGACGAGGAATGTTGAAGGAGCCCTGTGGACACACGTTTGAAGGCGAATGGTCCTCCGGTGACCGCGAAGGCATGTTCACAGAGACCAAAGACGGCGAAACCCTGGCTGAGGGTCCGTGGTTGTGTGACACGAGGCATGGTTCGTTCCGGGTAAATGGAAAACGTGAATTATATCTCTGGGATACGAAAACGTCATTCAAATCTACCAAGCATGCTCGAAAGGCTGTGACAAGAATGATGAAGAAAAAGGACGCGCTGTCTGCCGAGGAAGTCCTTCGTTTTTATCCAGAGCTCATCAAATGGTCGCTGTTCGAGAAACACGACCGTCAGGGGATTCTGGTTCACATGTTGCCGCAGCAGACCATCGACAAAATGTTTCGCCGTTGTGCGTACAAATTCTTTCGGAAAAAACGCTTCAAGTGCATTGAACGCATGTACGGGTGTTGTTCAGAATCCCTGCAGGCTCAAATTGTCGAACACGCAGAATTGTTGTTCGATGCGATGACTCGAGAATTCGTAGCCAACCCGTGGGTCGTTGGTACTGTGGGCTACTCGTCCACCACGAAAGAAAAGCTGCTGAAAGGACTGCATCTCGGGGAATACGGGCGCTGTGAACCCAGAAACCCCTACACACGCCAGAATTTGAACGAACAGTCCGGCGCCTATTTGAACACGATGAAAATCGCACAGTCTGTGTACACAAAGGTATGCAACGCCGTTCCGAAGAGTATTCACACATTAGCATTTGAATTCGAAATGCAGGATTTTGAAAGGTTGTTGAGAAATGCGCGCGCAGCGAACGACAGAGATACAATTAAAACTTTAATAAATGAACGAAACGAGTTTATGAAGCGTCATCGGGCGGAGTCAACGAGCTCAGATGACTCTCGATGTCTGTGACACAATCTATGGTATTTGTAGTTTTCAATGTTGTTACAGTAACAGGTTTCGTTTGGCCAATACGCCAAACACGTCCAATAGCTTGCTTGCGAACGTGTACATCCAAGCACGGCTCGAGAAAGATAACTTGGGACCCAGCGGTCAGAGTAATACCCACCGATGCCGTTTTGGTGGTCATAACAAAGACACGCACGTTGTCCTTCGTTTGGAAGTCGCGAATAGATTTCTCGCGCCGTTTGGGTGTCATTCGACCTTCGATGGACTCGAATTGTACGTTTGCCTGTGTCAGTGCCTTGCAAACCCTTTTCCACGCGCTGTGAAATTGCGTGAACAAAACAAATTTTTCGGCCGACTCTTGTACGAGCCGTACGACAGTAGATATTTTGTGACCGTTGGAGGACGTCAGTGCTTCAAGGCGCTCGTGCGTTTCGGCGTCCATCTCGACAGTACCACCGTTGGCCTCCGTCATGTACCATATGCTTGACACCTGCTCTGTAGCGACAGGGTCATGCACAGATAATTCGTTCAACACAGCGTTGCCCGCTGGGGCCCGGCACAACGGACATTTACGCGTGGGGTCGTGATGGTAAGTGGCTTGTATGCATTCAAAACAAAACATATGATGACACGGCGTCACAGTGGGTCTGTCCATAGCATCCATACAGATGCTACACTTCTCGTTGCCCTCTGTCCAAGACTGAATAAGGTCGCGCAGAGACTCATCGTAATTCGTAGTTCCGAGCGTGTCCAGGTAGTTTTGCACTGAATTCGTCTGCGTCCGTACTTGTTGTTGCGGACAAGGGAAGCCGTAGTGACTCGTTCGATTGAGTAGTGGATGAATTGCAGCTTGGCGAAGCCATCGAATATAATGCAACCGTCGCGTTAGATGGTTGACGCCAGGGCTCGACATGTCGCTCTCCATACGATGTTGAATGCACATCAAAAGCTGTTGATACAACTCTGGACAACTGTGTTCAATGTGCATCGTGTTGCACACAACGCCAGGAAGCTTCAGGCGTACATGGCGCTTCTGTTGCCACCAGGTGCAGTTTGTAAGTATGTCGCACAGTAGTGACGGTGTGTCACATTGGTGCGTTCGAAAAAAGGGAGTCGACGTCATCAAATCATTAAACGGTGCGACGCCCAGGAAGGCTAACATAGAAGACACACTCTGAGAACATTTAGGCCACGGTGTTGCAGAGACGCACCAACGCAGAGGTGCGAACAATCGGCACACAGCCCTGGTAGTCGCCGAGTGTGCATTGCGCATCTCGTGCGACTCGTCCAGAATAATTCGGCCCCAGCGCACGGCGCCAATGGTCGGCACGTGGCGTTGAGTCTCGTTCACCACGATACGATACGTGGTGAACACGATGTCGGCAGCGCGAAGTTCATCCATGTTGCGGGTACGACGCGCACCATGAAATTTGCAAACACGCAACGTAGGGACGTGCCTCGCACTCTCAGACATCCACACAGCTAACATAGTCGTAGGCACGACCACCAAAGTAGGGCCAGGGGTCTTGTTCGAGGCGATGAGCGCCAGCATTTCCACTGTCTTGCCCATACCGACGTCTTGCGCCAACAAACCCCCACGAACGGTCGTATTCGGCGGTGTCAGAGACACGTACCCAAACACCGACGAATAAAACGAAAACCCATCTTCAAGCGTATGCGTAGACCAACCCCAAGCAGACGTAGTTTCGGCCACAGTCTCTCGCTCCAGGAGCCAGTTTAGACAACGCCGTTGAAATGGCATGAGTTCGGTCACAAATGTCGCCGATGGAGGTGTACTCAGGGTTCGTTTCGCCGTCTTCCGACATCCCCTCAGAACGTTATTGAAAAACTTGTCGTCTACGGGTCCAGGTATGTGCACTGGGCGCGTTTTCGGATACAGAAGGAACATCAAACGCTGCATCTGTGTGTGTAACCCCACGTCATACTCTCGTGGCTTGACAAACGTCATATCGTGAATGTGCACTGTGAACGTCAACTTGTTGTCTACAACACCTTGCGGCCGAAACAACACCACAGGTAAACAATCATCACGCCACTTTTGAAGCTCCGTTTGGATATGATGACTTGGACGTTTCCACATTTGCAACTTCGGGAACAGGTCGGACCGTACGGATTCTGGAAACAATTCCACCGTCTCGGACAGAGTCTTGTTGTACAAACTGTTACTAAAACGATCGATGAGTACATTATGCACGTCACACAGTGCGTGAAAATACGTCATCCATTCCACACGGAAATCGTGTACGTCAGTGGAATAGCCTCCACGCGGTTTAGGACGACTCGGACGGTGTACATGCTCGCGCGTAAGGGACACTATCGCGCGCCATATCTCCCACTCTACAGAGTGCGATTCCGGTCGACCATACCGAATGAAAGTGGACAACATACTCGACATTGGCACTGGCATTTCTTGGTCCCCAAGAAAGCCAGAAGATACTTCCAGAGTACCTATGCATCGTGTCCAAGACGCTCGGGGCACAACAGTAGACGGACGTTCGTGCCGAATAGTCAACCACTCAATGCGTTGGTCTGACATATGCTCCCAACGACACGGTATGTCGTCCACAATGCGAATGCGAACGAGAGCGTGCGTCTCGTCGAAAGCATCGATGACCCAAGTCCCACCATTAAAACGAACAGTCGACCCAATATACGTATTATCGCTTCGAGTCACTTTCAAACGTTTCGGGATATGACCCATCGTTTCACGCACCATCAACCAATGACAACCTGCGTGCAAATCGTCTCCGAAACGTTCAATGGCCTCCACGGCACATGCACGCTCGAACCCCATTTCGATATACCGGTCCATCGTTTTTGATCGTTTTTGATTCAAAGACATGCTTTTATATAACATTCGACTTAATCGCTACATATACGCGTGTTCGGGTATCTGACCGACCCTCGCAGGATTGTCGCACCGCGCCCGCCGGCAATTGTACCAGCCTGCACCAAAAAAAAAACGGACGACGCAAATAAAAAAGATGACATTTTAAGATTGTGTAACATTACCATTCTTTTACAACAAATTGTCTAAATCTATTTTTAAGCGCGTTCTCGTCGATTGTTTTTTGGGCAGCGTCCATCTCTTTTTGGGCAGCGTCCCTCTTTTTTCGGGCAGCGGTCATTTTTTCCTCCTCTTTTAAAGTGACAGTCACCATCATATTCCAGCGCTGAATCTGGAAATCCGTCAGATATTCCAACGTGTTCATGGGTTTCCGGCACAGTGGACAACGATTGTTTCTCTGGAGATGGGTGTACAATCCACGTGCCTCGAACAGTCTTCGACACGACAGACATCGGACGGGCACCTTGATGGGTGCTTCTAAAGAAATGGGGTCTTCTGTGTTGACGCCCTGTCGGCCCGGCCACTGGTTCGTCAAGGCAGGGAAACTGATAAACAGACCACGTGTAACAATGCCGTTTGTACGTTTGTCCGTCAATAGTGTAGACGCCGTGGGTAGGGTTTTTAGTGAAAACGCTTCCATGAATGCCGTACTACCGCGACGGTTCTTATGATTCACGTCCAAATCTGGATATTCCAATAGTTTCTTTAGGACACCGTGATTCCCCTTATACGCCGCCCAGGCCAGGCCAGTGTCGCCCTCTCTATCCACCGAATTGAGCAGCTCGGGATGCGCATTTAATATATGGTCTATTAATTCGAAACGCCGCCGTTCACATGCTCTTATAAATACATTGCAACCCCCATGCAGCATGCCGACGTGTGCCCCGTCCGCAATAGCCTCCTCGTATTGTTCAACGGTGTCCGCCTTGAACAATTTATTTCGAAGCCAATTATAGTACGGTCGGGCCTCCGATACTTCAATGTTTAACGTCACATCCTCCGTCCCTGATTGTATGTATGTATGATATAAACGAATCTCTCCCTCTACATATGTCGCCCCTTCCCCTTCCACCTTTACGGCATAATTACCGAAATCAATTTTTATCTCGTCTATTTTTGGGGGGTACCAGTTGTTTCCCATGTTCCAGTCTTCAGCTTGTTCTTTAGTGTCAATATAGTGTAAAGCGTCGTCTGGGGTGAAGTCGCCGTATTCGCCGCCGAATTCGTAATAAAATGTCTTACTGCCCAGTTCCACATATCCGTTCATGATGGGGTAATCTACTTCAATGTCCCACTCCTCAAAAAGGTGTGACTTTGAAACTGGAAAAGTCACCGGGCCCGAATACTTAAAAAGCTTCGTCACCAGTTCCTTGGTCACGACATCTCTGATGCTTAAATCTTGCTCAATCATCAAATTGTTTCGACGAAATACTTCTGCGACGGCCGAGTATGCTGCGCCGGCCGAGTATGAGTTCGTAGCCGAGAAGACCGCCCTTATTTCGTCAGCCTTTTCTTCTTTGGTGAGTATTTTTTCACAGTCGTCAGGATCACATTCTGCGTTCTGGCCTGTTTCTTTCCAAAGGACCGTAACACCGCCATCCTCTTGGATTTCAGTAATAACGCCGTCCATATCTTCGCCGTTTTCCTCGAAAGTTTCGGCGGAATATCCGACATAACGTACCAAGTCGCCTACCTTTAGGGGTCTACCCTTTGAATCCACTACCCGTACTACCTTTTCTTTCGTCAAATCAATTAATGTGCCGTCGGCGGCAGCGGCGGCTTGTCGCTCAGCAATTTGCTCCTCGGTTGATTTCTTACCTGTGACGACCACCTCGGACTTGTTTTTGCGATACCTTTTTTTCAATTTTTCTCGTAAATCCTTTGTATTTTCGTCGGCGGGATGTTTGAGACGCGTAAGATATTCTTTTGTCACTGTTTTCCACTGGATACGTTTCCAACCATGGGTTTTTTTAGAATCTTCAACAAATTTTTTAAATGTGTCGGTATCCATTTTTTTTAATATATGTTCTGCACACTCTTTATATAGGGTTATATTTTCGCCCTCTTCTTATACAGTAGGTAAATCACACACGAAGACCGACTCGTCCAAAAATTGTGGCGGCCTGCACCAAAAAAAAAACGGACTGCGCACCCCGTTTTAATTTAAATTAAATTAAACAGAGCACCCGTTTTAATAGATGTCGAACATCGTCCAAGTATTATGTTCCGACGACACGGCCGTAGTCGTCGACCTCGATAGTATACAAGACACGTGCCCGCCGGTCTTAGCACGTTTCCTCGGCATGGGGGAAGGATTCTCTGACCCGTCGAAAGACGAACACGGCTGTTTGACCTTTGCAAAGTCACTTGGCATCACACAATGTCAGTTTGCGAATGTTATGACTTTTGTGCGTTCTGGGTATGTGCAGGACTTTGACGCATTGGTGCATCCATTTACCGTTCTCGGCGGTAGCGATGCACTGTACGCATTGGCCGAAAGGGAAGAGAAAAAGAAAGAGAAGAAGGAGCAACGTGACTTCGTCGAAGCTGAACGCAGACGAACCAATCCGTTGTCTCCAGAAGACAATGTGTTCGGACTGTTCAAATTCGAGGCACACCAATCCGGTTGGGTTCATGACGAAGAATGGGAATGTTGTTCGAGGGTAAAAGATACTGCTGTAGATTACTGGTGGCGCAAACCGGTGCTGCTGACCAACGACGTGGACGAAAGCATGATGTTGGACACTATATTTAACGACGAGTTTGAATAATAAAACAACTAAAGTTATACGTTTATCCTCCATGGTTGTTGTTGGAGCGCGTTTGGTGTCGCATCATAAAATAAATAATGGTTTTTAAAATTGTATTGAACGAGCGTGTTGTTCGGCACTGCGATTGCGAGCGGAAGCAATAGCTGCGCGTCGTATATTCGTTTTTCTTCGCCTTTTCATGAACGCATGTATAGCTTCTATAATCGCATCTATGATGTATATGTGTTGTGAAGTGAGACTGTGCGCACCGACGAGGACTTTCGTACCGGGGGTCGAGGTGAGCAGTACATGTTTCTTTGTTGTCAAATAGTCAATCATTTCGTCAACTATTGTTCGCAAAGGCGTGTCGACGTCTGTGCATGCAAGCAGACGTTTTCGTACGAGCGAATATGGAATGGATTGGCGCCGTTGTGGCAGTTGGACCATGTTGCCTGCGAAAAACTGAGTGCGTGCGCACGAACTGTGTGGTTGCGTCGTGTGTTTTTCGGTGCCCGGTACAGAGTTACCTTCTTCGTCTTGTAGGGAAGGTTGACGTGCGAATGCGAACCCCCTGAATCTGATTTTTTTCGGCTTCGTTTTGTTCTGGCGCTGCGCGTGTTTGTTCGGTTTGGATGGGGCTCCGGGCTCTTGTGGACCGAAATCAAGTTTGTGTGGCTTCGTTTTGTTCTGGCGCTGCGCGTGTTTGTTCGGTTTGGATGGGGCTCCGGGCTCTTGTGGACCGAAATCAAGTTTGTGTGGCTTCGTTTTGTTCTGGCGCTGCGCGTGTTTGTTCGGTTTGGATGGGGCTCTTGGACTAATGGAAGAAGACATCATAGTAGGAAGGCGTGTCTTATATATACCGCCTTTTTTCTGAGCTGTGAAATGAGTATTTACGTGCATGGGTATTATGAGACTTCATGGAGGTGCACATACTGCTTCTGTCGACAATGACTGTGCAAGACACAGCTTCCAATCTAAGTGGAATAGGCCTCGAGTTCGATACTGCATCGGGTACAGTACAGAAATTACGATGGACGCGCAAATCTGGAGCAGTGTCGGTGTCGCTCTGGGTCGCGTGTGTGCATCCGTTGGTCGAGCATATGGCGTCGTCGTTTGTACCTCATATGGATGCGTGTGTGTGTTGGTATCACGACCACGACGGCATTTCGTGTCTCAAAGTGGGCCACGCGGTGACATTTTTGCAGAGTATGCACGACAACGTGCGTTTGATGGCGACAGCGCTGCCTGAAAAGCATACGAAACACGAATCAAGAATAAAGCGGCATTACAACAGACATGGATTTGAAATACAGCGACTGACGTCGAGTTTGGAAAGAAATATTGAAGATATATTAAGGATGCATTTAGATATTCAGAAAAAATTATAGGCCGTCGTCTGCGCTCTCGAGGCCAAGGACGCCGAACATGACGAGGATGTCTGGGATACGATAGACGACGAGTGCTGTTGCGAACGACGCCATAAACCCACCGTAACTGATGGTACAGTAGGTCGTCGCACACCCGTACACGCGCGCGCCGGCAGCGTCCACGACGTGACGCCCGAGACCGGCGTCGATTTTGTCGCACAGACCGCGCCAGGCCACGGCCGCCCACACGAACAGCGAAAACGCAAGGATGCCCCAGACAACGTTGAGACCAAAGAGAATGTTGGCGGTGTTGAGTTGGCGCGACTCTGGCTTACCAAGTTGGACACCAGTGTGAGCAGCATAGAGCACAGCGTTGATTGCGAGCACCCCAAAGAAAGCCTGGCCGAGGCCTGAAAGTGGAGAGTCGACTCCGAAAGGAGCACAGACGGAGAGTTTGCCTGTTTTGACACAAGGCGGCATAATGGTCCATCCTTGCGCCGTTCCCGCTGTTTCTTTTCCGTCTTCGTCAAGCAGGATAAGGGCTTGTGCTTCGTCGTCTTTGACGCCTTGGCACAACTTTTCCGCAATTGCGCCGTTGGCCGCGCTCGTGACCTCTGCGAAATTATGGGCGCACTGCGTATCAAAGCTGTCTGCCAACGCAAACCCGTTGCCGTCGGGCATCTTGAAAAGGTCCCCTTCGTTATCGTCGTTTTCGGGATACACTTTCAGCACCATGTTGGACCCCGGAAAATTAGCGTAGTCCATGTTGGCTCCGAAAACTATGATGGTGGTAAGTAGGAGCAGCCCAGCGAGTGACCCGAAAAAAGCTCGGGCGATGTTGAGATTTTTACTGATAGAGGATACCATGTACGTGTTGTAACAAAAAAAATCAATCCTTATATACCGTCAACATTTGAACCGCGGTGTATGACTACGTTCATTGCTGTGTTTCGTTGCTTGTTCTTGTTCGCGAGTGTTTGTGTTAGAGTGCTCATGAACGCTTTGTCCACATACCATCCATGGTGAAGAGCCCAGTCCAAAATAGAGAACAGAGAATCCAAAACTGTCCCACAGGCACGAACGGAGACGGTCGTGGCCGTCGAGTTTGCGGCCATCGACTCGATAATTTGTTCGGGGTCATCGTCACGCCTGAGCGTGTATTCGTAGTACCCTTTCGTTTGCTGGACGGTCACATACAAACAAGCTTTACCGTGCTCGGTGGGTTCAATCGCGATTCGAACGTTGTGGTTCATTCTCCGAAATACGTCCACGGCGAATAGGAGAGGCGATTTATTAGGGTCTGTTGTTTTCACCACAAACGGAGCTCCATCTGCAAGAGTTGACTCGATGCGGTTGACCCAATCTTGTTTCTGCATTTGATTTCTGCATGTCATGTATATACTAAAAACCCTGCAAGGCTCGCTGGATTGATTCACCCGAAGGGTCCATACACGTTTTGAATTTCTCGTGCCAATCTGCTGCTGCGCCTGTCGAGCATGCTATAGACTTGCCCGTGTACAGTACTGTTTTCTCGGCGCCTGGTTGTGTAAATAAGGTTTGAAAGATGCTTCTGTATAAATAAGCTTCTTTCGTAGCCGGCGTGTTGTACGCATACGTTTGTTCGGCCGCCGCAAAGGTAGCTTCGTCAATGTTGCGTTCTGCATATAAAATAAGCGAATCAATCCATGCATTGCCCACGGCGTCCGAGAACTGAGCTTTTGTACGGTCAGTGACACAGTCAGGGATGATGTCTCTGAAAGCTTCGCGTAGGAACCACTTTTCGGGTCGCGGACCGTCCGGATGCGTCCCGGACATCTTGAATATAGGTGGCAAGCGGTTCATGGCAAAATCAACCACCTCTTTGTCGAGAAAGGGTACGCGGGTTTCAACTCCCCAATCACCCAGCGTTTTGTTGGCGCGCTGACAATCGTACGCATGCAACTGTGCCATCTTGCTTTTGCACTCGGTCACCATCTCCGAAACGGACGGACAGTGCAAGTTGTACAAATACCCTGCGAACAACTCGTCGGAGCCTTCGCCAGACAGTACCATCTTGATGCCACGGACTTTGAGCACTTTTCCGAGAATCCACATGGGCGTGGAGGCCCGCACCGTGGTCATATCGTATGTTTCTATGGCGCGAATGACCTCGCGCAGGTTGGAAATGCCCTCCTCGACAGTGTACTCAATCGACACGTGATTCGTATTGAGTCGAGCGGCCACTTCTTTGGCCACGCGCACGTCTGGCGAATCGGCGAGACCAATGCAAAAGGTATGGACCACGGGGTAGTCTGGTCGTAGCGTTTTGGCCAATTCTACGGCCAAAGTGGCCACAATTGTCGAATCAAGTCCTCCGGACAGTAAGACGCCCCAGGGTACATCTCCCGATAGTCGTTTGGCTACAGCTCGACGTAGAACGTCGACGATACCTGTTGGTGCGACGCTTTTCGAGACTGTGTCAGACCAATCCGAATAGGCAGGTGCGTACGACGTCCATACGGGTGTTTCGTCAATGTGAAACGATGCATAGGTCCCTGGTGGTACGACTTGCACTTCCGCGCCACCGGATGTGAAACAGGTCAGAAGTGAGCAGAAAACACCGTCGGCCGACCAATAGAGAGGAGTGACACCGATGGGGTCGCGTGCCACAATGACTTGGTGCGTGACTTTGTTCCATGCTACGAAAGAGAACACGCCGTCGATGTTTTGGATACCTTGTGGACCGTGTTCTGCCAACAGTTTCGGCACCATGAAACAGTCTGTTTCCGCCTCGCCGGCTTGGTAGTTGTATACTTCTCCGTTCATAGTGACCACCCAATCTTGGTACACGATAGGTTGTGCCCCAGCCTCCGGATGGACGATGGAAAGGCGCGTGTGACCAAGATAAACGTGTTCGTCCGAGTAACCGCCGCTCTCATCGGGGCCTCTGTTTCTCAGTTTCTCAAGACTGGGTTGCACTGACGATTTTTTGAGTACAGCTACGATACCACACATACTCTTGAATAAATAGAATAACATGCTGTTAAATATGAAAACTAATATACCTATGGGATTCATGTTTTGGATTCATGCAGTTTTAAGTCGCTTCGCTGGTCGCGCCGATACTTCTTGGTCGTCTTCAATATCCGAGTCACTATCTTCGTCCATAGAATCGTCGTTTATGATCAGACAGTCTGGATACCGTATGTCATCACGCACACACGGGTCTTGGTCGAACAGATACTCGACTGATTCCCAGGGCGTTTGCGTCTGTTTGCCAATCTTGTGGGCCCATTTATTCGCGACTTCTTGGTCGATGTCACGCGTGATACTGTACGTGCCGGCAGTGCGCGTGACCGATGCTGACGCGGAGGTACCGGTGAGGTAGCGCGATTTCTCTGTGTTCGCGAGGACATTCTTAAATTCGATGCCTTTCCCACCTGGCCTGCGTTCGATGACACGCATGACGTGAAAGTAAGACGGGTCGATAGGGCACGCGGTGAGTATGCGTTTTTGTGCCGAGTATTTGTGTGTTTCGGAGGCCAGCGTGTCAAACACGCTGTCGGTTCCATCGGAACTGTGATTCAATATATGTGCCACGTGTATGTACACACCGTCTTGGCCGATGACGCAGGAATCGTATTTTCTGCTTTTGACTCTTTTGTCGGTCACCAGAATAGGGAATTTGCCATTTGTCGGTTGGTCCTGTGGACCCGGCGCTTTGTAGGGTCTGCTGCGAAACGAGTGTTTGGTCATTTTGAGCAAAAAGTCTTCAATGTTGTTTGTGGACGTGCGCCCTTTTTCGAGTGGGATGCGCGAATTGATTTTTCTGCTCAATTGGCGCAATTTCGGCAGCTTGATGTAGTCGTAGCACGCGGCTGTGTCTGCCGAATTAAATGGATTGCCTGTCTGGGGATTGGATTTTTCCATGTACCAAATCGTGTTGAGAATTTTGTGTTCGACGGGGGACCTAAACTGGTCTGCGAAAAGTGACAGTGTAAACAACACCATTTCTTCAGTGACTTTCAAAAACGGTTCGAGGTCCGGAAGCATGGTCTCGTCAAACGGCTTTCCGTAATGTTTTCCCCCGGGGAGATTGCAGACGCGTTCGATGGCGGTTACAATAGCCTGGTTACGGGCAAACAGCTTGACACGCTCCCAATCGCGCGGCCCTGGGCGTATGATGGAGTTTTTGGACATTTTGGATTTGAATCGAGGAATCAGAATGTTGCTCGCCGTGTTGTTCACGTCTTTGATAACCTTGGTCCAAATGGCCTTTTCGACGAGCATGACGCGGTACTGTTCCTCTTTGGCTTCTTCGGACAGTCTTGCTTTGTGTGCCTTGTCTTCGGCGGACATCATGCGTTCGCCGTTCATGCAGTCGTCGATGTCGCGTCCGCGTCGCTGTTGCTGCTCGAAATTGCCCCAGAAAAATCTTGTCTGCAGCGCCTCTTCAACATCGCCCTTCGCGTCGTTCGTGGCCCCCATCCACACCCCAATGCATTCAGATTTGGTAAGGCGGGCGGAGCGCTTGCCCGTGGACTCGTCCTGGTACCACGTTTTGCAGGTGACGCGCTGCGAGGTCAATTTCTCTTTGAACATCGTTTCCTGCGACGAGTCCGCGTTGGGATTTTTGGCCGTGTGAAACATGCCCGGGGGCGCCTCGTGACAGACCGTGCAAATATCGTTGCGGTTGCCGTCGATGGCGTCCGCTTTGCCCGTTTGGTACGTGAGGACTTCGGTGGTGCCAGGAATAGACATCTGCTCCATCAGCAGGAACAGAAACGACTTTGACGTGGCACCTTCGCCAGCCTGAAAGCAGTTCAGGTGCAGTCCAAAGTCTCGGCGAAATGCATCGTACCGTGCGTGCTGAATCAGATACATCATACGATGCGCAGTGGATATCAAATAGTACTGCTCATATCCTTCCAGCAACACCACGGCTCGATTCGCAAAGACCGACAGGCTTGGGTCTTTGATATTGTGACAGATGATTCGGCGCGCAGGGTCCTTGATATTCGTTCTCCACGTGAGCATTTTGGCAACGACATCTGATATACACGCGTCGGGGTCCAAGCACTGTGTAGTGAGCGCTTTGACGGCCCACTGCTGGTACTCGTTGTACGCAGACTCGAAGAGGTCCGGGCAATGTTGTACTGGTGCACAGTCTTTCATGTATCTAACTTTCGATTGATGGTACAGCGATGTAAACGCAGAACGGTCGGCAAACCCCTCCAGTCTTGCGCGTTCCATGTCTTGCGGCGTGCGTATATCAAACTCCGTCTGAACCAGTGGGTCGTATACGTTGCCCAGGGGTTTTTCCGCGATAGCGCTCTGGAGCTGCATCCAAAGTTGGTGGTCGGGCAAATATTTGGCGCAAAAGGTTTGCGGGTGCAGTTGTGTCGGTGTCAAGCGTATAATATGTTCCTCGGTTGGGAATTGCAGGTTCAACACGGGCTGGTTCGAAGTAGCATCACCGGTGTACGACACACGATTTTTAAAGGCGTCGGCGGCCGAAGGTGGTATTTTCACGAGCGCGTGGTCAATCGAAAATACTTTTCTCGGGTTGGCCACATTGGCTTGGTGCGACAAAGGTCGTTTTGGATTGATAATGCTGTCCATTTGTGAGGTATACTCTTGCGAACCGACATATCTGTCGGCCACGGTGCGCACGTACATCTCCACACCGGATAAGCACATCCACTTCTGGTAGGACTGCAGACCCGACAAGGGGTCTACCTTCCGTGTGTTGGATTTGCGGTCGGTCGAATCTCTGTGCAGTTGGTTGCATTCGAAAATCATCTTGTTCAACGCGTTTCCGAATTTGACATCCGCGTGATGGGAAACGGCGTGGAGAATGTACCCCACTGCGTTGTCCTTGATGGTCGCCGACGGAATCCACTGAAGCCACGCGGAAACGTACGGATACACATCCGCCGGCGCTTGGTCGAGGGGCAAATTCGCAGTTTCGTACACCATTTGCAGAAACATTTGCATACAGATTTCGTCGAATCTGGCCGAGGAGTCGGTGCGCCGCACGTCACAGAACTTAGACGCCGCAGGTCGCAACATATCACGGGAGATAAACAGAGCCACGTAGTCGTGGATGTCCTGCGTTACCGTTTTCTCGCCGCTTTCGGGTGTGTGGGGTTTGGCAAAACTGTTGTCACCCCACAGTGCTAACAATTCCATACCGGTATGTGTTCCTTCCATATCAATATTCTTTATACCTGATTTTCAGAAACTATTTTACAAAACACTTATGTCCAGAAAAAGTGTGGAATCCAATTTTTCCGGGTGCGAGTTTTATATAAATTCAAACATTTGTAGATTAAAAGACATGGAATTCACACTACCGCCCTTAACCCAAGAAAGTTTCAGCCGATGGTGGAACAAGAAAGTGCCTCGGAGCGATAGCGCCGACGAGCGCATTGTTTATCCCGGTGTCAGATTAAATTGTTCGACAAAGTCTCGCGATTTGCGTTCGCAAATAAGTCCCGAACACGTGTTCGTGACGCACGAGGTCGGCACGAACACGTTTCATCACAAGGTTCTCGGCTCCAACAACGAGTTCATACATTTACCGAAGCGACTGTATTCGCATTGTTTTCGCAATATTAACATACACAGTATACCCACGGACAACCGTATCACAGTCAGGCTCACCGAAACCACGTCTGTAGTGTTGCCGTTCATCCCGGACGATTTCGTGTCGCAAAAACGCACGAAACGTTCCATGAACACACGCATACGCAAGCGCGATAGCAAAAAGAAGCGCAAACGCGCGCCCGAGACGACGGAGCCATATCAAGGGTGGGTCACACGGGTTGTGACCCCTGCAACAGTACCCGGCGCGGACGACAGTATTGACGCATTCCAGTTGATGTCCTACATACGCGCAGAAATGAAAAAGAACGACGAGAACCTGGATGTGTGTATACCGAATCCGTTCGCAGGCACCAGTAGTATCGACGAAATAAACGGAAGCGCAGAAAAACTCAGCGCGCTCACCGTCGTGATTCAGTTCATACACCATTACATGCGCCACGCGTTCTAACTTACGTCACACGAACTCGATTCCGACAAACGTTTTTCCAAGGCTTGAGTGTATTGACAACAGCCCTTCACATCTACAGTGAATTGAGATTCCGAACCAAATAATTGACCCTCGAGCTGCACCAAAGACGAATGGACTTGTTCGATTGTCGTATGCTTCCTCGAGGAGACGTTCGTGTTCAAGATGTCGTTTAAATCATTACGGATAATGTCGTGAACAAACAAGACCGCCTGAAAATACGACTTGGACGCGTTGTTCGGAACAGAAGGCGGACAGTGAAACATCACGTTCAAGAAAGATAGGGTTTGTTGGTACAAAAATTTGGGAGTGTAAGCCCGAAGGAGAGACATAGAATTCAAATCAATATAACCCGGCCTATATACTCTTGTATCAGACTATTTAGCATTCCACTCGTCACAACGAATGCTTGACAAGCTGCACGAGGAAACGTGTCTCCTAAAGATGCGGTTAATAGCCCTCGGGTTGGCATTACCGCCACCCGCGTGCACAGACCTGAACAAGTTGAAGCAAATTCACAAAGACTACTATGAGATGGCCAGTGCACTCGGATACAACGGTCCCAAAAAGCTTATGCTGACGTCTCACTACGTATTCTTGAACGTGCTGGGCCGACATTTTAGACTACAACATATACAGGACTTGTCGTCTGCGTCGAAGGCGGCGCGTAACTACATGGCCCACTACTTTACCAAATCCTTCAATGTACGCTGAAGCCACGTCAAAGACTCTGACGCAAACGGACCACGTGTGAGCTCTTGCTCGGCGGCGGTGAGGGGCTGACCACGGTGAGCTGACAACATGAGGTCGGCAATGACCCAGGCCGGCGTGTTTCCGTGGAACGCTTCTATTTGCGCGGGGTCTTGATGCACAACTCTGTGGTCCAAACTATAATACACATACCCACCCTCACGAGTTTGGTGCGGACCAAACGTATACGATGTGGCCGTCTTGTTCAACGAATGTGCACCAGTGTATCCCGTATACTCACGGGAAAACATTTTTACATTATAAATAGACGTTACTTTATTCACAAAAATGCTTAAGCTTATCATTTTCTTTTTTGTATGGCGTATGACGGCGGCCTTTGACGCTTCGGATTGCCGCGCTCGGAAGAACGAGGAATGGCTCTGTCGGTACATGGACGCACACAACAAACATTACAGCTCCGCGTCCGAATTTACGTACCGCGTCAACATGCTGAAAAACGTGCCCGACGCCCCACACTTCGGGTTGACGTCCAAGTCCGACACGTTTCCTCACGAGTTGCGCCGAAATTCCGCGTTTGCGTTTGGGCATCACAAGGCCATCGACAGACCTGCGCAGTTGATGCATCAGCACGAACAGGCAGTTCCACAGTTGCCTCCAATAGACTGGCGCGATTATGGACGCGTGACGCCTGTCAAAGACCAAGGCGAGTGCGGCTGCTGTTTTGCTTTTTCAGCCGTGTCCGTGCTGGAATTTTGGCAAGGGTCAGTTCCCAAAAGTCTGTCCGCGCAGAACGCCATGGACTGTACTTCAGGGAATGGTCGACCCAACGTTGGATGCGACGGCGGGCTCATGGAATACATTTTCGAATACGCGAAAGAACACCCCATCGTCTTGAACAGCGAGTATCCTTTCAGAGAACGTCACAAGGTATGCCCGAGACACGCTTTGCGCTCGCGTGTCGGGGTCAAGGAATATCGCGTCCTCATGCGTGAACACAACCATAAAGCCGAACAACAACTGGAGCACATCCTGCACACGTACGGTCCAGTGGCTGTCGGAATCGACTCTTCCAACATGAACAACTACAACGGTGGTATCTTCCCAGCCTCACAGTGCACGACCGACATTGACCACGCCGTTACGATTGTCGGCTACACTGAAGATGCATGGATTATCAAAAACTCGTGGGGACAACGGTGGGGACGCGAAGGCGGTTATTTGTATCTGGAGCGGGGTAAAAACGCGTGCGGCGTGGCCGAATACATTGTGTACGTCAAGCAGGCGGCGCCCTCGCAACAAAAACTGTCGACAACGTGGCACATGGATGTTTAGGACCACATGACCCATGCCATGAACACGGTCCACATCGACAACCCGAGGCCGAACATGACGAGTTGACATTTGGTACTGAAATTTCCCTTTAGCTGGCGAATAGATTTTCTGAGTTCCGTACGCTGGTCGTCGAGAGCGCGACGCATATCGCGAAAATTTTCGTTGGATTGAATCATCAGCTCAGAATTCATCTGAATAACGTGCGCCACCTTGTCGTCGAGAGCTGCCACACGGGTGTCTAAGACGTTCACGCCTCGCTCCAATGTGTTCAAACGATCGGCGATAAATGTATCGTCTGAAGCCTGAATCATACACTGAATTAAAACAGACTATCTTTTATACTTTGTTATAAACTTTGTGATTATTAGTAGAAAAAAATTACTCGACGCGAACGCGTTTGGCCTCACCGGTCTCGTCGTCCTCCCGTTCACGTTTATGGCTTACCGGAGCCTCGTCGTCGTCCATGCTGTACAGAACGCCGCCGGCGCCGGACGACGCCTCCGGGTTGCTCAGCACCTTGATGCCGTGGCGCAGAGAGACCTCAAGCTTGATGCCAAAGCCGCCGTCCGGCATGAAATAGAACGACGGAGTCACCACGGGCGCAATCTTGGCGCCGCGGCTCAGCGTCATGTCGCTGGTGACGTCGTTGCCCTCCGCATCCTGCAGGGGAATCACGTTGGGCGTGTGGTCGTTGTCGTACGGGTACTGGCGCTGCGTAATCTTCAGCTGGCGGTACTCGGTGTCTTCGCGCTTGGCAACGGGGCCACGGAAAATGTCCTCCACCATGGTGCGGAACGTCGACTCGTAGGTCTCGCCAGTGTCCGCGCACATCTCGCGCGCATTCTCCTCAATCTCCGTCTTCGCCTTGGTCAGGAGATTGGTGTCGTCCAGACAGTGCTGAATGCCAGCGTTGACGAACTTTTCCCAGTAGTCAAACATGGCCACAGACTCGGCGTTGGCAGTGTCCTCCTTCAGCGTACCGGTCAACTTGGCCGTGGCCGGTGTCACCCCCGAAAACTTGCCCAGTGTGCCCGTCTGCAAGTCGTTCCACTCGAGCTCGGTCGCGAGAAGGCGTGTGGTCAAACGACGACCCTCAGTGTCTTTCGTGTTGACGTAAAACTTGCCGTTTTGGGCCTCGACGGTCTCGAATTTGAACGCGCGCATCGGCGTGTCAATGACCTCCTGCGGAACGCCACCGCCGCCGGCAGTGCCGGTCGAATACACAATCACATCCGGCGTAAGCGTGTACGTGATGCCGTACTTGTCCTTGGACATACAATACGGACGCATGGTGAATACCATACCGAGCACGGCACCGTTGTGGACAGAAGGAGCCTCCTCCATCTGTGTGTATTGACCCCCAAATGCCTGCACATAACGCACGGTGCGAGGGTTGCCGTCGCGACCAAATGCGCGGCACTTTGGTGTCACTGTGTGCTCACCATCCTTCAGCTTGAGTGGAACCGTCGCGCCCTTGTGAAAGTTGTCACGCGCCTTGACCTCCTGCTCCTCCGCCGACTTGGACTTGTAGTACCGCTTCGCCTTGGCACGGGCAGCCGTCGCCGCACCACCAATGTCAGCGTCGTACATCTGGTCCAGGCCAGACTTATTCAGCTCCCCAAGACGTGCGAAAAAATCGTCACGCTCAGACTGAAATTTGGCCGAACCACCGTCCTTCAGCAGCGTGGCCATGATGTTCGACGTGGCCGGCGTCTTCGCGAACTTGGAACGGTTGTAGTTGCCGCCCTCCGCAATGTGCGGGTAACGAGACGCGCACGGAGGCGTCATCAGCTTGTAGCCGTAGCCGGCCTGGTTTTGGAAATCGTAAAACGTTTCCTGCTTACCAGTCGCCTTGCTCAGGCGCTGGTTCTCGACAAACTTCATTTCGCCCTGAGTGCGAAAGTTCAGCATGGTGAATTTGGGTAGCGGGTAGGTGTTGGTGTTTGCGGACATCTTTTTTTTCTACTAAATTGTCATTAATCGTTTTAAAAAAAATATATTCTTTACTTTTGTGCCTAATTTATGAGTTCGTCGTAGATTTCTGCCTCTTTCTTGGTCGCCTTCTTTTTCACGGCTGCGTCAAACGCCTTTTTGTCTTTGAATTTTGCCCGCAACTTTTGAACTGTTTTTTCTTTGTTCTCGACGACATCGATGACTTCGCGCACCTTTTTCGCGGCGCCTTTCATCTTTTTCTTCGCCAGCTTCGCTTTCACTTTGTCCTTCGCGCCTTTCAGCGCGCCTTTGCCTTTTTTGAGGGTGTTCTTCAGGAAACTCTTCTCGGTCGCCTCGAAAGGTCGAACTTCAGTGTACTGTTCGAGATGGTCGGTCTTTGTCGCGACACTCACATGACGCCAGCCCGTAAGAGGGTGCTGGCTCACATATTTCTCCGTCTCATCAATTTGTCCTGAACTCTGGGCAGTGCTCATGATAGTGGGTGTACGTTGGAGGCGCGACATTGTACCTTCAACGCACCAATATATATACCGCCAAAAATTACTTTCGCACCACGCATGTTTTAATTTAATATAAATTAAAACATGCGTGGGAAAAAAAAAGGAGCGGAAGGTACTCGTTTAATTTAAATTAAATTAAAACATGCGTGGAAAAAAAAAGGAGCGGAAGGTACTCGTTTAATTTATATTAAATTAAAACATGCGTGGGAAAAAAAGAAGCGGAAGCTACTCGTTTAATTTAATATAAATTAACTGTTGTGGTTCGCACTGAGTTGAATATTGCTATTTGTGAATGTTTATAAATGTTCGGTATTTAAGCTTTCAGAATCTGTGGAAATGGCATCAACTCCACCCGACTCTGGACATTTGCGCTGGGGTTATTTCGACGATGAAGAGGAGACCAAGAGTTGGTTGGTGCGTTGTTGTCCGTGCAATCGCGCTCCAGTGTTTTGGACTTTGAATTGGGCAGCAGCGTTGGTGCATTTGTTGAATACAGTAGCCACGTTGGGTCTTTGGGCGGCGTCAGAAGATAAGGACCAAGTGTTCATGCTGTCGGAGAGTTACGCGCCGTGGGTGGACATTACGGGCAAGAATGAGTCTGCGTTTGTGAACGGATGTCCAGTGTCTGACGCGTCCCGAATATTCCGTATTTCCGATGAGTTTTGTGTGGAGCGTCGTATTGCATTCACCAGTGAGTTATCTTTGTGGTGGCTCATTATTGCCTTTCACTTTTTATCTTTTGCGTTCCAGGCTCTTGCGATGGCAGAGTGGAAAGTGTCTGGATGTGGGCGCACGTGCATCCGTGAAAAATACGTGACAGAGGTGGAAGAGCATGGGACAAATGTGCTGCGTATGCTTGAGTATGCTGTGTCTGCCACTCTTATGCAAATATCTATTGCGCTTATATTGGGCATTTGGGAGCGCTTGGTGATTGCGGGTGTTGCCGCTCTAACTGTGGTCACGATGCTGTGCGGTTTAATTGCAGAGCAGCTGAAGTATGACCGAAAGGACATGGCTTGGACTGCTCACGTGACGGGATGGCTTTCGATGGGGGCAGTGTGGTTGATTCTGGGTCGTCAATTCACATATACCATTTCCACCTCTGATGAAAAGCCGCCCGAGTTTGTGTATGCAATCGTGGGTGTGATTGGGATTCTGTACACCGGATTTGGCGCGATTCAGCTGGTGCAGTTGTGCAAGTCTACGACGGAACCGGATGCGAAACTGAACCGCATAGTGGAAATGGCGTACTGTATTGCATCGCTCACCTCGAAAACGTTTTTGGGTTGGATAATATTCGGTTCTGCACTGAGTGGCATGGCTGAAAGTTAAACTGTTAAAAAATAAAGTATAAATGTTCCGTATTTTATAGTAATGGATATTTTACCAACGTTAGACTTTGAAGCAGTTGCTGATAATACTGGAATGCTCGAAGAAGACGACCCTGGCGAGTTCGTGCCGTGCCATTTTTCCGACGACGAGGAGGACGGGCATGATTTGGACTGTCAGTGTGCTTTGTGTCAGTACGGCGATGGTGGCTCAGGCGAGGCGCATTCTGTCATTCAGCGCATGCAGGAGATTGATTCGCAAATGGTGGGCAAGGTGCGCGACGAGGAGATTTACAACTTGCAGGCCGACCTCTACAGAACACACGTGAAAGAGCCGTTAGAACGTCAAGGAATTGAGGCACCGAATGTGACGGCGGAGACGTGCAAGGCGCATTTTAGCAAGCATCGTATGAACATGAAGCGGATGATTGGGTCTGAGATATCGTTTGTGAATGCGATGCAAAAGCATGTGCGTCGTGAAAACATTTTGTCTCGAAACAATGTGACTGGGCGTACAAAGGTGGACAACGGTTCTATCAAGCAGTGGATTGCGTTGTCGAAACACAAGTTAGATTTGATCAAGTATTACAAGGGTCCGTTGAGCAAGGAAGCGGCTGCGAAGACGCAGTCCATAAAACCTTACAGTTTCTCTTGATGTCTCTTTCGCCAGAATCCCGTTTGTCGGAGTCCAGACAACTGTATTAAGGGTTGAAAGCGAGTGTCCGTATGTTGTTCGTGTTAAGTGTAATGACGTTGATGTCGTGTTTGTTGTGGCCGGTACAGTTTTTGTCTCGTAGTATCGGTAATTATGTGTTCTTGAATCTGTGGGTGTGTTTTTGTTGGGTGGTATTGGCTTCTGCATACGTGCGCCGCGAGTGTTCTACTGTACGAAAAACGGGCCCGCGTCAGTGGTTGTTGGTCGCTGCGTAGTGGTTCTCCGACCCTTGGTGTCCCACGTATTCGCGCTGTATACATTTACAAAAATCGGATTGTTCCTGCGCAAACGACAGTATGACAGTATAAATAGGGTTGTCTTTTTTTGCAATTACAAATGGTCTCCATCGCATCTCTCAGTGGTACCCCTGGACTCGGAAACGTCAACTCGAACCCCCCGTTCTCGTTCAAGTCCTCGTCGTCGGTTCGGTCGGATTACGGCTCTAAACCGTCTGTGTCGGCACTTATGAATCCGACGTTGCACAACAGCGTGCCAGAGACTATGGTGAACTCGACAGCTCGCGCGCCAATCTTCGTCCGACCGTTTACACGCGGGTTCGAGAAAGAATATTCAGAAGGCGACGTTTTGTTCGTGCAGCGTGGCGACGAGCGTGCGTCTCAGCTCTCGAGTCATGGTTCGCACAACGTGGTTGCAAATATTCCTGTGTTGAATCACCTGTTGCGCACGACACTTGTGGGCGGTAATGGTGCAGATGCGGAGCAGTTGAAGTACGACACGATTGAGAAGGTGTTAGACAACTTTAACTACTTTGGGATTCTGAACAACGACATGGATACGGGCTCGAAATGGCAGCGTTTACTCAACGTGAACGTGCGCGGGCGTTCGCGCGTGGCTCGGATGTGGAAGCCACCGGAGGGCCGACTGAAGCGCGGCGACCAGCTGTGGCTGGCGTTCATGAAACGCTCGACCGGCGACAAAATCCAAACGTTCCGCGGGCCGAACGGGGTGCGTGAAGCCGTCCCACGCCTGACCGACTTTATTGAAGTCGTACCGACTTTGGACTGTTGTGACGATTTCGATAGGGCTCAGTATTTGATTCCGATTGGCATTGTGTCCCAGGTTACGATGAGAACACCGTCACGCGTTCAGCTGAACGACGCTCGCTACGTTACAGAAAAATGTAAACTGCTGGAACGCATTGAAGTGCTGATGCGTATATAAACAAAAATGCCGTATATAAATCACTTCATATTTCTTAATCTTATCATGTACCAGTCTCAGAAACGCAGACGTATCAAGCCCTTCGCCCGTCCGACTTCCTTTGACATCAACGTCGTGTTCGATATTCGCCACTATCAGTCTGTCAAGTATGGTAACGTGATTGACCCGTACTTTCCCGCGCATGGGACGGACGAGGCTTATCATGTGATGGAAGGAGAGGTCCTGATGACCACCAACACACCGCAGGTCCGCCGCTATGGCGACCATCAGATGCACGTGTTCTCGTTCGCGAATGGTCTCAAGGCGGACGGAGCCGTTCTCAACGCGTCCGACGCCGCGTTCGCCCCGGAGAAAAGTCCTCCCAAGGCGGCTGTCCTCGCTGGGCTCAAGTACGCCGGCGTCGCCGTGACCGAGTTCGCCCCGGAGCGCGATATTTTTGAGCAGGGGTTTGTGATGACGATGGCCGGCCTGAACACGCTGTTTAACAACGGCAACTCCATCATCTACCCGGGTGACGTCATCTGCGCCGACATCCCGTTTTCGGCCGCCAAGGGCGCGCGCAAGAACAGAGCTCTCCAGACGGGCGTGCCCCGCGAAAAGCTGCAGTTCATCGTCACGCCTCTGCGCGACCTCATGGCGCAAGGCGTGCCCGAGCGCCTGGCCTCGCGGTTCATCATGGGCACGGCCCTCTCGTATTCGCGGCCCGGCAGCTCCGTAGACGTGGTGCTCCACAAGTGCAACACTATCGTCAAACGCGAAGTCAGCGCCGTCGCCGATTTGATGGGCGCAGAGGGTCGAAAGCCCGCCGCCAAAACCACGGCCAAGAAGTCCAAGAGTAAGAAGTAATTTTCCAAACAAGTAATTTCTATTATAAATAGACCTATTTTATTTTTGTTTTACATGTCATGTACGCTGTGTTCTGAACAGCTGGCATCAACGAATGTCGCCGTGTTCCCGTGCGGGCATGCGTTTCACTTGTCCTGCGTTTTTGCACACTCTTTCAAAACCACGTGTTCCATCTGCGATTCGGCGGAGCACACGCTGCCCGATTTAGGCTTAGACCGTGAAATCGCCATGTCCGCCGACATCGAAGCCAAGATGAAACAACGGCAACTGCAACCCAACGAACCGAAGACATTCATACAAAAAGTGGCGGCGGCTATCTCTCCGCTGACGCCGAAGGCCACGACGTTTGCGGATTACATTCACCACAACACAAAACTGTCGGTGATTCGCGAACAAGGTTTCGACGCCAACGACGCAGTACAGGAGCGAATACCATGGGCTAAAATAGATTCGCGTTACTCCGGCGCCGAAATTCTCGACTTTGGATTCACCTGGGCACACATGGTCGACATGGGTATCGTGCCGTCCCAGTTGAATAAATTCACCTGGACACAACAACAGCACAAACTGGGCCTGGACGCACAGAAATTGTTGTCCATACGGATGACCGTGTCCGAGTTAGCGCGATTACGCTTCTCGTCACACCAACTGGTGGACATGGGATTTGATTGGAATGTGTTGGCGCGGCTGGGTGCCACCGTAGATACGTGGCACCTATTTAAATTAGATATCGCTGACATCAAACGTTATTGGTCGCCGTCCGTATCGCAATGGGTCGCAGCTGGTTTCTATGACAAAGAAAGACTGCAACGTGCGGGATGGGATATCGAACAGGCCGCTCGGACATTGCCCGCTGTGACAGAGCGATGCAATGGAAGAGTACTACGGTTAGCGTTTTAACGAGGTATATACAAAGGTTATTACAGAAAGAGCCAGTAAACACAACCACATGATTTCTTCCGCGTTCATGTCGGGCGCCACTGCTGCACTCACGTTCAGCTTTGGCAGCGAAAACGCGATTGTCGGCTCGTCTATGATACCGACCGTCGACATTCAAAGGGGAAAGTGTAACATAAATATGAAAAAGTAATTCTTGTCTGGATTTATTTTTTAAATTTATTTTTTTGTTGTAATATAATTTGCTTGGGTATTGGCTGTTCATACTGGCGCAACCACGGTTTGTAACACGTGTTGCACAAGGCTATCGTCTCGGTGTTGTGGTCTTCGTCTTCCACGGAAATTGACGTCCACGAGTCTTTTCCGCGAAACGTATCACAAACAAAACACTTGACCGTCGTGTACAGCGTGCCTTCCTTCAAACACTCGCCGCACGTAAAACCGTTGTGGTCGATTTGTGACTCGTTGAACGTCGTAGGGTTGGCACATGACGGACAGAACATGTACAATTTGTTGTGGAATTGCAGCAAAGTACCCGTCATGTTAAACTTGACACACTCTGTGTTGGCGCACAGTTCGTTCTGCATTGTCTTTCGACGCGTCTTCCATTCTTTCTTGATACGACGTTTGCGATGTTCTTCCAGTTCAACACCGTCAAGAAACGCACCCACACCGATGCGCTTGCGCTTCTTCGTGTCCGTCTTTTCGCATCGCCGTCCACAATAACATTTGAGAGTTTCGTCGTCGACTATAATTTTATGGTGCCCGTTGGCGAACAAATTGCTACATTTGGCATCTTTCTTCACGACAAAGCCTTTGAACGTTGTACAAGACAAACAGACGTACACTTCACCAACGTGCGGAGGTATCTCGGCCGACTCTGTCAGTCCGTACCGCCGCCGCAACGCTTCACACTGTTTATCGTAATAGTGTTTTGGAAGGGGGAAGACGCGTATGTCGCGATGCGTCTGTTCGAACGCGAAAAACAACTCGCGAATGGCTTCGAAATCATAACGCGGTGAGTTGGACAGAAGTTTGCGCAAATCGGAACGATATGTGTTTTGCCGGTAGTGTTTATACATGTTGAGCAAGCTATCTATGGAATTTTGGGACACGTTGAAGAATTTGAGCCAGTCGATGCGCGGATGGCCGCGAGGTACACGTTTGACCATGTGTCGCATCAGTAAACGATATTCGGTTGGGAATTCCACGTGTGGGTTGACCTGGTGTCGTTGTTCGTCGATACGCTCGCACATCGCCAACACGTTTTGGTTGAACGTCAGCCGTTGCGGACGGTACAAGTTACCGAGTTGTTGTTTGTTCACTTGCATCAAATTCGACTCGATTTGGGAGAGCCAGTCTTGTATGGAATTAAACTTCAACACGTTACTTTCCACAGTAGTCCGAACCGAGTCCATTGCCGTCCACACCGTTTTCTCAAATATTGACCACTTGTACGTATTGCACAGTTCGTCGTACAGTGCCGGGATCATTCGCATCGAATAGGTTAGGAACTCTTTGATGATATAGAACAATAGATGTTGGTACGTCGTGAAGAGCCATTCCTGTAGCTGCATTCGATTCGGCTTGTCGTACACGAAACGCTTGATAATTTTTTTGCGCACTTTCCACGACAAACGCTTCTTGTTGTGTTGGTACATTCCCAACAACGAACACAACAAGGCCGAGCGCATGAACTCGTGCACGAGGTCGTCTGTGCGACAATAATTCGAAATGATCTCACGCAAATTACGAATTTGACATCGTTGGGGCAACGCTTTGCACATCAGATGCACAATCGGTTGCATCTTGGGTTTGTTTTCGTTCCAAAACGAGCATTGTAGCTGCAGGCTTATGATATCGGGCAAGGCGCCTTCGTGAAGCGCGGTTTCAGTCCTCGGTTGGTGTTTACGGAACACTGAACAAACGTGGTCCAAAGAGCACTCCTCCAAAGCACACATCAGAGGCACGTGCGCATCGTAATACAAATGCAGATAAAAGTCAACGATAGACGTGTGCTCGCCTTCCATCAATTTCACCACTTGGTGGACAATCAACGCCAACTTGGCGACCCAGTGATGCGTGTGCTCGCCTGGCCACCACACGTACCTCATCTCGCGGACCTCAACCGTTTGCATGCGTTCCCAAAACGTACCGATGAACAACCACTCATACACAGTACCAGAGAAATGTGTGAGGAGCATTTGTTCAGGCATTTGACGCCGGACGCCATCAGAAAATTCGAAAGGACAAATGCGCCCGAGACCTATTTGCTGGTCTCGGGCGCCCCCGTTAAAAAATGCATCTGTTGTCCGGGGTATTTCATTCTCCACTGTTCGTAGTAACGCACGCCGTTCTGAATCTTCAGTCGGTACGCGTTTTTCAAATGAAGCACTACGGGGTCCAATATACCTTGAAACACAGTGGGAGACGACAAAATGCAGTCTTCCATACAGTACTCCCCCTCCTCGCCCACGATATTACGATAGTCTTGTAGAATCACGTTGTTCTTGACGCCCATGCCGTCTGCTCGAATATTGACAAAGGCGCGCGCAATCTCGGAGCGCTTGCACATCAGACACAACCGCCCTTCCGAGGGCAATTTGCCCGTGCGCTTGTAATCCTCCTCTTCGGTCGGTAGAAGAAATTCACGCAGAACAAACGCATTCTCCGTCACGTGCGGCAAATGCATGCCCTGACATTGGTCGGCCATGATGCAAGGCCGTTCCTTACCTGTAGGCTCGCGCAGATACTCTTCTTCGTACGCGCGGGTCACCACCTGAATGGACACACGTAAATGCTCTTTGTGTTTAATGTCTTCCGGCGACAGTGTGTCACACGGTTTCTGCTGCACGAGTGCGCGAACATAAGGAAAGTCATACGGCCGCAAGTGAGACAGGTCGTTACGCTGCCAAAAATCTTGATTTTGTTGGTTAAAGAAAGTGGTTTCCGCCACCATCAGCGTCTTCGATTGTTTGCGCTCCGGATGATTCGTCTCAAGGATGTCAGGTGTTTCCTGCTCTGTCGAATCCGCTACAGACGGCAAAGACGCAAATGTGTACGTATCCGTTTTCTGACGTTTGCGTTTCGTATTCACCACCGGCTCAAACTTATTCCAATGATTACTTGACATGACCTATTTAAGCTTGATGTTTTTGCTTATATACTCGTTTGCGATCAACTATGTCGCCATTGGATTTTCATAAAATGCGGTACATATGTCGGATAGAGTTGACACAATGAACATCGGATTTCTACTCTCTGCTTGTATTTGGTCTTGGATTGTAGGAAGATGTATAGCATTCGGACCGACGTGCACAGTATTCACATGGATACCGAAATTGCCCCCAGACTCGTGGTACCACCTCACAAACATACCCTTCAAAATGCCACGCAAACTCATCGTATGTATGCCCTTCATGCTGACCGCGCTTTCTGTACCAGGGCTGATGATAAACAACACCATAGTGCACAGCATTGTCGTACTCTGCATGGTCAACGAACAATGCTACATTCCGATATTTACAACACGCATATACGACTCAATCACAACGTGGCCGCTCGTCACTGCCATAGCCAACATCCTATTGGCACTGACGATTCGAAATACAGTCGTCTTCGCCACTTTGTACATCAAAGCCGTATGCTTCGCGTGGTTTGCCTGGATTGAATTCAGTATACGACACACTCTTGTCAGGGAAGAATTGCCCTACCAAGAACGTCAGCCGCGAACCGTATAAAGGTCACCAACACAGAAACAGATTATGGCCGCCGCACTCCAAAATGGAATCCGGGTTCGACTCTTTCTCATCGTCGTGGTGAGCATTGCGATACGCATCGCACGAGAACATGCTTCCACATCTGTACACAAAGCTTCAGGCCTTCTACAAACGAACTTCTACATTTACGCAATTGTAATATTCTGCTCGCTACTACCCTACAAAAACACATGGATTGTTGCTATCGTAGGTCAAACCGTAGCTACCCTTCTAGACACCGCCGCAGTCGGTCTTGGGACCGTCGCTACTTTGCGCTGCCAAACACAAACAGGATGCATCAAAACATTACCGGTGTCTGTACTGACGCTCGTACTCATCGCGACTGCTCTACTACTCGACACGATACAAACATGGGACATCTACCGGGTCATTCGTTCACCGCTGTTCGTCTCGTCGGCCACTCAGCGTGTACGCATTCTATTCGCTTGGGCATTACCATTCGCATGGCTCGTAAACATACTCATGATAGCAGATTCGAAATGGTCCATGTTCATGTTCACAACAGCACACTTATTCGTGGACCCGTTGATTATACTCATGGCCAACACCAAAGAAGACGCATTGGTATCGGCGCTGATCATTGCGGTTGTCGCCATAGACATTCTATCATTCTACATGCAAACAAATACCCTAGCAGCGAAAGCAAACCTCATTCAACTCGGACTTGCCACCGGAGCTCTTATCGTACACTGGGTGGCCGACGCCCCAACACCACCATCTATGACACAGAACGCTCCTGAAGACCACCAAGACACCGACGAAGACTTCGAAGTTGGCGAAGCGCAAATATTACGACACCGAAAATCCGGAATCCACAAAATTAAGTTTTGAGTATAAAGCGCAAATAAGATGAGAAAATGTCAGGACCCCCGACAGATTCAACCAGTCCACAATCCATCACAGGCTTACGACACAGAAAATACCCCGAAACGCCCATGCCCAGCACAGATTATGTGGAGTCAGAAGAAGACGACTACGAGGATTTACCGGCGCACCAAGAACCCGAACGCGACAAGAAAGAATGCAGAGTCTTCGAAAACATCATGTTCACTATATTCGTCGCCATAGCGGTGGCGCATTTCTGGACTGTGTGTACGCTCCAAGTAGATGTTAACATTCTTCTACAATACCAAAAAGAACACGTCGACCAGTACAAGCACATAGCCAAACTATTAGAAAGTATGCACCAAGTCAAATGGCAAATGGTTCCCGCCCTCGCACAATAAAACGTTACACCAATACATGTTAAACTTGTTAGGTTTATTGTTATTATCCTATGTACTGTAAACACGAGCTCCTGAAAAAAGTTTGCTGCACATGATTTTAATTTATATTAAATTAAACAGACACGAGCTCCTGAAAAAAGTTTACTCCGAACGATTTTAATTTATATTAAATTAAACAGACACGAGCTCCTGAAAAAAGTTTGCTGCACATGATTTTAATTTATATTAAATTAAACAGACACGAGCTCCTGAAAAAAGTTTGCTGCACATGATTTTAATTTATATTAAATTAAACAGACACGAGCTCCTGAAAAAAGTTTACTCCGAACGATTTTAATTTATATTAAATTAAACAGACACGAGCTCCTGAAAAAAGTTTGCTGCACACGATTTTAATTTATATTAAATTAAACAGACACGAGCTCCTGAAAAAAGTTACCACCGAAATGCGACGCTGGTTTTGATGGTCACGCCACCAACAGCGTGGACGGGCATATCGATTTCCTCGATAGTATAGTCTGCAAGCGACCTACGACTGTCATGGTTGCCACTGCTACTGCTACTGCTACTGCTACTGCTGGTACTATTTTCTTGATGCGAGCTTGACATGCGCTGGCTATGTGTTTCGCGTGCACATATGGATGTGTCGACATCCTCGTCGTCGATGACTATGGCAAACGTTCGCTTTTCACTGGCACCGTCGGGAAAGTTTTCCCAACGCGCCGTCAGGGCGTTCATCAACCTACGAAATAGTATTTTGATGCCAGGTTCGTGGATAGGGTTGGATTTGCTGCAGCTCATGCTTTTCCCGAGCGAGACGGCGTTACTGCGCCAGTTGAGGTTGGCTACGAAGACCGCGAGGACGATTTTGTTTTCGTCAAACACCCGCAGCGTGAACTTGACTTTGTCGAGAAGTAGTAGGTCGTCGACGCCGCACTTGACTGCGCTGGCAATTTTCTTTTGCGCTCTGGGGCACTTGTACATCTTGAAAGGGATACCCAGAAAGCGCAAATCGGCCCAGTAGATGCTGTGCTGTAACTGCCGCCGTTTGGGGTCGGAGTTTTCAAAGGTACCTGTGAGAAATAGCACCTGGTGAAAGAGAGCCGCCATCATGTATCGTAGCAGTTTTCTGTCAGACTGGGCTTTGTTGGCGCCGCCGTACCTGGACGGCGGCGCCTGTCTGCGCATTTGCTGTTCGTCGGGAGAAGAGTCGCTACTGGAATGCCCCGAGCCCTTTTTACGGCGTTTTCCCAAGGTTTTGGGGCGTGTGCCTGCGACACGTTTGTTGTCTGTGTCCATGGTGTGCTCAGTGTTTTGGCCTCAGTGTTTTGGCCTGAGGATTTTCTGGCTGCAGAAAATCCAATTCTCATCCAAAAATCCAAAGTCGTTTTGGTGGGACGAGTATATACGGAGAATAACTTAGGAGAAAATGGTTCGAACCTCTAAGAAGAAACGCCAACGCGACCCCGCCCGTCCGAAGCGCGCCATGACACCTTTCCTCTATTTCGCATGTGAGCAGCGCAAAATCCTGAAACAGACTGATGAGAAAATGACCCTCCCTGAGCAGAGTCGTCGCATTGCTCAGCTTTGGAAACAGGTCGGCGACAAGTCCAAGTACATTGAGGAAGCCACTGCGGACCAGCAGCGTTATCGTGACCAAATGAGTCGTTACGTGCCGCCCAAGAAGATTAAACGTCCGCGGAGCTCTTATGCATTCTTTATGCGCGATGTTCGCGAGCGTATTGCTGCGGCTGCCCCTGATAAAACGCCCCGTGAGCTGATGACTGACATTGCTAGTGCGTGGCGAAACATCAGTCAGGAAGAGCGTGCACGTTACACTGAGATGGCTACGAAAGACAAGCAGCGATACGCCGATGAAAAAAGTGCCGAGTAAAGTATAAACGTCATTTAAAACGTACGATGTATTACAGGAAAAACTTATCTATTTATGAATCAACGTTTCCGTTCGTATGGGTATGTTTAGTAACATGGTGGTTAGACCGACTGTTTGTTGAATTGGGGCACCGGGCTGTGGACGCTTCCTTGTGTTTGCACAATGACTTGCAGTATGTTCAATTTCATCAGTATGTGTGCTTGACGTTAGTCTTGTTTCAGATGGTAAAGGCCGTCATAGCTCGTCGACGGGAGCACGTACGCGAGGCCAAGCTTGTAAATTCGAGTGTGTTCAAATGCGCTATAGTTAGCATATTTGTAGCGCAAACTGTCTTGGTGGTGTCGTGGTGCATTATTTTGTCTGTGCTACTGGATGTGTCTCCGTGGTTGTGTGTACCTACGCTGTTAACGAAACGTGCAGTGATAGCACTCGGTGCGTTGTTATGTATACTTGCGACGTTGCCCATGGAAGCCATGTTATGGGATTATTTTTTACAGCGTGGGTTATTGAACGACGTATAAATAAACTTATAATATATGAATGAGAGTATGTTGTTAACGTGTACACTTGCTCTAAATGTATGGTTGCTGTTTTGTGTGGTACTGCGTTTCACAGTACCTTGCTTTGCCTTGTCGGGGACATTGGTCATTGCGGCGTTCTCAGCTTCTTTGATGTTGACTGTGTGTGTGCACATGTATAGCTGGAGATGTTGGAAGTACTTGCGACATACACCAGGTCGTCTTCGGTCGTTCCGGGCCGATACTGCGAGGTTGTCACGTGAGAAAGTGTTCATGTACTGGCTGTGGTTGACCACAGGTACGGGTGTCGTTGCGGCACATATGTGTCTGGGTCCGAACTGGCTGTGGTCACTGCTCGCATGGATACCTGTCTGTGCTTACACGGCGTCCAGATGTCGTCGGGTATCCTCTGCATCATCGGATGCATCGTCAGATGCGTCGTCAGACCCTTCTAATGTGAACACAGACGCTGCTACCGATGTCTCTTCTCGTTCCGGCGTGGCTTCTCTTTCGGGTGTTCCGTCTTCGACTGGAGATTCAGGGCGCGCAGTCAGTTGAATCTGTACTTCTTCGTCTGAATCGTTTACCGTAATGTATTCGTCTCCACACTTCCACCATTTTTTCATGGTCGGGTGGTGCGTAATAAAATACGTGCAGCACATGACGGTAGCGGACACTGTAGCGACAGTAATCGCTACGTATACCATAGCGCCAGACTCCACCCAAGGGTCCGCCAACGTATTGGATTGAGGCGCAGGCGAGGAACTGTTCGATATTTGTGTGGTTGCATTCATATTTGTCAATTTGCAAAAGGACTATATAGTAAACTTTAGAAATCCCATAATGAAACCCAAACTTCGAACCGCGCGATTTGTACTCGTCGCGGCACTGACTCTGTACACGAACGTTGTCTTGACCAATGTTGTCTCGTATCGTCAGTACTGGTATACACAGAAGTACAACAACGGGACTGCAATGACGCCGCTGTACGATTCTTTTTTCATGGATTGGATTCACGGGTACGATATCCCGGTGCCGTCGACCATCACTTTGCGTGATATGGTTGATGTCTGTACATACAGTTGGGTGTTGCTGTGTTTGTTCGCGTGGGTCGTTTGCTCGCGGAAACCTATTATCATCGCGAAAGGACTCATGGCACAAATGGTTCTGATACCTTCGTTTTCGTGTGCACAGTTGTTGACAGTTGTGCCCGATTCCACTCCGAACTGTTTGCAAGTGTTTGCGATTCCGACGTCAGAGTCTGTTGACTGGGTCTTCTGGCGCTGGCCCAGTCGCGCGTGCGGCAACATGTTGTGGTCTTCGGACATTACGCAACTTGTGGTGTTTACATCGCTCGCGGTACAAATGATTCCCTCCAAGCGCCATCGACTCGCGAACATCGTGTGGACAATGGGCGAACTGTGGACGTTTATGACAATCGTATTCGCCTTCAGTTCCCGTTACCAATATACTATGGATGTCATTACTACCTATGTGGTGGTCAAGCTGGCCATGTCCAACCCGTCGATTGAGTTTCTTGCGCGCTGGGTGTTCGTCGAAAACGGTGAGTACTTCGACCGCGTTCCCATGCAAGAACTTCCGAGAACGACTATATAAAACGCGCGACAGCGTTAAATGTCTCAAACACCCGTCCAAATTCAAGAGCAACTGGTTGCACGGTGGCGCCAAATGGATGCACAGGTCCGATATACGAAAAGGAAACGCAGACGAGACGAGGAAGACAATCAGACCAGGACAACTACTCTACAAAGAACTCCAAACGCCGCGGCCGCAAATACAGATTATGCTGGTGCACATGCAGGGCAATCAACACACGCACCTCCTGAAAACGCTTAAAGGCGGACGCGAAGTGGATTTTATTGCGCCTGTGTGTGTTGTGGATGTACACCATCGGTATGGGACGCTTGTTTACAAAGACGGGTACACCGTCCGAAGTCATGGAATTGAGACATCGCATTTTCAGACCGAAACGAACACTTAACTCACGAATGAAATCCACAAAACGAAAATAGCGGAACACGAGTTTGAATCCATGCTTCACCACGGTACACAACGTACGTGTGGTCCAAGGCGTCCACACGCGCAAGGGCTCGTTCATATGCAAAGACCACAGATGACACCTTCGCAGTTCTAAGCGCGTTTGCGCCCGAAAATGGCGCTGGCAAATATCTTTGACTTGGACTCGCGTCGGCGTCGGTGCCTGATAGTAGCGTGCAAAACGAACCCAGTCACTGGTTTGAAACTCAAACTCTCTATGTACCACCGACCAACTGTATCTCTGTTTGAGTCTACAGTACGATACAATGATACGTATACAATCTATAGGTATCATGGGTGACTGCGATACAGACGCTATTTGTGCCCCCTAATATGTTGAGAATATTCATTTTCATGAATGATGTACGTGTACAAAACAAAAGTATTTAAAATAACTTCTTTACTACATACGACATGCCTGTCTACGTGGATTACTATTCAGACGCCTCTTTCAGTTCGGATACCGAATCGGATGCGGAGGACGAGGAACAGGAGCTGTACGACCCAAGAGACACCGAGTATTGGGCTATAGATTCGCTTATGGACAGTCGTAAGCCCCCACCAGTCATAGAATACTTGTGTGGGTTGAGTTCTTTCGACTTGCGTGAGTGTGTAGTGATGTCTGTACGGCGTGACATAGACGCAGTCGTTGATTCGAGGTCAGTTCGGTCGTGGTACACGTTTTGGCGGCGCGAAGCGGAACCTGTGCCCTCGGCAAATTTCTCGCACGATGATTGGGATGCCATTGGCGAGTTTGCCATGCAGTTGTGCGAGTGTTGTTTAGATAACCCGGATCACGAGCGCATTCAATCTTGTATCATACGGATACTGAGCTGGGGTCGTTTTGTACGACGGCCACTCGCCGTCGCTTTACCGGTGGCTCGTCGTCTTCGACGTCAGATTCGGAATCAGAGTCGCTAACTTCGTCGTCCGGTTGCCATTCGCCGTCGGATTCGGACTCGGACTCGGACGCAGAATCCGCCTCGAGATGATACTGCCAATCATCAATGTCCCATTCGTTCTTCTTTGCGTCACGCAGAATTCGCTTCCAGGGGAGCGGGTCCAATCCGCCTAAATAACATGCGCACGACACAGCATCGGTGATTTTGTCGATGTTTTTTTGACTCGTAGTAAATTCAATCAACTCGTGACCGTCGAAAAACACTGCATCGCACATTTTTAAGGTTTTGGAAACACGTTGAAAATACACAAACCATATCTGTTCGACGTGCTTCAACGTCCCAGGTTTTCGCGTGAACGTGGCAGCGCCGCCCTTGAATGTGACCCAACACTCAGACTTTCCGATTCTACCCGTGATGTTCATGTTATAAAGACTTGTGATATTACATTTATATGTGTTTTTTATGCACTTAAAAACGGGATTCTTTCAATCGTGTATATAACATAAAGATAGCCTCCGGTAATGCTGGCTCAGTTGGTCGGTTATGTATTGTTACTCACAGCGTCGATATCTTCATCGGTGTCTATGAATTTTCAAAAACTTGCACAACACGAGATACACTATCTCGATCCGCGAACTCGATTGCACAAACGTAGCGCCCCTCTGCGAAGTCCCGTCTATTGCCGGCCGTTGTTTTTGGTCGCCATATGTCTTTCTTTCGCGGCTTCAACGTTGGATTTCCTGGCGCTGACGTGGTTGCCCCCGTTGACCGTCGGGATATTTGGCGCGGTTTCTATCATTGTCAATTTGATTGTGTCCAAAATTGTGTTGTTTGAAGAACCCGATTCGAAGGAGTGGGTCGCGATTGGCTGTGTGGTCACAGGATGCCTGTTGTCCATACTGTCCAAAATATCGGACGCGAGCGACACCCCACCACCTCGCCTGATCGAAAGACCCACTTCTTGCGTATACATTGTCGCAACATGGTTCGTGTGCGAATTATTCTACGTCGCGCTTCGACAAAAAATTCTACCCTCAGGTCTTCAACGTTTTGGATATCCGTTCATTGCAGGAGCGTTAGGAGCACAAAATGTGTGCATGGGAAAATACATCGCATGGAGCGTCGCAGAATCTGTACGCGTTGGTTATCTAACAGCCAGAACGGATGTTCTCGTTGCTGTTGTCGCATTGTGCATTGCGTCAGTGGTCGTACATATCGCGTGGTTGAACGAAGGACTGGCAAAGCACGACGCCTACTACTGCATTATTGTCTACCAGTCCACGTGGTTCTTTTTCACCACGCTCACAGGAATCGTCGTATACGACAACATGGCCATGTTGACATTCACAACACAAGTGATGTTTTTTTTCGGTTGTGGGTTGTCTATGTATGGTGTATGGAAAATATCGCTTATACACAAGGATTCAAACGAAGCTTAAATTCACTGTTTTCATATTGCGACCGCAATCCGCCATCGACCTGTCCTGCACGAGCTTGTACAAATCATGCGGATGCATAGAGTCCGGAACAGAATCGTCCAGGATGTTTCCCTCTTTCAGGGCCCCGATGACTATCTCCGAACAGTACCAACGCGGCGTCATACCCAAATACGTATAGGACATCGGCGACGGTGAAAATGGTGCCCAATACATAAAATATCCGAGATGGTTGAACGAGTCACCCTGGTGTTCTTTGCAAAAACTCAGCATCGTGTCGTACTGAGACTTGGAACACTCCATAGACCTGAAAAACCATTCCTTGCGCGAAAAGCGTTTCTTTTCCAAATGCACACTTCCAGAATACACGATAGAACACGCCAGGCCTGCAACAGTATCGGACCCCGAAGGTGACCCCGGCGGACAAAATAACAACTCGGCATGGATAAAAGGAGCATCACCGTCGTCGGTAGATGCGAGCGAAGCCGCTACACGATTCAACCACGAAGATTCAAGAATGTCCGAATCAGAACGTACAAAACACAACATGATCTTGTGTGTCATAAAGAAAAGCTAATGATATTTGTAAGTCTTTTATATGTATTTTTAGTCACTTTCGTCTACTGCAGACGAATCAGCAAATTCTAAGCCCGAAGACGTTTTGTCTGACGATTCCGCAAACTCAACATCAGAATCGGTCTCGGCCGACGACGACTCTGCGAATTCCATGCCCGATGACGTTTTAACGCGCTCAGAAGACTCCTCTCCCGAAGAGTTGGCTCCCAAACTCCTTTCAGACGATTGAGCGAAATCTAGGTCCGAATCGGTGTCGATGGACGACGAGGCCGCGAACTCCATAGATTCAGCTTCCGATTCCTCTGCAAAATTCAACTCTTCGTCTGAAGACACCCAGTCTGTCATGTTCTCCACCATCTGCGACAACTCGCCCGGTGGTTGTCGGGGGGCCGCGGCGGCAGAGGCGGGCGCTCTGACCCATCCAGCGGCGTCAGCAGCCGACAACGTTTTCTTCTCGGCCGAATTGCCAGTGCTACGCACTTTGTAGACCTTTTCGCCCACTGTAAACCACGCGTTGCCGTCCGTGAGCCGCGCCTCACTTGCAAGAGCCGACACACCCATTGCAATCGTGTCGAAATTCTGCATGACTCGTTTTTCGCCAGCAGCTGAGACTGACGCAACCTCCGCCGTAGATACGAGCGCGGCTTTGAATTCAGCCGCTGCAGCTTTCCATTGGGCTGTTTCCAGAGCCCCAGATACAGCGCACCAATCTATGAACTCATCAATGCTCAGTGTCCCATTGTCATCCTGGTCATTTTGCACAATAACACGTTGAGCCCCACCCGTGCGGATACGGGTCTTTCCGTTAAAATAGGCCTTCAAAATTTCAAGTTCCTGTAACTCTCCGTCTTCATTGACATCGAATGTTTCGAACACATACTTGACAAACGCCAATTGCTCTGCATTCGAACGGAGGGTCGCGATTTTGGCAGTGCGCGCTGCCTCTGCCGCCTGCGCCTCGGCTTCTTTGCGAAGACGTTCATCCTCTGCCGCCGCTCGGGCCGCCTGCTCCTCGGCTTCTTTGCGAAGACGTTCATCCTCTGCCGCCGCTCGGGCCGCCTGCTCCTCGGCTTCTTTGCGAAGACGTTCATCCTCTGCCGCCGCTCGGGCCGCCTGCTCCTCGGCTTCTTTGCGAAGACTTTCGGCCTCTGCCGCCGCTTGGGCCGCCTGCGCCTCGGCTTCTTTGCGAAGACTTTCGGCCTCTGCCGCCGCTTCACTTTCTTTACGGAGGCGTTCTGCGTCAAGAAGGGCCTTATCCGCCAACTCTTTGTCCGCCTGCTCCTTCGCTTCTCTCTCGAGTTGTTTTTTCTTGCGCGCCAGTTCCCGCCTATTGTCACGTTCCTCCTCGGCCAATTTCATCGCGTCTGGGTCTGCGCGCCAACCTGATGCATTAGCACCCGACAATGATTTCTTTTCGGCAGAATTGCCGGTCGGCCGCATTTTGTACACGGATTTGTTCACAACCATGAACCAAACATTACTTCCGTCTTCCTGGGCCCTGTAATAGTTTTCGCCAGCGCTTTTCGTTTGGAATACCCTCATCACGGAGTCTGAAGTCCGTTGCTGTTGTACCTCTCTTTCCCTGGCCAACCGTTCTGCCGTTTCCGCAGCGCGCTTTTCTGCGACACGCGTTTCCTGTGCGATGCGCTCTTGTCGCGCCGCCGCTTGGACCGCTTGTTCTTCGGCTTCTTTGCGAAGACGTTCAGCCTCTGCCGCCGCTCGAGCCGTTTGTTCTTCGGCTTCTTTGCGAATGCGTTCGGCCTCAGCCGCCGCTCGAGCCGTTTGTTCTTCGGCTTCTTTGCGAAGACGTTCGGCCTCAGCCGCCGCTCGAGCCGTTTGTTCTTCGGCTTCTTTGCGAAGACGTTCGGCCTTAGCCAACGCTTCAGCTTCTGCGCGCAGACGTTCTTCGTCGAGTCGGGCCGCATCCTCAGCTTGTCGACGTTCTCGCTGCTGTTGTTCCAATCGGTCGAGTTCCGCCTGTTGGCGCGCTTGCTGGCGCCGCTCCCTTTCGATGGCGCCCTGGCGCTGTGCTTCTGCCAAGTCAGCGTCCTCTTGTTCTTTCTGTTCATTGACGTCATCGGTAAACATAAAGAGTTCCGGTTTCTTCGGTGCTTTTGGCACTTTCGCTTCCGGTAGCACCAGCGATATGCGATTACCTTGGTATATGTCTTTGAGCTCGGCGTGCAATTTCTTGGGGTTGAGATGCACGGTGGGTTCAACAAATTCAATCATGCGTATGAATTCTGGGTCTGCTGTAGTCCCCGTCTCGCATAGGTCCAACACATCAATAGCGTCAACGTTCAGGTGGTCCGGTAGTCGCGACACTCTGTCTTGGAAGACTCTCGAATCAAAGTCGGCCTCACATATGTGCCTGGGTGGTTTCATCATGCGCCGAATCCTGCCGGCGACTCCTTTGCAACGTTGCTCGAACTGTATATCGCCTGCGCTGAAGCGGTATTGTTTGCGTTTGGCTGACGCCGCTTGACGTTTTATGACGGTCGACAACTTTATTTTGTTGGACTGTAATAAAACGCCATAATTTCCTTGACTGTAGGTCAGACGCACTTCGCCCGAGGTTATTTCGGGACGAATCTCTCGCGCGCCTGTTTCGCCAATTTGCGTCCACGTTTGAGCATCGGACTGTAGTTCCCAACGGTACCTGTCGAGAGCCCTGTCCGACACGTTTCCCGTCGGTTTGATAACGCCGTGTCTGAAGTGAATCGACAGGGTTTTTTTGGTAATGACTCGTTGAACTTGCGCACTTTTTTGCAGATTGGCTAATTCACGTTTCGTATTGTCAATCAAGGCCTGTATTTTTGCGGCGTTCATGTCGTGCGTGTGTTTCTCATACACGTGACGTACGAAATTGTCCATCAGTCCGAACCGCAGCGCTATGTTCGACGTACCAGCACGCGCCGTGGGCTTGGCGACACGTTCAACGCGCGATATATATTGCGCAATGGTTTTTTCTTTGGTCAGAGCGCCTTCTAATTCTGTTAAAAACTTCGTCTTCGCGCTCACCAGCGATTTTCGTTCCAGTCCCCTTTCCCTAATTCGCAGTGTGTGCATGGAATCCCTTTCACTTTGGACATGTGTATATATAGGGTTGTTTTACAAAATCATTATCATGAAATGTTGTCGACAGAGGTATGTCAACATTTATCAAGCGCGCCGGCGACCTCGGTGGCAGCGTTACCTGGTGTACACATCGGGTCTCATGGTGCTTTTTGCACTCGGCTGGTTTGTTCTGAGAGATACGACTCCCGTGCGCGTCAAAGCACCGGAAGATGCGGACTTGGCACGGGTGCCTGGCGCAGTCGTGGGGGCGGACCGACTTGATGACGTGTACTGGCGTGTTAAAATGCGCCACGTGAATGATATTGTGTCGGGCGAATGTGCGAAGACGAACTACAGTTTGTTTACGAACAAAAACATAGAGATGGACGGTGTCGCTATGGCAGAATCGTACGTATTTATATGTGGCAATGGACCTGTCATCAACGCGCGCGCGGTGATATCGGGGCAATCTGTAGAGTCTGTTCGTTGCAAAGAGACGTACGCATCTAAAACGTCGGTCAAGGTGCGCGAGTATCCCTTTTCTCTGAAATACATTTCTGGGTATACGTTTCTGCCAGAAACAAAAGTCATCAGGACAGCTGTAAACGCTTGCAAGTGGTTGCATGCCATTGAAATTGTGCAATCTCGTTGGGACTGAATATTCGTATATAAGTCGTTTGACAAGGACATCATGAACCAGGGTATCTCGCTACCGGTCAAACAGATGCATATGTACAACACAGTGTTGCGTACCACGCCTATGTTGTACATGTGTCGCAACGTGATTCACCATCATTTGTTCGGAAATGGCATTGAATTTTCGCATCGGCGCGGCCGTGTGCGGCCAGACCCACACATGCAAGAGATAATGACCGACTTTTGGTTGCCGTGCTGCAAACAAATGACAGACCAGGTCATCGCCACAGGCATTGTTGTGATTCGTATTGTCCAACTGCAGGATGGTCTGAAAGTTCCTGTAGTGTTAGAACCGCCTTGCTTCAACCTGAAGATGACGTACGTGTTGGGGTTGCGCGAATACACAGTCTTGGACCAACAGATGAACGAAATCCCTGACACGCACGTGTTCGACTTGTTCGGACATTCTCCGACGGTAATGGGTCAGATGACCTCTACGGTGGCCAACCTGATGCCAGAAATTCAGTACATCAACACACTGCGCGGTACGTCGCTGGTGATGGAACAAAAACGCGCCGACCCTCTCATTATGACCGAGGCGGTGGACACGAAAATCGACAACGTGGAAGGGGTCAACTACGACTATTACGCAGACGGCGACATGCAGGATACGTCGGCCGACAATAAATTTACGCGCGACCGACACAACGTGGCCGCCTTGCGTCACCAACAAACTCTGTACGACAACTTTTTCGCAGGCGGTGCTGCCGCTTCTGTAGGAGGAAACGCCTTAGAGAATATGGTAAATGTACCTCTCGGTCAGCGTATCGTGAACGTGCCGAGTCAGACTGGACGCGGCGATATATCCGCCCAAACGAAAGCGTTTCAGGATGTTGTCTGCGGCGTTATGGGCATCCCTCGGGCTCTTCTCATGTCAGACACGCCACACAAGACGGACGAAGAAGGTACGCACCAGACTTTCAAGAAAACGATTCTCAGTTGGAAAACCAGTTTGCAGAACGCCTGCAGCGAAATATACTCTTTAATCTACGCGGAGGATATTAAGCAACAGTTGTTGAAGGCCATAGGGAATAAAAAGAGAAAGCGCGCCGATATCACAGACGTGTACGTGTTAAAAAAACGATTGCAAGTTGAAATCGTTTTTCCGATTTCTCCGTTTCTGACGCATGCGGACCTGTATCAACACTACAATAACGGAGTGATTACGTGGACAACGTACGCACAACATGCTTGTGCGAATGCGTCGTTGCCCTACGAGCAACTCGACGAGCCGGTCTCCACCGTGTCCGAGGCGGGAGAGGGGGAAGTGCCTCCGATAGTCAGAGGCGCAGACATAGTTACGGAAGAAGCTACAGATTCAAATTAAAAAAAGGATTAATTAGATTCGTGATACATTGCGTCGTAAGATGATAATATTTTGTAATCGATGTGTGACAAATAGTGCTGTGTCCCCCTGCACGTCACTGCCACCAACATAGCACCATGGCTCGGAGTCACGGCGGTTTGTTCTTGCTTGACGCGCAACTCGGCGACTTTATTCCCGTTATCGTCCGCGGTGGTTGCAATTAGTTTCTGGAGTGTGTCGGACGATAATTCCATGCATGTCGCGGACGAACCCACACCGGGTCGGCGAAAATTCACGCGGAGCGTCAGGTCTGCTTGTTGCAAGGCCGCGATGATTTTCTCAACGGACATTGCAGTCCCGTAGGTTTCTATCGTCTGGTACATACTCTTGCCGCTGCTTTGAATCTTCCGTGTTTCGTTCATCGTGAACAAATCCTTCCCAGTGCTACGCAGTTGTCTCAACGCCAGGGCCTGTTCCTCGACACGATGCTGACTGTAATTCTTCATGCCGACGGGGCGCACGGTGGCCTCTACGATTATGTGGTGCTTCTTCGGCTTGGAGGTGGTTTCCACATGGATTGGCGAGGGGTCTGGTGAACGGAAGGCCAACCGTGACATTACACTAAATACAACTGAGTTTATATACTTATTTTTCTCAAAAATCTAAGGCGTACAAGGAGCCGAATGTAGGTTGCAAACCCGTGTTGCGCGACACCGAACTTACGTCGTTTTTCTTCGTGTGATGTCGGCGCGTGACTGCCATGAGATATCCTATGCAACCAACAACCAGAGCAAACACAAATACGACCACCTGTTCCAGAGAGCACCCCATATCCACCGAGTCGCGTACCACGTGGACAAGCACGCCGTATATCGTTAACATTGCACTCAACATGAGCACTACGGCCCACCTGCCGACCGTTTCTGGCGCACAGCAGGCGACATGCTTCGTGATATGCCACACATCCGTCAAATACAATTTGCGACAGACGAAAATGATGATATGCCAAGACATCATGGACAAGAACACAGTGCGCCACTCCGAATCATCCTCTTTCAACAAGTGGTCCAACATGAAGGCTAAATACATCCAAAAGACGCCCAGCACGACATCGTGGACCAACCACACAGTGACGCGTTTTCGAAACCGTATAATTGTACGCGACTCGGTCGTGGACGCGCACTGCAGCAGACAAATGAAATGCGGTACACAACTTATCAACCACACCAACGACGTGCCTGCCCACATACCCACAACAGTGGTCGTGTGGCCGTGCCAGAATGCTTTACGAAATGTCCACGACACGTAGAACGAAGCTGACGCGCTCAACCCAGCCACCGCTCTAAACAAACAAGTAAGAAACAAAATCGAATCCGGGGACGAACACCCAAACTTCGGAAGACAACATACGGTTTCACGCGGCATAGCTTGATAACTTTCGTGCAAAAAGGACGAGTACGAGATTTCTAAAACAGACACGCCTGTGAAAGACAGTGCGGCAAACCCCAAACCACAGAACCAACCGTCTATGTTGGCATTGAACCATGCGATTGCAGCCACGGACAAATTATATGCTGCGGTAACGAACAAGATATGAGACAACCTAAATCTCCTGCTGAACACGACTAACAAAACGGCAACGAGGCCTATCAACTCATACATATTATCGATTATATACAAATGCTGTGCAATATTTTATAGTGTATTTTTTGAAAAATATTTCGAAAACACTTGTGGTGCTCCGCTTCCGACGAACGCGTCGTATTTTGGCTGAGCCGCTTCACGAAACATTCGGTTTTTGCGCAACCGATTCAGACGTGTCTTGTCCGCATGGCAGCCTGGACACAGAGCCTGTAGGTTTGAGGAAATGTCCTGACCACCATCTTGCAGTTCTATGATGTGGTCTACCTCAAAGTTGGGCGGTATGGGAAACAATTTACATTTGTTACACTTGTACTCTTGACGATACGCTATCTCGACACGCAATGACCGACTCAACGCCCGTTTCGGGATTTTCTTTGTGAACGGTTGCAGGTCTCTACAAAACGTTGTGAGCGCATTCGAGGGGGTGTAAGACGTTTCCATGTGCCAGTTCATGAATTGTTGCGCCGCTTTGCACGGCATGACGTCCATGTCACGATAACGCACTATTCCAGGTGATTTACATTCGTAGGTGAAACGGTCGACGAGCAGGTCGAAGGCAGCTTCGGTCACAGACATTTCACGCCGAATGTTTTCAACTTCAATGAAATGATGAGAATCAATTTGATACAGGTTCATCACTCACGTGGTACGAAATAGTAAAGATCCGATTTATACGTATATAAATGCCTTTTTTATTCACAACGGATGAATGAGATTCGAGACGCCCCGGACCTAGTCGACATAAGTATGCTTAAGCGTCCCAGGGAGCAAACAATCATAGGGGCGGCGGCCAGTGGCTCCACTCCACAAAAACCACGCGTAGACACGAAGACACAGGTGGAATCCAAGGTCGCGCCACCGCAACCGACGCCCGAGCAGCAAAAGCATCAAGCGGCCCGTCAGAAGTCCATGGCCAATATTATACAAATACGCTTCAAAAAGGCGATTCGCATCAACGATTGCGCTATGCTGACAAGATGTCTCGAATCCGGGTACACCCCGACAACACTACAGTGGTTACAAATCATCACCAAGATGCATGTTAAATCGGCACTGAATTGCGTGAGACTTGCGCGAACCCTCGAGGCGCCGTGCATCTCCGCTGCCATCCGCAGACAGCATAGAACATTGTTCAAAGAAGTTTTGTCCAGAGTCGACCAGGTACCAGCGACTCAAATAGAGAGCCTGATGGGCGGACCGGCCTATTATTTAGACGTTTGTTTACGCAAAGGACTCGACCCAAATACCCGTCTCAAGAACAAACGTCTGCCCTTGGAACATGCTTGTTCACACTCACGTATCGCACACATAGAAATTCTGTTGAAGGACGGTCGCACCACGGTCTCGCAAAACGTGTGCAGGTTCATGATTCGTCAACCCAAGCAACAACGATTTGCCGACAGAGCCATAGAATTGTGCGCTGACATAGTGCCCAGTATGATTTTGGAAGCAGTGGTCGCCAATGTCACAACGGCGCTAAGTTCGATGATGAAAAAACTGGAGCCCAAGTACGAAGACAACCCCCTGTGGGACGATATTACGCACATGATGCTGTGTCCCATTCTCAACGACTACACCACAGACATCGTCAAAACGCCCATCAACAACCACTATTACGACAGACAATCTCTACTGAAATGGGTGCGCGACAAAAAAACGGACCCCATGACCAGAGAACCTCTACAAGAGTCAGACTTGCTCCTACGTTCCGAATTTTTAAAGGACTACGCTAAAATTTTACAAGCGAAAATTCTACAATTACAATGATGTTTCTTTTTTATGGTATTTAGTCTTGTGTACGCCTCCGTGTATGTTTTTCGGACCCGGTGTTTCAAACATAGACGCATGTTGGGACACAAATATTACCCTAGTTTGGAACGGTACACACGACCTCGTCGAGACACAGACCGCAGCATGCGACTCCAACATCACGCAAGTCTGGCTGGGTCCAAAACCCAACGGATACGAACAGACGTTCACTAATTTGGGTGGACAATTCCGTGGTCAGACAAGATACTTCAAATCCACACTGGAGTGTGCTGTAGACAACGCTCGCTTCGAAGTGTTTTGCCCACATGTAGTCGAGCCAGACCGAAGGATAACCGTCAACACCTCTGGGTCAGACCTCGAATTACCCGCCGTCATCGTTGGACTGGCCGTCACGGCATTTTTATCCCTGGTGCTGGCGTGGATACTGTGCCCTCGACCCAAACGTCGCAAGAAAAAGTACACGACGCTCAGCACCATTGCAGAAGAAGACGAAGAAGACGAACAAGCAGAACTGGGAGAACCCAAGTTAATATATTAGATTTGCATTCTCCGAGAACGACAGTGCATTTGTATCTTCGAAGGGGACGGTATCCGCACGCGACAATACTTCTTCCTTGGTGTCCCAAGTCGTCCACCAGTACACCGCGTCAAACCCCACGTGGTGCAACATGCACATTGTTGCAGCGGCAATCATCCACGGCTGATTCTCGAGACCACATGCGAGCACGAACATTCCCACAGAGCCGAGCGCCGTGAGCCACAGCGCCCACGCCACCACGGCCAGCTTCTCGCCGCGATGCAGCGCAATCAGGGACAACGGAGCCCACAGAATCGCGCCCGTCATGAACGAGATGTACGACAACGCCACGTACTTTTGAAGGCCCTCTTGGCCGTAAATCAGAGCGTCGTCCAAGTCAAATATCCACATGCCGGACATGTACAGGTACGACACGACTGTCAGAATCATGGAAATGACCCACGGGTTCTTGTACCACGCACTGCGCGGAAGACCGCCCCAAAGCTGGCCGACAAGCGCCGAACGATACGTTTCGACATACGTTATGAGAACGTTCGGTCCCATCAAGAGTACAATGTAAAGTAGAACGTCAAACATGTTATAAAAAATCGACTTGTATTAATATGGTATTTTTGTTCGTCCAGTTTTATTGGTGCAACCTCGATATTCAAGAATGTCAACGCATGATTCCGCTGTCGTGTTCGCGCGTTATTATTACCCACGAGCCGGATTCGTTTTCAGCGGTTGGGACCGGTCGTCTGCAAAACACCACAGTGTGCCATAATTCTTAGCGGTAAACACAGAGCCTTTTAACACGGTATAGGTCCCGTCGATGTCCCATAACATTTTGAAGGAGTTGCCCTTGGGCGAAATACGCACAATTTTTCCTTCGTAAAGAATATCTTTTTCCCATCGATATATAATTTTGTCTTCCAAGACAGGAACTCGATATCCAGAAGATGCTTTAGATTCTTCGGCTTCAGATTCTTCGGCTTCAGACTGTCCGCCTAATTCTTGTGTCAACATGGTACAGAAGTCGTCGACTTGGACCAAGAATGCAGAAGACAATATGTTTTCTACACCTGGAATATCAATATGGTCGGATTCAGTAAAATGAATACCAACGACATCGCCCAGAATACATTCAATGGAAACTTTTCCGCTGACGATATCCGATTCTATTTCGTACACACCGTCGAGTACGATGACATGGCCTTCGTACTCAATCGAATACCCTTCGCGTCGCTCGTTACGAGCAACACGCACTCGTTGAATGAGTTTCGTCATGTCTATGATTTCCTCAATGGTCCCTATGCTGCGTTTGGTGGCTTTTATCACTTTGAATGTGGTGAGTATGCCCTCCGGGAGTTTTCTATACTTTTTAGTTGTGTTGAATTCTTTTAAAAACTCGGCATCCGTTTTCATGTCTTCTTCATCATCATCTTCTTCTTCAAATAATGGCACGGATGAGAATTTATCCATAGTTGCAGTGTACGATGTAAAAGAAGGGTCCCAAAAATAAAAGTCCGTCACACGATAATTACAAAAGGGCTTTGACAATACAACACGGTCTTTATTCTTATAACCGCGTTGATATAAGCACTCGCGTCGTCCAAATTGGACTTTACACAGACCATTCGGACACGTGGAATCGAACAACTTGTCCCATTGGTTTAACAAATCCTGTGTGTTATTGCCAATAAACGACATGAAAAACATCTTGCTGGAATGGGACTGTTTTTTGAAGTGCACTTCTTCGGGAATGTCATCAAAATTTTCAACACGATGGGCAAGGGTCTCTTCAACGCCACCTTCTTGATGCGAACGGTTGTACACAAAAAACTGGTCTTCTTTGAGACGGTATCCGTTTGAGGTTGCTGAATGAATGACAGCCGTCTTATATCTGTTCAATTCGGAATTCAAATCTTTTATGCTTATGGCGTGCAAGCTTCCCGTAATCGCTAAAATGAACGGAGACTGTTTGGGAAATACGCCTTTTCGAAACATTGCGTCAACAGTATCTGCGTTGTTTGGCCGTGCGCTGTTCATAAACATGCCACAGTAATCCAAATATGCAAAGTCTATATGTTCGAAACGTTCAGGCAGAGGTTCGATTAAGGCAGGTCGTCCAGAGTTGTATTGTGTAGTCGCATATTCGTCCAATAAATTTTCACGAAAGCCGGCGGAATTTTTGGAATCTTCGAGGGCTGTCAAAAATCCTTCCAAAGATACGGGAAAGGACGCCAACTCTGGAAGGTTTTTTTTCATGGTTGTATATTCAGTGGCTCCCTTGTAATAATTGGGAACGTAAATATGTTGAGGTTGTACGCCAAATGCAGCCAGTGTAGCACTTGAACCCAAATCTTCGGAATCCAGGACGATAGCAGATGTATTGGCAGCGTCTTCCATGAAAAATTCCAAACATTGACCCAAATATAAATTGATATTGAACTTTATTTTGTCGTGTTCGGACGGACTGTATCCCTTGTTGTTCCTACTGCTTTGGCCTGTAAACCATCCCTTGCGAATTTCGTCGACTCTGTTTCTTAATTCACGAACGTTATGAATAGAACTATCTCGCTGATGGTCAACCTTGTCACGTTTCGAGTACAATATCGGGTTAATATATTGTTTTACGTAAGTTTTCATTTTAAAAAAAAGTGTCACTATTTATACGTGCCTTTTGTTTATATCAATGTGCGAACGGCGCCCTCTGGCTGCATGCTCGAGTACTGGACTTGATTATCGACGTACGTCTGTTTGGTCTCTGTGTTGTACCATGTGCACTTGGAACGAAAGGTAATCGAATAACGGGGGTCTGTATGAAAATCAGTGCGTTCCTCGCGGGTTTCTTTGAATGACACTGTGGTAGGCTTGGCATGGTCAAATTTGATACCGTGCTCAAAGACTTGGTTCATATCCCAAGGCATGTGAATCAAAGAGCCCGAAGCCGGTTTGAACTCCAGGACTGTCGCGGACGGCTTGTTATACCGGTAGTGTGACACTTTAAACGTCTTTGTGGCACCAAAGGTAAATATGAATACACTACTGCCGCGCACCAAATCTTTTGTTTTGTCCGTGTGTTGATTAATGCCATCGTACGTGCGGTTGTAGCGAGTAATGACGCAATGGTTTGGGTTTTCACCAAACGCAGCTTGTATTTTCATCAATAAAGGCTTGACAAATTCGCGAATGTCAGTGAAAGGCGCGTCCATCTTAAATTGGTGGGGTTTCACTACCTTCGGACGACTGTAGTCACACGAACCACCACGATATACTGTTGAAAATCCATCGGAATCGACAAAAGAATACCACATGGTGTCTCTTTCGAGCATCTTTCCGTCTGACTCTGGCGTGCGTACCTTTTGAAGGTCCGTCAGTCCGTTGCAGAACCCCAACATGGACGCTGTTTCAGTCTCAGTTAAGAAACGTGCGTGATAGCACGTCGACTTCAAGTCGGACACTGTCCGGGGAAACGTTTTCAAGTACAACCGAACAAATGCGGGACTCCAACGCTTATCAAGCTTACCGTGTCTGAACACGTCTCGTGAACGCATCCCGAGTATTTTTGCAGCGGCAATAAGCGCTTGTGGAGCCACGACTTCCCCACTGGGTGTCGAAGAGAAGGGAATATTCGGTTTATAAATTGCCAAACCCTGAGGTTCGTATTCTACCTTTATTTTTTTTGCAGGCTCTTCGGCGGCGAAATGACGTTTGCGTTTCTCACCAAACGTAGTAGATTTCCCAAGGATTGTTTTTACGGGCTCGGAACTGCATTCAACGCGTTCTGTCATGGTAAACATATCAAGCTTCGAAGTAAAACAGTATGCGTGACAATGTTAGTAAACTTTGTTCTTTGAATTGAATGTGTTTTTAATTTAATTTAAATTAAAAACGTGTTGGTGAACTGATTCAGCGAGTCGCCTCACATTAAATAAAAGTTGTGTGACCCGCCGGCCTCGATTTTTTTTTTCCGCGGGTGTGACGATTTTAATTTAAATTAAATTAAAACAGAGCCGGCCTCTATATTTTTTTCCGCGGGTGTGACGATTTTAATTTAAATTAAATTAAAACAGAGCCGGCCTCGATTTTTTTTTTCCGCGGGTGTGACGATTTTAATTTAATTTAAATTAAACCCATGCACGTCCACTTCGACCTGAAGAACAACCGCTGCGTCTTCGAGTTACAGGGCGAGACCCACAACCTCGTCACGCGCGATGAGACCACGGGGCCGTTCTGGACGTATACGTTCGCGTCGTGTACCGATAACGAACAGAACCAGTACAGCGTGACCTGGAAGTCGTGGAATAATCACGAGCAATTTGTCGAAGTCCAGGTATTTGACCGAGACGCCAAGGTTCCATGGAGGACATTGGTTAGCTGGTCGTACGTCGCGAATCCGCAGGCAGGGACGTCTCAGACGCGCAAAATCAAGCACAGGGGCGCGGAGGGCAGTGTGAGCGTGACCGGGTCGCCAATCGGCGACTGGAGTAGTAGTCGTACCTGTTGGTAGCAAGAAAAGTAGGTATGTCCCGGGACGAATGAAAGGTCTGTATTTAGGGGTTGGTGTGTCCAGTATATTCATGTCAACATCAGGAAATGAATCGGATGACGGTTGGGGTACTGACGACGACTGGGCTCAGTTGGCAGACGAGCTCGAGGCCCCACCGGCACCCGCTCGTGCGCCAAAGCGTGCCCATGTCCCGCGGACAGCCTCTGGAGACGCCCGGAAACTTGATTTTTGTACAGACACAACACCGGATAAGGTGGTGACTGCGCTGGAGAACCGGGAGATGTACAAGGACGCGAGGACATTTACAAATCTGATAAATTTCTTAGTCTTTCGGAAGTCGAACGACGGCAAACTGATATGGAAATCGTTGAAGCCGTACCACGCGAATTTGTTGGCCTATCAGGTCGCCGCAGGCCTCCAGACAAAGACGCTGACAGATGTGCGGATGATTCGTGCCTGTTACACTACCATTGTCCGTATAATGGAGTCTCATGTGCCGGAGGGGCACGCTGTGTATACACAGTGGGTTGGTCGCGAGTCTGTCGAGGAGTTTACGAACATTGCCATTATCTTCGAATTTTTGCGGAAACACGACGACGAGATAGCACGGACGGCAGGGCCAGGCAAGCTTCCCCAGTGAACATACTTGTTTGAGTTTGTCCGGTATAAAAGCGCTGAGAATTGTAGAAATGCCTTATCGTCAACATACTGCAAAGAAGGTCGACGGACTGTCCGATGAAATCGTCAAAGTGGAGTGTGAAAAGTCTGGGACTGTATATTTCGAACACGTACGTACTAAAACGCGCGGGTGGACTAAATCCGAAGTTAGAGTTCAAAAATAAGTATTTCTTATCGAGTACCTTGACCGTAATAGTTTTATTTAGGATGGTGCCTCTGTTGTTGTTTTATTTGTTGTTGGGCTTTAATTTTGCCTTTCCGTCCGTTGCGATGCGCTACTGGATGATGGACACTGTGAAGGTGACCCCCGCGCAGATGAGCGCTATTTTTGGTGTCGTGAGTATCCCGTGGTGTTTGAAACCATTGTTCGGCTTTGTTTCGGACTCGCGTCCATTACTGGGGTATCGTCGTAAAACCTATATGATTTTTGCCTCTTACTTGGCCAGCTTCATGTGGATGGTTCTGCCTTTCTGTCCGCATGACGAGTTCCTTATTACCCTTGTGATGACGATGTCGTCCGCAGGCATGTGTTTCGCCGACGTGATGGCGGATTCGTTGCTGGTGATGGCTGCAAAGAACGAGAGTGAAGAAAACCGCGGTTCCATTCAATCTTGGTCATGGGGGTTGCGTTTTGTCGGCGGCTTGTTGGCGTCGGGTACTGGTTCAATCGCGTACGAACAATTGGGGTACGCACAGGTGTTTCTACTGAACTCTATGATACCAGTGCTGGTGGCCGTGCTCGCGTGTTTCATTGAGGAGGATACAACGGTCGAGCCGTCGGACTGGCGCAAAACCGGGGCGACGCTTGTCAAGGCAATTCGACAGCCAGGTATATTCAAACCGGCATTATTTTTGTTTGTAATCTGCGTCACGCCTGGTTATGGCGGAGCTCTGACATTTTTTTATGAGCGCGAACTTGGATTCACGCCGGCCGAATTCGGTATGCTGGATGTGATGGGGCACGTTGTGTCCATAGTCGGCATCGTAATATACAAGCGCTGGCTGCGCAACGTTACATTCCCGAAGATATTCGGGACCGCTTTGTTGTTGTCTTTTGTTCTTGAAAATACGATGTTGTTGTTGGTCCTGCACACCAACCGTCAGCTGGGCATCCCGGATTACGTGTTCGCGTTCGTCGAACGGGTGACGATTACGTTAGTGGGTCAGTTCATTACGATGCCTATGGTAGTGTTGGGAGCTCGATTGTGTCCTCCAGGAGTCGAAGGGTCGTTATATGCGTTGTTGATGTCGATCACGAATATCGGTGGCGTCGTGTCGGAGGAGTGGGGTTCGCTTCTAACCAGCGTGTTTGGTGTGACTTCTGAGAACTTTACAAATCTGTGGAAGCTGATGCTGGTATGTCATTGTTTGGACCTCGTCCCTATCGCGAGTTTGCGCCTGCTCCGTGGTGTAACACAAGAAACGTCTATTTAGGAGCGGCGCTGGTACAGCACATGTCGCGCAACAAACGGCGCCTGGGCAAGAAGATTATGCCTGGCGACAAGAGGCAGAAGCGCGAACATCCGTTCGTCGAGCACTGGCTGTCACTCTCCAACATTGCAAAGGCGGTCGCGCAAGAAACGAAACAACAGCACCAGTATACAGCCCTGTTGATGCAGGTGTCAGAAGTGACACAGCACGACTCATCTGTGCCGGACAACAAATGGTCCGGTGAACAAGTGGACTTTGAGGACGTTCGGAACTACGTATTGTCGTGGATTGACGACTATGATGAAAACCTGCGTCATATGACCTTGTCTTGCGAATCTGCTTTAGCGACGTTGAAAAACGCAGATTCGCAAGACGACGACGCGCTCAAAGCAGCAGCAGTACAGTTGACGGAAGCAGAGATGAATCTTAAAAAATTGGATACATTCAACAGTCGCTGGCAGCGTATTGTTCGTTACAAGCCGTCTTTAAAAACGTCGTTGCGAGACCACACTGATAAGTGGCTCACACGGTGGTTGCGTCAGTGGGAAACGACGAATCGTCAGAAAAGTCATCATGTTCTTCAGTTTCATGACGCACTAGCTGCTGTGTCTCGTGACTCTGTAACTCCCGTCTTGGTTCAAAACAGGACACAAGAGCCGCCGTCGCGGCTCCAGAGAACATCAAATACACCGGAACAATGTACATGAACGCCGTAAGGGAATCAAACACCAATCGAAACACCACGAGTAAGACAAACCCCGTCATGAATACAGCAGTAGAAATATAGAAAAAAATATCGCGCATATGTACCTTATTTTATCGCATGTTTATATGCTGTACTGTTCGTCCTCTGCGAACCACGAGGGGAAAGCACTTTGGCTTTTTCGTGTGGTGTTTTGTAGTCTACAGGCGATTTTGTTTGTTTTCGTATGTACAAAATTGCTTGGTGTCAAGGATATGAGTTCCAATTCGTTCCTGTGACGGTGAGTATTGTATCGGCGTTTGACGTACATGATATATCGTTCGATAGCTACCCAGTGACAGGCTCCAGGCCTGCAGGTGGTGTATACGTCAGTCAAATTGGCTCCGTGCTCGTGTAGAAAATCCACGACCGCTGTGTTTGTGCGTTGGAGAGTTTGGTCGATCATGTGCGGCGTGCAAACCGCTGTAAAGCCTTTAAATGTCAAATACAACGGTTCGGTCATGCTGTGATGCATAGACTTTCCACTGGCAGTTGTCCTCATATCCAGCATTTGTGTTTGCACATATGTTGTATTTATGTGTTTCGTGGGTGATATAATGTGGGTTATATTGGCTGTCATTGCACTGTGTTCGCTTGGCGCATTGCCTGAACTTCGCCACGAGGTGTACATGGTTCCCGCCGGCGTTGTCGTCGCGTACTTGGTGTTTAACGAACTCCCGTGGGTGACACGGCGTATGCACACCCGCAAGTTGACGTACGAGGATTTGGAAGACATTGAGGACGCAGACCCAGAACTGCGGCGGCGATTTCAAATCGTCTTCACGCGCATACAGCAAATAGGCGGCTCGCTGTGCGTCGGTGTCGTGATTATGTATGGGTTTCACGTTTTCCAGGCGAAAAAGTCACTTTTCGAGGCGTGTGGTATTCTGGGGGGGCTTCTCTCTCTGTATGCGCGCATATTCGGCTACATAGGCAACTTTTGTATAACATTCCTTCACCGATTGAAACGCAAACAGTACGGTCCGACCGCAGAGGCGAAACGGGGCCCCGAACAAACACACCCACACTCTGAAAAACCACAAGAAACAAAACAGAGTCATTACGTGTTGTAACATTTTACATAAGACAGACTGCACATAAATACTTTATTTCATTTTTCTTTTTTTGTAACCTTTTTGTACGTAGTACAGAGCGATTAAAATAGCGTCGGCGACATCGTCGCGTTTTGATTTGTCGAAGCGCTCGAACCAAATTTTGTTCTTGTGTGGGATGTCGAGTTCTGAAATTTTGTTGACCGACGCTTTTTTATTTTTCGAATAGTTTCCTGTGCTAATGTCAAAGTGACAGCGGACCGACCTTGGCGAAATGAGATGCGATTTTTCCCAGAAAAAACATTCGAACGCTGTTTGAATGACTTTGAACTTTGCCACCATCTGTATTTCGATGACGATTGCATCCGCTATGTCGAATACGTCCTTGGAAGCTTCCACAAAATCGCGGACCAAATTCGTGTATTTCGTGTGCTTGGCTTTTGGCTGGTCTTTCAACAAGTCGTACCGCCCAAAACTGACGAATATCTCTTTGTTGGTGTCGTACACGGACCAACCCAGATTTCGAAGACCCGGGTCTATCGCGACCACAATCATTTATGAACAACTCGCCGCATATATACTTCATTGGTACAATCCGTGTACACTATAAAGGGTCACGCTGACAGCATCAAAGATGAGTGTCGAGAAAAACCCAGTTTGGTTTCAGAGTCCCGAGATGAACAACTGGTTGTCGGACCCCCTTTTTCCATACACAGAAACCGCCATGCTGCAGTATATCGAAGTCAAATGGCCCGAAGCTCTCGTCAACCGTGTTGTCATCGACAAATCCATTCCCCAGTCTTATGCACATTGGTGGGTAAAATGTCGTGTCCGATACAGCCAAGAACGTAAACCGGATGCCGTGTACAATCTCATCGAACATTGGCGACCCGTCGCCTCTGCGTGGCTCGAAACGAAATCAGACAGCGACGAAGATATTATCGCCATGTTCAAGACATGGTTGGACCTTTTGTTTATTGACATGACCGCCTTCGACGACGAACGACACAGGGCCGGGGTGCCCAGGCTCTACCCAGACGGCTCTGTACTGACATCAAAGCGTCACAGTAGCAAAAAAGCCACACGACGCGCAACTGTGCTGTTCATCGCACAGCAAGGTCAGGCCATTTTTGAAGAAAGGGGATTTACAGAAGGTCTCGAATGGTGGAATAATGAATGCAAATTAATCAAGTCTTTGTAGATTGGAGTGATATGTTTATGTCAAGTAAATGCAGAGCCAACATGAACCCAGACAAGCACCCCGTGAAGAATAGTATGGTTAACAGCAAAATGATTCGCATCTCTCCGTGGTTGTTGCACATGACCATCAACGCCATCAGCATAATGTATGCAGAGACGCCGACTGACGATAACAGATTCTCAGCCATAAACACATCGCTGAACGTCCCATCTGTCAAGACCAATGCCAATATACACCCGACGGCGAAGAAACACAAGACCACCAGCCAATATATTTTAGAAATAAACGATTGCAAGTCGCGCAGTTTCATCAACTCGTACACCGTGTCAGACTTCATCTTCCCGGACTCTATGTCAGATTGAATCATCGAATCTGTTTCACTTGACCCAGTACCAGGTCTGCGCGACATTTCAGCATGAATAAAAAACAACCTATATACATTAAAATGATACGCTGGCTTGGATTTGTAATGAACGCGACTGAATACCTGGGCATATTCGCCGCTGTCTGTTCCACTTCTGCCTCTATGCCACAGCTATGTTCTACGACGCCTCAAACACTCAGCGTGGGCTCATTGCTTCTTAGGTGCACCGGCGGCATCACGTGGGCGACATACGGAGCGCTAAAGAAAGATTACCCCCTCGCAATAGCGTCGTCCATTGTTGCTTGCGTGGAAATTATTCTGTGGGCCAAGCGTCATAGGGCTTTGTACCGGTTAAAGTCAGACGGTATTGCGACACCTCCAATTGACCCTGTAGTTTCTGCTTCTCCTGCAACAAGTGCAAGCAAGCGCGCCGAAGTACGACGTTCTTAGACGTCAGCTCGGTCGCGCGCTCCTTTTCGGCGTTGTACAGTCCTCGCAGCTGCATGATATGGGGCACGAGGAACGCAATGGCCTCTTCCGCAGTGGGCACCGAAGCGCGCATCCTTTTCTCAAGGCGCCGCAATTCTTGGTCGAAACATCCGGCCGAACGCTTCACACCCACACACGTTGTTTCGCACGGTTCCGCCAGTCTGAAGCGCTTCGCATACTCTTCTACGTTTTCGCGCTTTCGTTTCATGCGTGATGGCACGGGTGAAAACCCCGCGCAGGGTCGTTTTGACTGCAAAACGACCGGGCCGTCTCGCAGACGCTTGGTCATTGTTTAATACAACACGTGCTTTATACTTGATTTAGAATTGTATGAACATATGCTACTGACGATATGACGTTTCATTTTTTAATTTAAATCAATATGGCATCTGTACATATTTCCACGGAATGGTTGGACCAGGCCTGGGGCGGCACCACAAAACAAGACATGTTACCCGTGGTTGCCATCGACGGTGAACAGCTCAAAGTCACCATCTTTCTGAATGGAGGCGCGGGCATGCGCGTCATCACGCGCAAGGTACACAAGACCGGTCATGTCACGTTCAACGTGACCGAAGGCATGCGCGCCTTCATACGGATGCTCAAGGACTTCCCGCACATAACCTTAGACATACATGACAACAAAATGACTGTCACGGCGGAGACCTCTTGCTCTGCAGTTCAGTACCACTTTCCGAACATCAAACTCGTCGACGATAATGTGATTCCAGACCATGCCAGTGACGTCGAGCTCGTGGTGCCCACTACATACTGGCACAACATGTGGAAGTCTCTCCCGGTCAAAGGCACTTGCGAACTCAATTGCAACAAATCCAAGCGCTCCGTGACACTCAAACACTCCAAAGGCAGGTGGGCCGCTGCCATTCAAGCCCGTGAAAAACCACAAGCCTCACGAAAATTCACCGCGGACGCACTGGTCGCCAGACGCATATTCAGATTCGTGCAGCCGTCCGCCACGTTCTCAACACTCGTCTTCATGGACTGTGGTGTGTTGAAGTGGGTGCACGAAAACACCACGGTATTCATCGCGCCCTTTGAATGAACAGTGTGTCGCCACACGCTGCTCGCGGACAGCTATCACCACATACAAACAATTGCCCATGGTTTATTTATTTAGAATTAAAAATTTATACTCCTTTCTGATTTGGAAGCACACACGACGACGTACGAGTCCCTCGATTACGCATATAAAAGGTGGTCACGTTGCCGCGTCATGAAACGGTTTCGCCTTGACCACATTGTCCCTCCCGAATCCCTGTTGACAAGGGAGGAATTCGGACACTCCGACCAGACCATCTCCCTCCAAACACACGTCGAAACATCCCTGGCAACGTTGAGAAACGCGTGCCACATCCCCGCGGTACAATACTCGGTCGCGTGGAAGCACGCGTTGTCGAACAGTCTGGCGACCACGTGGACGTACATGGAACAAAAGGTAGACGGCGTGTACGCGCCCGCGCTGCGCTTCGACATCGAGTTCAATACACGCTTTCTGTGGTGGGCGGGCGAATGCGCGCAAAAACCAACTTCGCATTACGACCTCGACTCGGTGATGATGCACGAGCTGCTCCACGGTCTCGGTTACATGAGCACCGTCGACGGGGACAAACGTGCGTGGCCTTCGACCTTCGACATGTTGCTCACAGACATTCACCAACAGTCGGTGATCGCGCAGGACAGATACACTGGCGAATTCGGAGACCCCGTCTACATCGACCATGTACGCATCTACAACCCCCAACACTACGAGCCGGGTTCGAGCTTGAGCCACGAAGACCCGCCGTCACAGCTCATGTCCAAGTCGCTGCAGAAATCCACCTGTCACCACACTTTAAGCGACGATACGCTCTTCGTGCTCGGCAAACTCGGCTACCACTGCAACGACGTTGAACCCGCGGGTCACCGAACGGGCGGCGGCGGCGGACAGGACACCACGCTGCCCATGGTCATTGGTGGTGGGGTCGGTGCCCTCGTCCTCATCGGTATTCTCGTAGCGGTGATGTATGCCTCCAAGAGCAAAGACCCTGTCGCCAAAAAGCCCGCGAAAACTGCAGACACAACCAAGACACTCCTGAAGTTTTAACGTGAGCACGCGCGCGCGCACAACCAGCACGTGCCGTACACCATGTCCACCAGGAAGACCAACAGCGCCACCGCGAATACGGACGAACCAAGATTGTTCAAGGTGCCCGTGTGGAACGTGGCGAACAGAATAAAAGATAAAGACAGGAGCGTCGACGTCGACCAGATGGTATACTTGACATTATCGCAACAGTGTTTCATTTTAGTTTAGTTGTGTACCTATATATTCGTTGTAAAGACGGTCATTCAACGCTGCGAATGAATCCCCGGCGCAGGCAGACATTGTCGGAACACTGACGGATATCCTTCGTCCAGTATTTGACGAGCGGCCATGCTGCTTCGGGAATGCCCGTGTATTTGGCGCGCATGGCCGCAACTTCGTCGTCGGAAACGGTCGCGAAGGGCAGTTTCTCAAAGTAACCGTGGTCAAAATCTTCGCAGCCGGCTACCAGTTCCGGTGTGATAATTTCGTAGTTGTATTTCCCGTTGGCATCGAAGCAGAAGGGCAAGAGCTTCGGTTTGAACGCATTGAACGCCATCATGTGCATAAGGAAGAACGTAGGCTTGTCCGAAGGCCAGTACGCGCCTGTCGAGTGGAACAAGGCTCCGAAAATCTCCGTTTCGCGCCTCGAGAGGCCGAAATATTCCTTGGGGTGTTGCCGCCGCTGTCCCGGCAGCATCAGAGTCGTTGGGAGCGGCGGGGATACCGTCAGCGATTTCTTTCGGGCAATCGCTTGCTTCCTGTTCAGTCCGTGATAGAACTCCCTCTCGTCCACCGCTTGGACGGGGTCGTACGGCGATAGAAACAGCGAAAGCGAGTTCTTTCCGAGGCGGCTTATTTCGTGCACCACTGAGTCGGCGAACAGAATGATTTGGCCCGGTTGGGTCGTCTGTATGGTCGTGCGCGGCCAGTGCACCAGTTGCTCCTGTGTGGGTTGTACGAAAAGACTGGTCTTGCCTCCGAGCTGTGTGAACAGTTCGCGCGCACGAGGGTCGTTGTTAGAACCCTTGTAGTACGTGAAGGTCCGCCCGGCTGTCACGCACAGGATTGCGGACACACCAGACTGTTCCGAAAGCACGCACGGGCCCTCGATATGAGCCGCCTTGTAGCCATCGTCCTTGTGCACAGGGTTGAAACGAAACCGGTTGGGCCGAATCCGCCAATCTGGCGTGCCGGTCGTTTCGGTGAATATCGCGTCCACAACGGGCGAGTCGAGCGCGAAATCGTGCGCACTGGACGCGTAGGTGTGCCACATGCCACCAGCAATGCCTGGAAGACCCTTGAACGTCTTGGCGTCGATGTCACACCAGTGTTCTGGCACGGGCACACGGTGGCCAGGAACAGCACGGGCATTCCAGTACCGAACCATTTGGTCGCCAGGACAGGCAATGACGAGGCCCGCGTCGATGACAACAGCTTCGTACTGACCGCTTTTGAGACCAGCAATCGCTTCCTTGACGTTTTCCGGTTCGAATACGGGGGCTTGCTCGTGGTGGTTCGGGTTCCCCGCGAGTTTGCGACGGCGTTTGGCGGGAGGGCCTTGTGACATGTTTGTATGTACGGAGAAACAATGAGTTTTAATTCAAGTGTTGCGATTGAATTAAAACTAAAATGGATGGGTGGAAATCACAGAGTAGTCAAAGGTTCGTAGAGAGCGCCAGATATTCGCACCCAGACATAACTCGTGTAAAGTATGCATAAACCCAATACCAATAGAAAAATCTGGGTCAAAAACATCGCCGAACGGCGTGATATAACGTCATATACTCGCATCTACCACTGAATGTAACTCTTTAAATACTATACGTGGTTCGTGGTCAAAATAATGTGACCACGGTACGTTTTTGCAGTGGTCGTGCCATCGCGTCATCACGTAATATTGGTTTCGAATCATCGCCAGGCCATGCGTTACACATTGACCTGAAGTTACTGTTCCGTTTGACCGTGGTATTTGGATGTCGCCAGTGACTTGAAACGGCGACGTGAGTACATGGATATTACTTGTAGACAAGTCGCGTATCATCGAAAACAGCGCAGAAGTTTGACACATGTAATGATGACACGTGACTGTATAGCGCATGTATGAAACAGGTACTGCTTTGTGAGAAATCCAACGCGGTTCATCCACATGTTTCAAGCAGCACATACACCTGTTCGTACGAATGAAGGAACGCACGCCGAGTACATCCATTCGATACTGTTTCTTCGCAACAATATCGTGTGTATGCCTGCACAAAACGCGCGCCACTGACCATTCGCGAAGATTGCCCAGGTAACGCAATAAAATATCGACAATAATATGCACTTCCATGGCGTTTTCATTACAGTACGACTTGCGTATATAAAAAAGATTATGTGAAACGTTTTCTACATGTTCTACTATTGTAATATCACACGCATCCATTACATTCGTGAACAATATTTAGGAAATCCACGATGTTGCACGGTGTTTTCTGCTTGACAACGGCCCAACGATGTTGAAACTTGTCTATATTCGCGTCACTTACCATAACTTGTTCAACCGACCTGATATCCGTATCCCACAACCCGCATAAAGCCGCCGTCTGCGCCACGTACGATAACGTATGCCATTCTGGCGTGGGTTTCGCAGTGGCGGTAAACGAAAGACACGGTATGTCTCTCAACAATGCTATTAGAGAGCGCTCCACATTGAGTAAACGCGATTCTTTGGCACGCTCGTACAATACACAAGCCCTGTCTCTCCGCACAATATTTCGCTTTAGTCTCGACATACGAAAATGTATTAATCCTTTAAATACACATTCTCGGTCTTTGAGGTGTGACTATCCGTAGGCACTTTCAACGAATCCTGGATGCATTTGCGCATGCACGTGTCGTATTCCATCATGTTCCACGCCACGTGACTCGCTTTAGTGGTCCAGAAATACTGGTGCCGCCGACATTTATGCTTGCAATCTGTTTCGAACTTTTTTTTCGGCATCGCGAAGTCGTTTAATTTAAATTAAATTAAATAGGTCAAGCTGAACTTTTTTTTTCGACAACGAGAGGTCATTTTAATTTAAATTAAATTAAACTGGTGAATTGTTTCAGGTTTCTGTAGTATTCGTTTTTGCCATGTGCGCGAATATGTTGTGTGATTAGCGTGAGTGCTACACGCTTGGGTAGCCATGTGCCGTACCACCCTATGAACAATGGCAATACCATGGGTATATTAGTCTTCCAAGACCAGTGTACTCTGGTGCGTAAAAACGGTGCTTCGGCCATGGTAAACGTCGAGCACTCGCCTTTCACGAATACAGCTTGGATGGGAACATTGGCCTCGTTGGCGATGTGGATGAATCCACTCCTTTCAAACCATTTTCTATCGTTACGCTGTTCCGCCAGTACTAACTCAGGCACGCCGCCAGGCACTACAATCAGCGAGTGTCCACTGCGTAGACATTGAAGCATGATATCGCGCTGCGCAGGCACACATCCCAGAATACGCATACACCACCCGAGTATGGGAACATAGAATAACAATGGCGCTATACAGAATACAGTCGTCGAACCAGGAACAAAATGAATGCCAGCGAGGGCGCCACAACAAAGCAACCCGTGTGGGTGCACGGCTACCACACATGTTTTTTCAATGGTTATGGTATTACAAGGAAACCATTCGTGCCATGGGATGTGTGATATTATACGTCGTAGTGGGTGCTGCGTGATAATTTGACCGTGTTGCCAGTACTGCAATGTGACAGATACACTTAAACACAGAGGAAGACCCACAACAAACGCGGGTACACTGAGCAAAAACCCCATTACGAATAGTGGAAGCATCCAAATCCACAAGAACGTTAACACGCCCATCATTACCACATGTTTTAGTTTCATTGTCAGACATCACACCAACTAAATACTTAGCGTAGCAATTTCATATGGTGAGGCAAATAACGTGGACAGCATGTCCTGACGAAGGTCCACAATATTTGACACGAGCAATACAACCCAAACAGAGCAAATGCTATCATGACAACACGCAATACGATTTATCTTATATATGCAACATGGTTCCATTTGTTCGTACATCCAACATGGTGCCGATTTAGCATGTTACCCAGTAGTGGAAGCAACGTTTGGAATACATGTAAGTTTGGTGTATTTGTTCGCATACTTCATTGTAACCGTTTTGGTGTGCGTGTGCTTTATGCCGTCTCTTTTGTTCCCAGGCGTCTGGATGATTCGCCTTAGGATTTAGGGCGGGCCTCAGTGGCGGGGTTATTGCTTCAATGTTATAATGTTTGAGCAAAAGACGGTCTCTGAACGCATCGCCTTCTCCACACCACCAGCCCCCCACATCGTTCGGAAATCCATTGACGCTTTTGAAAGTGCCTTGGTGCATCATCAGTAGGCCACCCCCATTGGATTCGCCACCGTTGCGCTTCACACGCGTACTATGTCGAACAGTGTTGTCCGTTAAAGGCGTGAAAAAAATGTCGATTATACTCTCGCTCAATATAAAATCAGCAGGTAAAAAGCACAGAACATCAGTGTCACTCATACCCGCCACTTTTACGCCAGCGTTCAAAAGTCCACCAGGGTTGAACGGTTGGTCGTTACATTGTTCAATTACATAAATATATGCATACGGTAGGTACTTTGCGATTGACTTTACTAAACAAAGAAATTGGTGGACGCATTCGGATTGTGGTGTCGAGCTATACGGAATAATAATCGCAAGCATGTGTCTCATCTCGTTCGCCTTTAAATACTACAAGCCTACTGTTTCAGCACCCGCATGCTTCAGTATGCCATACAAGATAGCGATAGAGACGACTATGGCGCCTATTTTGGGTAATAGCATGATTCTTTCCCCATCTAACCAATATATAAAAATGACCACGCTGTTAGTCAACACCTGAATTATATTTGCGATAAAAGAAGCTTTCCCGTCTTGATTTGCCCTTATGAGTCTGAACACCCCGGCGATGAAGATCAGCACCACTGACATCAGTTTGACGGGGAATTTATACTCGGACACATAATTTCTTTTTCTTAGACCAGCAACTTTGAATTCCCAATACGTTTTGTCCCATCTTTTTATGCATCGGTCTGTACAAACCCCGTAGCAGGTTTTCTCGAATGGCGTTGTGTTCTGGAGTTGTTTGTCGTACATACGCAAATCGTCTGCGATGAGTTTCCAAAATTTCTCAACGGTTTCTTTCTTAGCCGGGCCAGGTTTGAAATGCTTTTGCTGAATTCTGCGAATAAGTTGTGTGACCTCTTCGGTTGGGGACGCTGGTTTCAACCATTGAATATCAGGGACTGCCATCAACGGATTCGATACCTCCTCATAACCGGACATGATGAAAACGCAATACGAGTTTATATACGTGGAAACTATTTAAGTAGCTAACAAGAACGTGATGTCGAACGCCTGTTTCAATTCCCACAATGCACCAGGGCAACGGTGCCAAGACGCCCCTCGCGGAACGTTCCAAATACCAACTGGTGGACCTTTTGTGAACGTGGGCGAATTCAGGCGCGTCTACAAGGTGTCATATTTCAAATATGCCGCATCGAAAGCATACCGCGTTGTATACGATGGTATTGGTCATCGGCCTGTATGGACGTGTACGTGTCCCGATTTTGAACATCACGACCGCGGACAAACCCGAACATGTTGTAAGCATATTCAGTGCTGTATAGACAGAGAACTCGGTATAGACAGAGCAGGGTCAGGTGAACCATATGAACAATTCAAAATAGAACATATACACATGCAACATGGAACATAAAAAAACGGGTATAAATGTAATGTCGGATAGCCGGCCTTTGGCTTTAAAATCGTTTGACGCCAAGTATCGTGTTCCGTGGACAGGCACAACATTGCAAAAACAATTCTTTCGCGCAGTCAATCCCTTTTGACTGCGACTTTCACGAACCTTTTAATTTAAATTAAATTAAAACGTCGACCTGTTGTATAAAAAAAATAGTGTGTGCTTTTAATTTAAATTAAATTAAAACGTCGACCTGATGTAAAAAAGTTTTTTTTCCCGACGCGGCCATGAGTTGTAACAGTTTGTCAGTATATAACGTTGTTCCGCCTTTATAAAATGTCGTTCAAGCAATTGCACAAAAAATGTCACATGGTCCCTGGCGCTACTACCGTCCCTCGAGCCGTCGGCCCTGAGGAGCTCGCTGTGTGGGACAAGGTGCTCGCACTTCCTGACGCAGGCGCCGAACTTGCAGCGAAGGGCGCACCAACGTCAGTGACATCTCAAGTCGTCTCCGGCATGAACTACACTTTCACTTTCGTGGATGGTAGCACGGTCACTGTGTATCATCAGTCCTGGACAAACACGTTGCGAGTGATAAAGACAACTGAATAAAAGTTTTTGCGGTGTGCATTTAATTTAAATTAAATTAAAACGACGACCTTGTGTAAAAAAAAGTTTTTGCGGTGTGCATTTAATTTAAATTAAATTAAAACGACGACCTTGTGTAAAAAAAAGTTTTTGCGGTGTGCATTTAATTTAAATTAAATTAAAACGACGACCTTGTGTAAAAAAAAGTTTTTGCGGTGTGCATTTAATTTAAATTAAATTAAAACGACGACCTCGTGTAAAAAAAGTATTTGCGGTGTGCATTTAATTTAATTTAAATTAAAACGGCGGGCTTGTGTATAAATTCGAGCGTGTTCTTATTATAAGATGTCAATCCGAGGATATTATTTGGCCTTGACGCGTGACGTGGAACGTGATTTCCCGTTTACTATCCACGGTTTGTGGCCCCAGTACGACGCAGACCATTGGCCGCTGTTTCGTGAACCCTGTGGTTTTGATTTGGAGCGATTGGGTCCGCTGCTTCCTCGACTTCGCACCGTGTGGCGGGCGTTGCGTGGCCCTGACGAACATTTCTGGCAACAGGAGTGGCTGAAGCATGGTATGTGCACAGGTATGCCAGAGGTGGAATATTTTACGAGAACGCTCGAGTGTTACGAACAGGCCAAGACGAATGGCATCCCGTGGGTCTCCGGTCATTTCGCGGGGCGCACGTACAACATTCCGGTGGACTTGCAGTGGAACGTAGGTCCTTGAACTTTCTAAAGTAAATCATATGTGTATTTCCGTTTACGATGCGTTTTTTGTGCAAGCCATGTCGGTGAAACGTCGGCGCCTAAATCCGACAACAATATTTGACCCAGTGCACCGTGAGTATGAATTGGGCCCTGAAATCATCGATATTATAAACACAGTGGAGTTCCAGAGGCTGCGCCGTCTTCGCCAGTTGGCCACAGCGCATTGGGTATGGTTGGGAGCAACCCACACGCGTTTCGAGCATTCAATTTCTGTGGCGTATCTTGCTGGGCGAATGGCGTCGCATTTGCGAAATAAGCAGCCGGAGTTGGCCATAACCAGTCGTCAGATTCTACTTGTACAGTTGGCCGGGTTGTTGCATGACGTTGGTCATGGTCCGTTTTCTCATTTGTTTGATGATGTATTCTTGAAAGATAGCGATTCGCCTATGGCACACCATGAGCAGCGTTCTGTGGCCATTGTGGCACGCTTGTTGAAGAAGTCGTCGTTTGAATATTCGGCCGAAGAGATAGCCTTTGTACAGTCGCTTATCGCGCCTGTCAAAGGTCAGGAGGGGTTTCTTTATCATATTGTGGCGAACCAGGTGAACCATTTGGACGTAGACAAAATGGAGTACATTAAGCGCGATGCGCGTGCGTGTGGGTTGTCGCAGGGTGGGTTTGACACGGATACAATGCGTATCATCAACGCGGCCCGTGTGGTTGACGGGTGCATTTGCTACCACCACAAGGTATACGAAGATATATACAATTTGTTTCTGACGCGTTACAGGTTACATACGACGGTGTATCGACATTCTGCAGTGGTGGCGATACACTACATGGTGTCGGACGCGCTTCGCTGCAGTGGTTTGCCAATAGAGCAATCCATCGTGGATTTGGACCGTTTTATACAGTACGACGACACTGTTTTGGATGTGATTCGTCGGTCAAAGTCTGAGGATATGCGCAAATCACGCGATATTATCCGGCGAATCGACGAACGCGAGTTGTACAAAGTGGTGGTGACGGACAAGCGTGCAAAGCCTTGGCCCAAGGCCGTGACGTGTGAGGATTTGGCGGCCTTGGAACCAGAGTTGAGCCCTTGCGACGTCGTGGTTGACGTGTCTTGCGTGGGTTTTATTGGTAAGGCTGACGGGCACCCCATGGACCACTTGAAATTCTACGATTCTGAAACCCCGACCAAGTGTTTTTCAATGAAACGGCGTTCAGTGTCTACTTTGTTGACACCACGCTATTGCGAATACTGGACGCGCGTCATTGTCAAAGACGAGTCGTTGGTGGATTTGGCGTCCAGTGCGTGGTTAAAATGGAGGGCGAGTATATAGTTATGAAATCATACGTTCGTATTTATTCATGGTTGACTTTGTACCGAGATTCAAGTGTTGTTTCATAGGTGACTACGGTGTGGGAAAAACCTCGTTCATTCGCTCAGTGTTGGGCATGTCACTGGAGGACATTCGGACAACATTGGGAATCGATTTTTTCACGACGTCGTCGACTATCAATGACAAAAGAACTTGCATTACCTTGTGGGACACAGCTGGAGCCGAGAGATACCGTTCGTTGATGCACAGCTACATCCGCGATTCGGACATCGTGTTTGTGATCTACGACTCGATGGACTCTGAAGCGATGGAGTCTGTGACGCGGTGTTTTCGCGACTTGGAAGGGTTAAATCCGACCGTGGTGGCTGTTATCGGCACGAAAACCGACTTGGGCATGCATACCCACGATGTACACGGCACTATACAACCGTGGGCTCGTCAGGACTGGCAAATTGTGACAGACACATGTTCCACGAAGGATGTCGCGTCCACCAAACACATTTTCAAAAGATGTATGCAGCTGGTGGTCAACGGTACGAACATAAAAAAGGAGGCACTAAAGCCCGTACGACTCTCATCCTCCAAATCCAGAGCAAAATCATGTTGCACATAATCCAAAAATCAAATGAAAAGCGGTATAAAGGGACATACTTTCAAACAAACATGTCTGCTGCTGCTCAAACGACTAAAAAGACAACATTTGCCCAGGCCGTCCCCAAGATGTCTCGCAAGCAGAAGCGAGCCGCCAAAGAAGTTCAGGCTTTGCGCGAGCAGGCGACGTGCATTCTTCCGTCGACAACGTTTAAGCGTATTGTCACGCAGGAGGCGTTGAACATTACGGATAAGCGTTTGCGTTGGAATGCGGACGCTGTGCGTGCCCTTCAGGTCGCTGCGGAGAGTGAGTTGACGAACATTTTTACGGGAGCGGCGATGGTAGCCGGTTTGGCGAACCGTGATACAGTCACGGTGGACGATATGCGTAACTTTCAGACTTTGCGCGAGATTTAAAACAACTATGAGACGTATATAAATCGTTTAATAAATTCAAATGTCTATTTTAAATTGTTCGACACGACTAAGCATTGTGAATCATACCGGTTTGCCCGCGACGTTCACGTTCACCCCTAAACAACCTATGCGCTTACAACCGCTTGGCCAAGCGCACGCGTCGGGTTCGATATCCTCGCAAGCAAACTCGGTAGGTGAATGGATTCAAGAATTTTTCCAGCTGGTTACGTACGGCCCAACATACGATAAATTAGAATGGGTGGTAGGTCCAGGCCGCGAAGAAACAGTACGTTTCAATTTAGACGGTCCCTTAGAGTTTAGTGTAGAATGGACCGACCCGTCGGTCTCTTGGGAAAGAAAAGAAAGTGGCAAGTGGTCCTTCGACATTTCAAAAACAGTTCAAGTGACACTACATTTGCGCGCAGACACGGGAGAATACATACACGAAAGGACATTGGCCGGACCAGCGTCTGTCAAATCAGTGCACCTAAAGCAGTACTTGGAGGTGGCGTGCGACGAAGACATCCCTTTCTCTGTACTCATACATCCTGTATCGAGAATGTTTTGGCGCAAAGGTATCAATCTACGGGGGTTGGTGGATTGTGCTTAAAGTACAACACCCACTCGTCCGACACCTCCAGTGCGGTGAACTGTTGGTCGAACACAGTGCCTTTCTTTGAACGCTTACATTGATACCATGCGTCTTTAGCTTTCGCAGTTAGGAACTGAATCTTCAGCGTGTCTTCTTCAAACCACGCCTTCACGTGACGAGTGCGGCCATGGTAAAGATACAGCTTGATGATATCCAGTTGACCAAGCGCGAACTCGAATACTTTGTGTTTGAAACGACCCATATGAAATAAGATGTCGTCGGCTTTCGCCACTGTGCTGTACAGCGGGTCTGTCCATCTGTCATTTTTGTCGCGTCCGTACATGAACCATGTGGTTTGGCCTTGACCCATTTCAGGAACCACTTTTTGTATTTAAGTAGTGTCATTATTTGGGTGAATGCGCGCATGGTTGATCATTAGTTGGGCGGCGTACTCGATTTGGAATGTTTGGATTGTATCGGTTGAGACGCAGCACGGGCTACCGATTCGCGGCCTCACTACTTCCAACGTGGTCACGCAGTTCACAAATATGTTTGCGGTACCAGAGCATTTGTGCCAAATATGGAAACACGAAGGACACCGACGTGTCCCTGTCACCACAATAACCAGCGGACGACATTCTATTGGGGCGCGCCCCATTAGCGGAGACCATATTCACATGGCCATTTCGATTTGGATTGGCGACAAGCCACGACCACCAGAACACGACAGACCCTACCACGAAAACATCGAGTACGAAGACAAACCACAGGTGTGTCAGCAAAAAGGTCCCGTCGCATACACCAAATTATGGCCACACGCAGGTGTTCACACACACTGCGATGGTCTCATCCATGTACACCCGTGGTCGGCGCCGCGTTCTATAAGAAAAGAAGGCGTCGACGTTACACTGGGTCTTTGGTTCGACCAGGTCGGCATTCAATACAGGCGTGACGGATTGCAATTCAAAGACACACTCCCTATCAACAACAACGCCACACACATGTGGCGCCTGGCTGAATACAAGTGTGTGCACGACCGCACGTTCGAGACCTACGTCACACAACTGGACCGAGTATGGTTGGGACACGCGTACTCGGCGTATACACTGTGGTACGGCACATCTTCAACTCCACCACCTATGATACGCGAACACGTCGATACGTTGTCACATTGGGGCGCAACCGGGTACGACGGTCACGCCTACCCCCAAAATTGTATATAACAACTGGATTTGTTTGACGGTGTCCGAATAGTATAAAAAGAACTTGCACAGCGACAAGAATGGAATTAAAAACAGGTGATATTTTGTTATTTTCTGAAAGTCCTAAACATTGCTGTATGAATTGTTTCGATTGGCTGATAAAAACATGCACTTGTTCTCGATACTCTCATTCTGCTCTGGTCATCGTGGACCCAGCTTGGTGCCCAGCGTTAAAAGGAACGTTTGTATGGGAATCAACGTGGCACGGAAAGCCAGACCCACAAGACGACGATACCAAGTTCGGCGTACAACTAACACCCCTGATACATTACACCCAACAATATCCCGGCTCTGTTAGAATTTGGGTACGTCGTGCGCCGTGCGAGATAGCCACAGAAGACGAGTGGATACGCATTCACGACGCTGTATACAATCACAAATACGACACCCGTCCTTACGACTGGATATCCGCTGCCCTCTGTCGCCGTATTCAAAGACAAGACGACACATTTACTTGCTCGGCCTTTGTATCCTACGTGCTGACGAAAACAAACGTCCTACGAGCCGACACGTGTTGGACGACTGTGTCGGCTGCGGAATTGTCCGCACATCGGGACAGTTCTTTAGTTACGTTCTTAAACCCCTACGGAACCGACGAATATGTTGGCCGTTTCCCAAATGAGGATTCGGAACTGATCACCATTGATGGCGTCAATGTATAGTCATTGATGTCGTCCGTTTCGCCTGCAGCACCGTCTGCTACACCGGCCGTCGTCCCCAACAAAACGAATGACATGTCTGAGTACGAGGTCCGACTCATTCAATGGGAAGAGTGGGCGTTGACTTTGGAAGAGCATTTCCATGCCCAAGAACTTTATGCTCGCAATCCGGGCGGACTTCCGATGGGTCATCATCGGTAACACCATATGCCCATACAGGGACCTTGCACACCGCGTTGTCGGCACTGTGTTTCCATAGATTCCATCAACGCGTAGTGATTCTCCGTCCATGTCCACAGCGGGACATTCCACGTTTGGTCGACGCCCAACTGTTTCAAAAGCTGCTTTTCTCGCTCGTCTAACAGCGGTTTTCGCGAGTGTAGTATACCAGCGGCAGTTTCGTCTCCGCGCCGCATGAACACAAACATACAATCCTCTTGTGTGTGTAGAAGAACGTCAAAACACTGCTGTAGCACCGCGTGCGGCGGGGCGCGACCTTCGAGTAAAAATATGGCAAACAAATTCAATATGTCATGCACGGAAGCGTCTTGCTCCAGCGGCACGAATTTGGACCATGTCATCCCGCCCTTCACAAGATTGCGACTACAGACACGTACACGCTCCGACTGCATTATAAGTATGAAAATAATACGGAATTAAATAGTTATATACGTATTATTTTTTGCGTTGTATCATTCGAACCCATATATTGCGCTCCGACCCGTGTTCATACTGTTCAAGCCGTCAGGGGCACCATTTCGTGCTCCGCTTCGTCAAATCCACCGGTCAGCGGATTTGACGGGGCTTTTGGTAGTTGGATGCTGTTACACAACTGTTCGTATTCTTGTTCGAGTTCGTCTTCGTCAATGGTATCTGAGCCAAGTGGCTCTTCGAGCACGTGATGTATCTCGCAAGCGTCGTCAATCATGTCGGAGAGGGTATCCTGTAAGCGCGCCACTTTTTCAACGTCAGTGTGTTGAAGAAAGTTTCGAAACGTAGAACTCGTCAAGTTGACAGCTTCAATATGCATTTTCGTGACGTTTAGGGATTCGAGTTGGTACCGTTTCGCAATGCAATTCGTTAGTCTGCTTATCATTCTCTCCTTGTGTGTTTTGATAATTTTTATGGTCCGAATATGTTGCATGGCATCTGTTTTGTTGTACATTTTGGCCCGTGCCATTCTCTTTTGTTCTTGGATTTGCTTCGAGTATTTGTCAATCAGGTTCTGCAACGTTCTTTCGACCCGTTGTAACTCTTGTATGCACTCGACGACCGGCGCCACCTTTGGAGTCCAACACACATTGCCCATATTTTTACTGAAGGAGAGTATTTATATTTGATACGGTAGTTTGAACATGTTGTCGGTTACGTTCTACAGACCTATCGAGTATTTCTCTGGGATGTTTAATAAATTTGTCACGTGGATGACAGATGGAGAATTCTGCCATTGTGATTTAGTCATCCGTACCACGCCAAACGAGGTCATGGAAGTCGTCAAAATGATTTACCAGTCCGCCCAAAAAGGCGAATACACGCCAGAAGACTGCCTCCGCATAATTCGAGAAATTGAATCCAATTTTTTCGATACTGGGTTTCGCAAAGTGGCGCAGACGTCGGAAACGTTGACACTTGCGTTTTCCGCATTGTGGGGCAATCGTATGACCGTCAGGGTATTGTCAGATGTGACGCACGACTCGTGGTTTCAAATTCCGAGCGACGCATTGACTATCGCAGAAATTGTACACAGCGATATCGCGGAAGCGAAAACGATGGAAACCTTAAAATTCAGCATCGAAGAACTCGGCAAGGATTATGATGCATCTGGAGCGTTATGTTCGTGGCTACCACTCGCGGCTTCTCCGAAACGACAATACGAAAAGTACTTTTGTTCAGAATTCGTGGTGACTGCTTTTCAACGCCTTGGGTCCATGCAGGATTTGTCAGCACCACACACTACACCGAATGCGCTTTACAAATACATGACAAAAAATTAACAATAGTGCCTATAAAACATAGGTTTCTCGAATTATATGGAAGACCCTGAATCCAAGGACACTACACCTATACTTACAACTCCCACAAGTGGACCCATCACTATATTCGGCCGCCCTTTTCGTATGCAAAACGATTCACTGTATCTGCGCGAATTACACAGACTTTGTGTCGTCGTATTGGCGGTTGTTTCGGTATGTACCACCGCTGTCTGCTTTCAACGCGCCCCTGTTTTAGCGTCACACTCGTTGAACATCCGCTGGCTGCCCATCCTGGCCACCTATACTACGACAATCATGTACCTACTGGATTTATCGAACGTGTACATGGGTGGTTGGGGAGATTCGAACGGGCGCTTTTGGTGTGACGTCAAAATCATGTACGTCCGCGGATTCAACACCATACGCACGGTTTGCCGTTTCTTCGGCGTCTCCTTGATGTTCAGCCTATTGGCCGTCCTCCTTGATGTACAATCGTCCCTAGTCTTCATTGTCATGCTGGTTGTCATCTCTGAGTGGCAATCGGGCCTCGCGGAAAACCAAAATCAATACGACATTAAATTCGAAGACAAGTTCGTAGACGAAGAGAACAAACTGTCCGTCGAAGTGCTACACCAATACCAAGCGACACACTCCGTTGAACGCGTGACCTGGGTGTCATTCACCATCGCGTCCATTATAAAAATAATGACGCTGAGCTGCATGTTCATACCCGTAGACCGAAACGACCTCGAACCGACCACTGACCATCCCGACAGTGGTGTTGTATTCCGCGCGCCAGTCATCGTTGGGATTGTTCTATGGTCTTTTTTGCTTCCGTGTTTGCTTGATTTCGCATACTTCAAGCAAACGATTACATTTTGCCAATTAGAGATATACAGAATGTTCACGGACTGTTGTGTCCTCACTCTCACATGCATGTTTACACTTGTGTAGCAACTATGTGGACTATAAAATAGATTTATTTTACGACGAATAGATGAATAGTTACCTGAGCGCTCGGTTGCCGCCCGAATATGTACATAGTGTCAGCGAAGCCTGTGAGTCTACATCCCAACCACGTCAAAAGGCCCGACAGTTTTGTGCGCACTACAATACAAACCCGTCGGCGCTGCAACACTTTTCTGTTCTCGAACTCACAGAGTCGCCCGAGTTGTGGTTTGTATCGACCGCAGAAGGTGTTGCCCGGTCGAAATGGTTGACGGAAGCGTATCCGAAACACATCGAGCGTGTTGTAGAAATCACAGATTCAGTGCTCAAGTGTCCGAAATGTAAACAACACACCGTGGATTATTATGAAAAACAAACGCGTGGCGCAGACGAACCCATGACGTTGTTTGCAAATTGTCTCAACTGTGGCAACCGCTGGCGCCAGTGATGAGCAGTCTAGGTTTCGCAATGTAACGTTTGGCCCGGCCCAACGGGTGCGAGTCGGCGCTCGCCGATGGGCGTGACACACCAACAATACCCCGTAGACCCGTGACACTGTTTCGGATGATAGAACCCTTGCTTTGTACACTGGGGTCGATACGACCCCAACAGCCTCGGCGTCCTGTTTAAATGCTCAACGCACGGTTGCTGAGCAACAGCAAACGCAACCAAAATCCATAAATACAGAAACATTTTATTTTTATATAAGACGTGTGTTTATACTGTAAATGTGTATTTGTATTCCATTCGTGATGTTCTATAGATGCTGCGTGTATGTGTGCAGCTGTTGCTTCCGAAATAGAGACCCGCCTGTCACGCATTTTGCATCGAGTTTGGAAGGACTCGAGGAGGGTTCTGGGGGGTGGTACAGAGACGCGCGCAAGTCCTACGTTTGCGTACGCGATACATTTTACATTTTTCTATTTCACAGATTGCAGAACGACTTGGACTTGACACATGTCCGGGCCTTTGTGCACAAACTGACCCAAGCGATGACGAACGAAGGTCAGGTGCCATGGCGCTTCCAGCGAAAATGGTTGGGCGAAAACAAACCTGTGTACAAGTCCAACGACGTGCGCGTCATTGACGCAAACATGCAATTCATTATCATGTCATGGTGGTTGTTCGAGGTCCAACCAGAAACTGCGAAAACCTTGTATCTCTATTGCCAAAGAGCGTGGCAATGGCTTGACATTCATATTGCCAACGATTCTGTACACGAAAGAATTGGCGCTTCGTGGGAACATTCAAGACAGCACGAAGGTACTTTGCTCCTGTCGAACGTACAACTCATTCACACGATTAGATGTATGGAACTGATCCACACTGTCGAAAAAGACCAGCGCAAACAGAAACAGTTTACACAGAGGCATGCGCGGGCCGTGTCCACGTGGACCCCTGAAATATACAAAACGCAGGAAACACTGCCCAGAATTCTCGCCGTTTGTTTCAATATCGTACCCCGCAGTTTTATCAAGTCGTTCAACCAGGAAATGAAACCAACCTGGATTCCATGTCGTCTGCCAGGACCCGTACCCAACAGGCCTACGCGAGACGCTTGGGTATACGGATACGGCGACAAACACGACACTCTGATATGGCCGTGGATTGGATTTCTATGGATGGTGGTTTTGCATACAACCAATCACAAAGACATTGCCAGCAAATGGTGGACATCCTACATGGATTTTCATAAATCCCAAAACTTGTACGATATATACAGCGCAGATACAAGAAAACCGGTACGCAGAGCATTCTTGAAAGGCCACGCCCAACACGCCTTAACCACCGCCGCATACTTGACAGCCAAAGAAACACACATTGACGATTTAATTTAAAACACGTGCATGAGAGAAAGATGCACATAAGTGATTCATAAAATACGTGGCACAACTCAGTGTAGTATTCTCGGGTAATGTCGGTCGGGGTGCAGGAATGGTCTACGGCGTGTCTTTTGCGAGACGCGGTCCAGCTGGGGTTGGATGGGAAAGAAGGGAAGACCTTTGAAGCGTCAGTGTCTCGCAAATTCAGGGACGTGGTGTTGGGCATGTGTGTGGGGGCTTCCAAAGGCGAGACTGTGGCTGTGAAGACGTTTCGGCCCAAAAAATCTTCGAATCGAATCCTTGCGGAAGCCAAACTGCAGCAAAAATGCGCCGCCAAGTTCGCAGCGCCCGCTGTCTTAGGGGTGTCGGTTTCCGAAAAGTACATTGTCATGCCACAACTGGACTCGCTTCCCGTCGACAGGTATAGAGATGGGGCAATGCCAGACCACCTTCAGTACGCCATCTGTGGTCTCATGGGTCTTATGGACGACGCCGGGGTGCTGCATTGCGATATGAACGCGCGCAACGTCATGCTGGACACATACGACCGACCCTGGATGATTGATTTTGGCCTGGCAAAGACGATCACCAAAAAAATCAAGTCGAAACACGGAGAACATCCGAATATTGCCGTGACTCTGTGGGGATTGATTCGCGGATTCAAGCGCTACAAAGTCGAATGCAACATCATGCGAGAATGCCAGACATCGGAAGACCCGGCGCCATACATCGAAAAAGGCAAACGCGTGCTGAAAGCGATGCGTCGCGCAAAACGTAAACGAAAGTAATGATTAACCTTTGATGTGTATATAAATAACGCTAAACTTTTTCACTGATGTTTGAAGATACGTTCATGGTTTCTGAGGACGGGTCCGCAAACGGTTGTGTGCACCATCGCATGCTACTCCACAGTACTCCTGCACACGGGTTTGAGCGCAGTGTGGACGCACACGGTGTGTGCCACGCCAAACACGCGGACGCGTATCGCATTTTACCGGTACCTGATGGGTTTGCGGTCGCGGGCCAGGACGTGTACGGGTCGACTTCAAAATCTATTGTCGTGGCAGACGGCCACGGCCCCAACGGCACTGACATGGCACTGCGAGCCGTCTCCATCGCGTCGGCTGTGGACGAGCATGATTTCGGATGTATCCAAGACCCAAAGGTGGTGGAAACCGAGCTACGAAACACTGTTAAATCCATCCTGATCGATGCCCCCAACGGGCGCTCCGGGGCTACGTATGTGCAGATGTTGTTTCATCAATGGCGACACAAGCGCTGGATAATCACCGTCAACATAGGCGATTCCGAAGCACTGATTGTTCGGTCGAACTCGATTACACAATGCGCCATGGCCCATAACTGGGACAACAAGGATGTGTACAAAAGATATATGTCAACATGCACCACTACACCACAACCGGTGTGTTACAATCGCTGGAACGCGGGAAAACATAAAATGACGGGCCCAGGAGGGTCACGTGACCCTGTCATGTTATACAATGCGCGCGGCGAGCCCGTGTGGGAAAATGCAGAATTCATCTCGAACAAATTGGCGCGGCGTAACTATCCCTTTGGCACTCAGTCGCTGCGCATGCCGACATACGCGTATGAGAATTGGGGCTCTTGTGTGTGCGTGGGGAAAAAGGCACTCGGTCAACTTGTGGTGTCCTATGGAGACCAGGGCGAACGTTTTCAGACTGGAGCGTCCTACGATATGATTCACGTGTACGTTCACGAGCTGAGTCCGTGCGAAGACGTGGTTGCGCTCGTACAGAGCGACGGTGTGTCAAACCACAAAACTCTACAAGATTGCGGATTACACTGCAGCTGGAGCGCCGAAAAATATTTGGGCGCCATCTCGAAATGTCGAGACGATATGTCTGTGGTCAAATGCCGCTGGGGCCCGAGAAAGAACTTTCCATGTCCAGCGAGCTGATATGCTGGCAGCAGACGGGGCATGCCTGAGCAGCTTTCAATGATGCTGCCATGCCGTGGCCGCCGCGCATAATAATGGCATTTCGAGAGACCGAGGTCCTCGCAACGTTCAAGTGACACCAGCCACAAGCCACCCCAATACACATCAGCCCTACGGCAACGGGAGTCCAACGGACAGCGTGCGGAAACCGATGCTCGCATCTCAAGAGCCACAACACAGCAGATTGTAACACGATTTCAGTCGCCTGGATGAAGAATCGGTATTTCTGCTCACGACTGGCGAGAGATTTCTGGACAACGTTGGGTTCGTTGCGACGCAGCATTACCATGAGTACCATAATGACAAGACTACCGTCCCACGCTGTGAACGTGCGCACAGCACATGCCGCGAGAAGCACCACGTCGTCGTGTGTAAATCGAAGCGCCGCTGCGAGAAACGGTAACTGCAGGAACGCAAGCCGTGTTTGCCAAACACTGCACGACCACACCAACAGCACCAAGTTGACTGCTGTTCTTGGATGCAGATTGAGCCACGTGACTTGGCTTATACCGAACACGGGCGCGTGTTCCGCTATGATAAAGCGAAGGAGGGCAAAGGTCCCGAACACAAAACTCCAATACACATCGACGTACAAGGTTAAATGTTGAATACTGAGTAGCGATGACGCGGCCAACACAGCGGTGAACACGGCGGCGCACTGGCACCACACTGCATGTTTGTGATACATATGCTGATCACGCGAGGATACATTATATATTCCGTTTGGGATACAAAATCCACCCAATGGCTAAAAGCGCCACTGTTGCGATATCCTCGTGTTCAAAGACGTCTCTTTGCAACAAAATGTCCGAGCAAAGAGTGGAGACCGGATGCAAACATTCGAAGATGGCGACGGCGTCTATACTCATGCTACCTGTAAACGAGGAAATCATCCAATTTTTACAAGCAGTACCGACGCCGGCAAACATCAGGATAAGCAACCATTTGTCAGGCTTTACCACGAAATCCGCCAGCAGGTGTTCTGGCCCGCCAAACGCCAACATGACGAAAAACAGCGTCACAACCGATATACCGATACCGTGTTTCATGTACTCGGCACTATTTTTGCGAGGCAGCATCACAAACCACTTTGACAGTGCCCAGACTTGTATCATGCCAGCGCACATTGCCGCCCATATTTTCCACAACTCGGTGTCTTTGTGATACCACGGTGACCACCACCATACAGACAATGTGCCGAACATTGCAAAGTTCAACCCGGCCAAGCGATATCCCTTGAGCACCGCCCCGGTTCGAAGCGCCACAATCAACGGGATGAACGGTTGCAGAGACACGGCGATGCGGTATCCGGTCAAGAGCACGCACACTGTGTAAGCCAGTGACGGCAATGTCCACCCGCACAACGAAAACATCAACCACCACGTCTTCGTGCGCGACTGCACCTTGTCTGATTTGCGCACAATAAGCCACATGAAAGCGTACACAATAACCATCCGCAACCAATGCATGTGAATCAAAGAGGCGTCAGGGTCGTTCACAATCATCCAGTGTAGTACATTATCCCATGCCGCATGGCCGACAAAAGCAAGCAAAAGTGGCAATAGCATTCCCTGACGTTTATGAATTTATATAGTATATAACACCGTTTCGTCGTGGTAAATGTCATGGCCGACGAAATCATCTATAACGTGGCAAGAACAGGTGCGTACAATTAGTTCGGTGGTGTCGGCAGTGTGCTTGCTCGTCTTAACAGTCGCAACAGTATCCGCCGGCATCTATGCGGTAAACATAGCCACAGAAATACAACAACATCCTGGAAATTTAGGGGCCATTGTGCAAAACAGTAAAGACGCCATTGAATCCGCCAATCACTTTTTGAAATCCAACCAGATGGAACCGATGCTGCAAGACTTCCACAACTTGATAGGTGTGATGTCCAAACTGGCTGGGTCGATTGAAGAACTACGTGTGAGAGAGGTCTTAAACGAGGCAGAGACATGGCGAAACATGTCCCACCATGCAGTTGTACATTTAGCAAAATCACTACTCGATTTGTGAAAAAAAAAAAGTTCATTGTGTTTTAGACACGTACCCGATGTATTCAGCCACGCCACAGGCGTTCGCACCGCGTTCTAAATAGAAATATCCACCGTCTCCCCATTGTGGAGACCAAGAGTTGCGCACAATCCATTGCTCGGGGGTGTAGCCTACAATAGTCACAGCGTGGTCCAGCTCTTTGCCGCAAGCGGAAGCTGGAAACGTGCCGTTCTGATACGACATCAACAGCTCGGTCGTACCCACGTCGATGGCGACGCTGACAGGACCGTACGTGTTCAGTATATACGGAATACGCGATTCGGATTCTGCGTCTTTTTCGTGTGTCAACGAACCGTAACGCAACACCTTCAAAGCAGACCTGGAACACGTTTGATTACACGGTCCGCCCTGTGCGCTGTACGGCATGTCTTTTTCCAGAACGACGGGCCAATGCTTTGCGTACTCAAACACGTTTTCAGGCCAACCTCCATTGCATCCGTAAGAGGGACCGTTCTCTGAGCTTGAGCAATCCATGATCTTCTGCTCGGAGATAGACACACCCGCATGGTACTCGAGCACAGAAACGCCTGAGAACGTATAGCACGACCCACAGTCCCCCTGGTCCTTGACCGGTTGTAACTTATCACGCAAGTCAAGAGATTCGGGCAGTTTATACGATTTCAAACGATTGTGTCTGAACGGGTCGGCTGTGTTGGGACTTTGAGTGTTCAAAAAACGATTCTTGACGAAAGCTCGGTCGGATATACTGTTCAGACCATATTGGACCGTTACTGTAGACTGAGCACTATGTTGCAGCTTGTGCATCACATTTTGCATTCGATGTTCGAATTCACCATCTTGATACTCGCGACCGAACTTGCGCATGTACTGGCACATGGTATGCTGCGCCGAATGACGACGAGTGCAATCCTCATGGTCAAACGCAACAGCGACAGTCATACTTAAAACGACAAACGCCCACATCGTTGTGGATGTTACAGGTTTACTTATATACGCTGTGTTCATACTCCCATACGTCGAGAAATAAATTCCAAATTAAATCTCCCATGCCGTAATTGTTCACGTGCACAACCCATCGGATGCCATGCCAGTTCAAATTTGACGCGTTTACAGTCACGGCCTTCCCGACGTACAAATCGTACACTATGAACACGGATTTTAACAACTGCATGGTGTTCACAACGAACGAGAGCTTCTGTGCCCACTCGGCTGTGCACACAGCTTTCCCGTGCGCAATTCGTAAATACGCGGCAGATTGCGCGTCTGTGCCTGGGGGGCTCGAATATCGTTCAAAATAGGTATCCTGGGTGACACCGCATCTCTTGAACATTTCGAACACGGCTACGTTTCTCAAGTCGTTCAATCGTATACTCTGCAATATAGATTCGTCCAACGGCTCTGCTCCGCACAAAATGGCCGCCGCCCTTTCGCGATAGGAACCGGACAGTGTGGGCGCCATTTTCACAGCATTCGACGCAAGTTTTTTTATGCGTTGTTTTGTCGAAGCCAACTCGTGTATATAATCACGCTCGATCACTTGGCTAAAAAAATGACATAAAATATTGGAGGAGTCGGTCTCCAATAACTCTTGTTTGCTCGAAATCAGTTTTTGGACTTGTCCTGTCCATAACAAGTGCTGCTCCTCCCAATTCATTCAAAAAAGTGCGAAGACGATATATATGTCGCTTTTGGCGATTCGATGGATTTAAGTTTGAGGTATTTAAGAACGTCGGAACAGACAATCATGTGGCGCGCTCTCCTCGTAGCTATGATACTCTGTGTGGCGAATGCAACCTGTCCAGTCTCACACGAAGATGTGTGGGCGTGCATACTCAAAAACAAGTGCGTGAATGTATATCAACTGCACGCGAAATCCATCCACAGAGGCAAGAGCTATTTGCAAAGGCCGTTCATAATGGCCATGGAGGGTCCAAGATACAAAAAATTGTTTCGTGATTGCGACACTGACAGAAATGGTTGCATTGACCCCACCGAGGTGCACGCGTCGAACAGCGTGTGTCAACGGTCGTGTATGTGGCGCAAGACAATGAAGTCCATGATGTGTCACACGGAATGACGGCAAACAGGACACGTATTATGGTTCGACAGCCAAGTGCGAATACAACCTTCGTGAAATGCATGCATACACGGTAATGCTAATCCATCCGAAGAACATATGTTGTCGAAACATATCGGGCAACTACGCTGCGTGGCTTCGCCTCTTCGAGGTTCGACCTGGTCTTGAACAGGCCGGACACGTAACGTCTGCCGAGACGAAATGTCCGACAACCTATGGCGCTGGAATGCACGTATGGTGGTTTGCAACACGTGGCGCGATAACGAACTCTCCACGATTTGCACCTCTCGGCTCCGGTGGTGTACGATAACTCGAATAGGTCTACCCTCGCGCCGAAGGAACGGAAACATGATACTCTCAATCGAAAAAGGCGGTTCGTGGATCACTACATGCCGTTTAAGTCGACCGTACAACAAAAGGATATCTGCGTCAGAGTCCACGCTAAAACTATACTCAGAAGACATGTAAATGATTGACATTAAGATTTTTATATAGGCTATTTTTCTATTCGTTATTGACTTTGGCGCGCAACGCATCCACAAACTGGTGTATTTTTGGACGCAGTTTAGGCAAATCTGGAAACTCTTGTGCGAAGACAACTCCGCATACAAAACTAACGAACATGAAAAACATTGCGCAAGTTTGGTGGTGGGGAAGCCCATTTATACTGTTGGTGGCGGCACTGACAAGGGCATCGACCCAGTGAACAAAGGTTCGTGTTCTTCTTCGGAAGGCGGTTGCTCGACGGCGGCCGCAGCTGAATCTTGAACCCAATAGCTTCGCACGTAGTCTCCAACGCTTGGCAAGGGCAATGCCTGGCCCGCCCACACGCCTAAAATCATACCCACGATAAATTCAAACATGCTGTGCAAATGTCAAAGCACATTCTAATACTAACTCTTAGTTTATACAGCGGATTCATGGACTGAAGGATGCAATCGAATGTGCCACCACCCGCCAACGTACACCTTTCGGCACGATTCTTTGTAACCACTCTACACCGCGTTTATCGAACTCCGCCTTCAATTGCTGGCACGTCGCGATATTTAATTGTGACAACGCTTGTGCTGTTTTAGTGCCAATGCCTCGCAATGCCGTCACACCGCGACTTTTTTGACGACGCGCTTTTTTCTGAAACGAAACCTTATGCGACGTGACGTCGCGCAATCGGAATGTAAGATTCATTGTCTTTGCAGTATCCGAGACGGCAGCAGCTGGCAACTGCAGCGGCGAAACATTTGGTTTTGAGACCGCCGGCACGTTATTGCCACGCGTTGTCTTGTGACACGTTGTCTTAGAATTGTGCGTTTTTACATAGCAACACAATTCCGAGAGTGCTGTTGCGTCATCAATCGCGACGTGGGCGTTGTACCCGCGTTTAAAGATGTTTCTGTACAGGGTAGGTTGTGAATATGATTTGTGGCCTGGCATTCTTTTTCTAAATTCACGCAAAGTGTCTATTTCACACACGCTATAACGAATGCCACACCGAAGACCACACCCTTTGAGTATCTTAAAGTCAAAGGAACGGCCGTTATGTGCATACCAGGTCGGTTCCGACTGGGTAAACTCGACAAGTTTGCGCAATGCCTGCGTCTCAGTCACAAATTTGGGCCCGGATTCTGGAAGATTGTGCCACCGAACAAAATCTTTCGCCCTGTTCATCGTGGTCCGATTTAACCATACTTCAGGCGGCTCGTCGTTTAAAAACATATTGTGGGTCAACGATTTTCGTTTGACAAGTACCTTGGACCAGAAATCGATGGTCGCATCCGGTCTCTGATACATAGAACGCAACAGCGCAATCAGGTCTTGGGCCGTGTTGAGATGCGCGTCTTTCGGTAACGGATTGACAATGCAGCCCCATTTCAGACTTTGTTTCGCCACGTGAACCGCGCCGATTTCAATGATGCGCGTCTCAAAGCGCTTCTGACCTTTCGGTCGGACAGAGTCGGGTACTTTGGACGCAATCGTAGTCTCTAAATCTACACAAAAGCCCTGTTCAAACATAATAAAATAAAGATGTACATTTAAATAGTCGTTTCTGTTCAAGCTACGTTTTCGTTATCCGTGCTACCGTGGTCGTCCTCAGAGGCATCTTCGGTTTCGTCTCCTTTGATTTGCTCTGGTGCGAGCTTCGCGGAACTCCACGTCAAGTAACCCAATATCCCAACAAGCACGCTGGCAGTCAATCCTGCATACAATAACTTTGTGTGCGAAACCATGTACACGGAAGCCACGACCAATATTTATACCTGCTATTTGCAAGCTGCCCCGAAGAATATCATCGCAAAACAAATGATCGGCAGCAGCATAAACAACAATATCAGTATTTTGAAAGGGAGCCACGTGACGCGCCTACAGCATCTAAACTGACACGACTCGTGTGTTTTTTGGTTGACCATGAGCACGTTCTCACGGTACGTGACAAACATGTTGTCGTAAATGTCCGCAGCAACACCAGGCAAGTACGTAAAGTACGCACGCTGAAATTCGTTGTCCATTTCCATAAGAAACTCCATGGCAAGCGTGTTGAAAAACATATTCATGAAATCTCCATCCGCGAAAATGCACCACAGATTCGTCAAATACACCAGCAAATTGAATCCGAACTCTTGAAATGTATCCATCATCACAATGTAACTCGTGGATGGAATCATCTTCTTGCGGTGAGTGCGGTCCACAATGTTGTCCCACAGAAAGAACGACTTGATAAAGTAGAATAGGGCAATGGCAACCATTAACATTTTTCCTTCCCACGTGGCTTGGTTAGGGCAGAAACCGGCTTCGTACGAGCGAATTTGGTAAGCAAGTACCGCGATGTACATAAGCCACTGGGTCACGAACACCAGAATGGGTAGCGCAAGGACCAGGCTGAAGATGTGCGAGCAGAACACCGTGTTCCGGCGTTTCAGGGCTGTACTGTGGCGACCACTTGTGAGATGGTACGCGAAGAGGCTGAACATTCCAAATTTTGGGTCTCCCAGTACGAGCTCTATTTTCTCTTCGGTAGAAATGTCTTCGGCGGGAGTGTCCTCGTTATTCGGCGTCACGCATTCGGGAAGAACTTTGCGTTCTTGGTTCGGACCGGTAAATGTGTCGCCAGATATAGAGCTACGGACATGTGCTCTCAAAAAATCAACAGTAGACATGAGTTCATACAATGTGACAAAGTTAAATACGTGGTACTGTTACTTTTTCCGCGCGCGTTTATGTTTGGTGGCTGCGAGCTCGGTTTGCTCTTCGGATTGTTCGAAGTGGTGCACATCGTTGCCGGTCGCCGTCCAACCGGGCGTCGTCTGCCGGGCAAACAGCTCGACACGTGGAATGTCGCCCATGAGCCGCGTTATCATTTCACGCACAATGTCCGGCTTTCTCGAATGTTGGCGCCGGGGTGTCATGACCACGGGCGTCGACGAATCGTCTAACAACGTCAGGAAGTTGACACGCTCGCCCGACGACTCTTCGTGCACCACCGAAGACATCGAAGACGCACGACGGTCCAGTTCGCCAGGTAAAAGACGCTTGTACGACGCAATTTTCCCCTTTATCGCAACCAAACACAGTTCGGCGTTCGAACGCGTGTAGTATCCCACGCCGAACGCTGGTCGCGAACCGTCCTTGACGGTCTTTATCCACGTGACGAAACACGTTTTATACTTGAATCCCCACGCCTTGATGAGTTCCAGTGCTTCTCCGAGCAACGGCATGGTAGCCCACAAAAATAAGGCGCAATCATCTCTTGCGATGCGTTTCATCTCGGGCCCAAGTCCACACAATTCTTTTAGAGACATCGAAGGATAAATCAGCGTACCGTCTTTCCGTTTCAATGCACCACTTTTGACAGTTTGTTGGTAGCTCCAAGGCGGGTCCGCATATATGATATTCTGGGAATGGGACGGAAGGCTTGACAATTGATCAACAATACACGTCATTTATAATACAGAATGCATTATTTAATTTCAGTTATACTTAAGTTCTACTTATTCGCTCCAACACTTGTACGATTTACACGCCCAGTAGATGACAAGGTTAGAACCCACCAAATCCAGAGCCGCAATCACGAGACCGGCGACCGCCACCGCGAAAACGTTCAGGTCGTCGAAGAACAGATTGTTTAGGATATTGATGTCCGCGTTGAGGTCTTCGATGGAGCTGAGCCAGCCCACGAGACCGGCGAACATGCCGACGTTGATCAGAGAGAACGCAGCTTGCAGCATGTAGTGTACGCTGATGCCGAATCCCTTCCAGTGCATGGCGACAGACCAAGCGAACAACAACGAATTGACCACGGCAGTGGCCACGGCAATATTGAATAACACTTGCTGGGCATCGAACAGCTCTTGGTCCGCGGCCACGATGTTGAAATCGGCGTCTTTCTCAGCCGGCAAACCGCCAAACTTCATGCAAATACCAGCGGGTGCGTCGGTATCGGCAGCTTCCGCCGCAAGACGGGCGGTGTTCGCCGCAGCAAGATCAGCAGTATCGGCGGCGTTGTTCCCAGCGAGTTTGCACGCCTGGAAACGCGACAGGCTGAAATCTTCCTTGCCGGCCACTTCAAAGTGCTCACCGGCATTCAGAGTTGCCGCAAACAATGATGCGAGAAGAATGAACAGCACATACAACACGTTGAGGTAGAACGCACGAGCTTCATAACCCTTATCTTTAAGATAGGACGACATATTTCTTTTCATACACGTCCGTTTATATAGCGTGTTTTTTTAAATCGTGTCGTCACGCAACAAACCGTTGACGCGTGCTACGGGTTAAAGGTCGTCATGCTTTGGTCAATACATCTGTGTGATATCGCTGCTACGAGGTTACAAGCTGGTACTCCAATCTTCGCCGTCTGCATCCTCGTCCAACGGCAACACGATGGGTTCCAAATCTCGCGCAGTGAATTCGTTGTACAGACGGACCACCTCAATCAGCGAGGTCGAGGCGGCCGTGCCGCAGCACATACGCAATATGATAAACAATATGGTGGGCACCAATGCAAACGGAATGACCACCAGCGTACGGATAGCGCGTCGATGCACAAACGCGAGAACCACCAAGGTCGTGCTCAACATCCAAAGAAAATACAATTGAGAGAGCACACCAGTATCACGCAGCACGTGCAAAACAATGCCGACGCCCCACAACGGCATTTGACGCCACGACACACCCTCGAACACACGTATACAACTCATCAACACGACTGGAATTGTACGAATGATAAGCACATTGTCCGCGGGTAACCGCGTGGACATAAACTGCAACATCACCCAAAAAGAAATACACGTTAGATGTATATGGGCGTGCCAATCCTCACCGTTTTGCATAATCACAAAACAGGCACAACCACTCACCACCGCGATAGTCAACGTCATAACCACGCCACAAAATCCCAACACAACCACGATATTCATCCATTCGAGACCGTCTGCACACAACACAAGACACAACAGCAGATGGTGAACGGACCAGGCTATTGTGGACCACTTGTCATGTGCTTGCATGGCATTCTTCAACAATAGTATTTGTAGCTGCAGCAAAGAAATCACAACGGTACTGAACAACGTTAACATCATCAATACTATGGACACGAACCGCCACTCAGACTCATACACAGTGCCCAACAAAAACCACATGTAACCCAACAACAAATACAACACAAACACAAAACGGTCGAACAACATCCAATGACCTAACACAGACGCAAACAGATACATATACATAAGTTGCACATAAATGAAACGGGATTTGACCCATTGTTAATCGTTGTTGACTGTCATGAGCATCGCGAAGACTCCAGCGTTCAACGACCTGGACAATCCTTTGCGGTTCCTCACTTCCCACGGCTTTGAATCTCGCACGCCCACCTATACAAAAACCTTCGGCGCAGACAAGTACTTTTACGGACAGCAAGGAGAATGGTTTGTCACGACACCACCGGCTCAGGTGACCAAAGCCAGCGTAAACGTGTTCAAGAGGGACCAACACGAACTACACCTGCAGTGTCCTCAAGGATGGGCCGACCAAATGACACAACGCCTCAAACAAGCAGTCAAAATGGCACACGCCGACATGCAACAATCTCACGTAGACTTCGAGACCGTGTGGGCACACACAACCAAACCCGATTTCACGAATCTTCAAATACGCTCCAAATACAAGGCCAAAAGGACGAAAGTCTGTGATTATGTGAACATGTACAATGGGGAAAACGAAATAACTGGCAGAGTTGACTTATGTACAGGGAGCCAGGTACAATGTTCCATTCGGTTTATCCTCTCCGAACAACGAGACCAATCCGAAGATTGTATGCACACGTCCGTCCGATGTGAATTCGGCGCTGGTATTCGCGTTCTAAAAATAGCGGGACTGCCTGAACCGGTCAAAAGACCCTGGGATTGGAAAGATGTCAACTTCGAATCGTTGACGGCGCCCATGTACGATTGTGTACGCGTCAAAACCAATGCCATGACCGTCGCCGAAGTCAACGGACGAGTAGCGAAAGTGGTGGCGAAAACAGACTTCCAACAGGCAATACACGAATTCCACACGCGTGCCAAAGCGGACACTTGGGACAATACAATCACCATGCCAAAAACTATACAGGCGAAATCTGTGGCTGTGGCCACTGTCGTCCCGACCCGAAACAAAAGGCACATACGCTGGACAGCCACCTCCGTCTCGGCCTTTCGGCCGAAGCGACAGAAACTGAAGGAGGGCGACTCGACACAGGAGACTGCGCCGGAGCAGCTGGAGGAGCCGGAGGAGGAGGCGGAGCCGGTACAAAACGCGCAGGTGACTGCGGCGGCGAAAACGGATGCCGACAATACGGACAGTTCATCTGATACTCAAACCACTGATTGATACACTTATAATGATACGTATGCCCACAAGACAAAGACACTCGAGACCACATGTCTTGCAAACACACAGGACACTCCAAAGGTTCAACCAACATAGGGTTGAATACATCCACACACAATTTATGAGCCATTTTTATATTCATTTTACTATATATAGTTCGTTTTTTAGACTCAAATGTCTCCACAGGTCAACTTCTACAAAAACATACACAACCGCGAGGAAATCGAAACGCTTTTACGACCCTACAGTATCCAAGAATGCATGTCCGACATCGAATTTTTCCCCGAATTAGTGCAGGATTTAATCGAAGACCACGCACACATCGAAAACCTGGACAAAGTACTCGACCGCATGTTATCACATTCACTCAAAGTAGGTGGGTTTCGTCTATAAAACGCTTACGCAGAACACGATGACCACACGAATTATATGTAACGACGGACTCAAATACGTGGGCAAATACGACGAACGTCGTTCCACCGAATACCACATTTTTCTCAAGGGCCACATGACGCCTATTCGGAAATCGAACATACAAGACATGTTTCTGTTTACAGACAAATGGTACAGAGTCGTGGGTCAAACTTGTGCATACGACACACACATACACACGGGTGGGTTGCTATGGCCGACAGAGTTCGACAGGATATTGTACTCAAACGATATATAAATATACGAATGCATTCTCAACTCGAATGGAACCAATAACTGTACTCAAAAAAATATATATCCTTTCATTACAAGTGGAAAAGGAAATACGACACGGAGCATATGTTATCTTAGAAGACGGAGGCGTCATGTATTCAGAGTGGAAGCCAAACGGAAGACCACGATTATGGTGCGCACACGCGTCAGGAGAACGCGTATTTGACATCGCCGGTTCATCGGGTAATATTCTCGTGGGAACTACAGAACACGGTCACACTTGGTTTCAACTTGAGCGTTCTGCGTGTTGCACATGTTCTCACTGTGGCGATTGGATACGATTCAAATACACTGGCAGGAATCAAGGACCAGAAGGCTCATCGTGTCGAACCGAGTCAAACCCCATAGTACTCAACTGCACATGCCCCTAAACGCAACACCCTACTTTTAATTTAAATTAAATTAAACGCGCAGCCCATGGAAAAAAAAAATCACAGCACCCTACTTTTAATTTAAATTAAATTAAACGCGCAGCCCATGGAAAAAAAATCTCGGCACACGCCCTACTTTTAATTTAAATTAAATTAAACACGCAGCCCATTGAAAAAAAATCTCGGCACACGCCCTACTTTTAATTTAAATTAAATTAAACGCGCAGCCCGTGGAAAAAAAATCTCGGCACACACCCTACTTTTAATTTAAATTAAATTAAACACGCATCGAACATACACGACTGTATAAAAGTTAACATTTGTATAAACAATATGCACATGTTTAGAGACGCCCATTGGACCACTGTCCAAAAAGAGGAAGACTGGCACCATACCGACGGAAAAACGTACAAAACGACACACATGGTCATTTCGGACTGGAACATACCCTTTACGTACGCTGAATGGATTTCAACACTGGGCTTTGACGCTCAAGGCCCCGAACATATTTACGCACACTGTGCTTCGCGACTAACACGCCCCTATTGTCGGAAGGCCGTGGCGGATGCGGCTACACGTTTGGAGCTGGACCCGGGTTTCCTCCAACCCTACGAGAAAATGGCCTCCTATTACGTATTACGTCTTCTCGCGGGTATACACTACAAGAAGGTATGGCAAGCGTGGCCGCGCATCCCGATAACAACCGATATGCTGAAAGACGAAATATTCTGTTTATGCGTCGTAGCGCTGCATCCCGAACTGTACGGCAAATTACACCCCATAGGTCGGAATAACAGGAGAGTGTGTTTGGAAGCCATTGCGTTGTGGAGATTGCCAAAGTTTTCTATAATGCAGTTTGTACACCCAGACGCACTGAAAACGTTTGACGCGAGTTCAGTGCACCCCAACCAGGTCGGGTTCGAGATGCAAAACCACAAGACGAATATAGACGTACAGTATTGGGCGTTTGACGACGCCTCCATCGTAAACCGTATCATAGGCAAGCCTGGAGCGCGCAGATGGTTTGAACTGCAATTTGCCGGGCCCACTGCCGTTCAACACATCATCAGCGAACGTCTCAAGCATGGCAATTCAATTGAAATGATAAAACCCTTCATACTCAAAAACAAATATGTAAAATATAAACTACCAAATTAAATAAACAAGAATGTTTTTTATTATGCAGCCTTGTACCTTCATTCAAACTAAAAACCACCAGGGCCATAACATATTCTAAAGGTAGTTTGTTGCACATTATCCCAAAAACGATTCATTCAAACGAAACTAAATACGTTTACGAGTCGTAACTATGGTTTGTAATGTTGTACAGTGCGTGTGACTTCTTACGCATGGACAATACGTTCTGATAAGAAGGGATTCACATACAACTGAACATATAGTATCAAATTTCACACAAGCTGAAATAATATATAGACCCTGTTGTTTGACACGATGTACACAACAGGGTCGACGTGATGACAGAATTGTGAATTCGACGTATAAATAGACATGCGTATGAAAACATAATCATGAATTTGAAATTTGCGATTCTTTTACTTGCAACAACATATTCGGTCAATGCCAGTAGTGTTCATCCTCCAGGTGAAACAGACGATGGCAGCGGCGGAGTTACATGTGATAAAGGGTACGAGAATACTGGAAATAGCACCCACATCGTATGTTCTGCCTGTCCAGATGGAACGTACAAAGATGCAATTGGTACAAGCGCTTGTACGGACGTAGCTGCAGGGTATCAAGGTGTAAATGCCACAGGACAATACACGGCTCTGGGAGCTGTAGGCACAGTTATATGTCCACGAGATACTTACAACGGTGAACCCCCTGGTGGTCCACAAGATTTGACAGGTGGATGTAAATCTGCTCAACCTGGATACCGTGTCGCAGGTCTGACCGGTATATACCCAGAATACGATACAAGCGACTATGCTACAGGCATACAACAATCACCATGTCCTAATGGTTATTTCAATGCCGACGGAATTGGTGATTGTGATGATAAGGTACAGGGCGGTCACTTCGGTGCAGATGCGAATGGCGTTGCTGTGACATCAGGTGCTACCCAGCAAGCGGAATGTGCGGACGGTACCTTCAACGAACCTAATGCCCAGCAATTAGTTCTTGGAATTTGCGAGTCGTGTTTCCCTGGTTCTTTCAGCAATGGAAATACGCGGAAAAAGAATGCCGACGGGAGTTGGCAAGAACCCCGAGAGACTTGTAGCGACATTCCCGACGGGCACCAGGGTGAAAATATGACTGCTACCGGGAAGGGCTCAACTGGCTTTGCTAAATGCGGCGGCGGCACATTCAGTGAAGATGGCGGCAACTCTGACGTGTGGACATGCCAACCCTACCAACAATGTGTAATTGGGGCAGGGTTGGTGCAAAACTCTGGTTCGAACAAGGAAGACATTTCCTGTGCAGAGTGTACAGGAAATACTTACTCCGATGCACCATCAAGTACACATGGATGTAAAAACCACGGTGCATGTGCAGCAGGAAGTGGTGTGAAGAATCCAGGTACGAACAGCACAAATATTGTGTGTGAAGTTTGTGATGATGCTGCTGCAAGTACACTGGGCAAATTCTCAAAGGACGAAAGTCTTACACAGGTGTGTACTGCCCACAGTAAATGTGCACAGGGAAGTGGTGTCAAAACGAAAGGTAATGCGACCGATGACACTGTGTGTGAAGCATGTAATGATGCTGATGCAGGTACAGTCGGTGAATTCTCAGACCTAAATGATGATACGCAGGTTTGTACTGCCCACGCTAAATGTCCTGTGGGTAAAGGTCTGCAAACTGCTGGTACGGACAAGGCAAACACTGTGTGTGACGATTGTGGAGACAACAAATATTCGGACGAAGACAAAATCGCCGCCTGTAAGGATATTGATAAATGTCCCAAGGGAGAAGGATTGCAAACGGCTGGTAATGCCACACACAATATTGTGTGTGAGGTGTGTACAGGTACAACGTTTTCGGACCAAAATGACAGAATTCAGGTGTGTACTGAGCACAAACAATGTGAAAAAGGTGATGGCAAAACAGCTGATGGTACGGCCGAAGCAGACACTCAGTGCGCTGAGTGCACAGGAAATACGTATTCGGATGCTAAAGATACAAACGCGTGCAAGCCTTTAAGTGCTGGTTACGAGATTGTTACAAATGACCAGGGCAAGCAGGTAGGTCAGTCAAAATGTGCACGAGGCTCTTGGAATAATGGTACGTTCGCGGTATGTCAAGATATTCCCGACGGCAGCCAAGGTACGAATGTGGATGGTATTGGAAAAGGCGCAAATGGGTTCCAGGAGTGTGTTGACGGCAAATTCAGTGAAGATGGTGGTAATTCTGAAGTGTACCAATGTCAAGCGCACAAGGATTGTGGACAAGGAGAAGGCAAAACAGCTTACGGTACAACCACCGCAGATACTGTATGCACCGCATGTGATGGCATAGATTTCTATATGGATTTAGCCACACATAAAAAAGCCTGTAAATCCATCGGAAAATGTGGCTTTGGTCAAGGATTTGTAGAGGCTGGTACTGCCGTAAAAGATATTACGTGTGTGGCGTGTACAGGTAACACGTTTTCGGACAAAGATGACAGAGCGACGGCATGTGAAGCTCAACCTACTTGCGGAAACCAGATTGACGGTGCATCGCGTTTGACTGATGCGACTGCGCAACAAAAAGGTTATTGCGCGGCATGTAATGCTGGAGCCGCTGCTCAAACCGGCCTGGACACTGAGGACTGTCTTTGTGCACCTGGCAAAGGATGGAATGTAAATCAGTGTGTGGCTTGTGTGAACCCCGATTTTAACATCGCGTGGAGCGTCAAAGATGTTCCATGTGTCGAAGCAGCATGTCCCGTGGGTCAAGGTATTAAAGATAATTTCGATACAACCAAAGGAAACGGCGATAACTGTGAGGTGTGTCCGGCTGGAGAGTACTCTGTTTCCAACAAAACCGGCCAATGCACGAACGTTCCTGCCGGCAAACAAGGTGTGGATGCAAACGGTGCTTACGCAGCAACGGGCGCGGTCAACGTTCAAGATTGTGCATCAGGTACATATGCAACAGACCAAATGACATCGTGCCAACCTCACAGTACATGTGGCTTGGGAAGGGGAAAGGTTACAAATGGAACGAAGGAAACAGACACCGTATGCAATGACTGTACAGGTACCACATTTTCCGATATAGATGATAAATCCGCATGCCAAGACTTGAAAGCTGGTTACGAGATTGTGAAAGATAGCAACAACAAGCACGTGAACGAAGTCCTGTGTCCTAAGGGTTCTTACAACAAAGCCGGCGACCTTAAGGTTGAGTGTGTGGATATCGATGCTGGTTATCAAGGTACAGGTGTGAATGCTGAAGGCAAAGGTGCTACTGATATCGAGAAATGTCCAGATAACTTTTTCAGCATTGACGGTGGCAGTAAAACGGTGCCTTTGTGTCAAGCAATCGGAGCAGGTTATGAAGCAGTGACCGGTAGCGATGCAAACGCGGGGGCAATTAACAGAGCTGCGTGTGGTGCCAATAAGTATGCCACCGCCACGGATGATACTTGCCTGGATATTGGTGCCGGGTTTGAAGCAGTGACCGGTGCAGACCAAGCTGCGGGCGCTGTCAATAGAACCGCGTGTCCTAATGGTCATTATGCGACTGCAACTATGGATGCATGCGTTGCACGCTCTAAGTGTGGAAAGGGCAAAGGATTGAAGACAGCTGGTGATGCCACAAAGAATAATGTGTGTGAAGATTGTGATGGAGTCAACAAATATTCCGACATAGAAGATGAGAGTGTCTGTAAGGATATTGATACTTGTCCCAAGGGACAAGGATTGCAAGCGGCTGGTAGTGCCCAAAATAATATTCAGTGTGTGCCGTGTACAGGTAACACGTATTCGGACGAAAATGACAGAGTGCAGACGTGTCAAGCCCACAATGATTGTCTTGCGGGTCAAGGCAAAACAGCTGACGGTACGAACCAGACAGACACACAGTGTGCGGAATGTGGCGATGATGGGTTCACAGCCGTGCCTGGAAAGGTGGCGTGTACACCCCACAAGAAATGTCCAATCGGAAAAGGCAAAACAGCCGATGGTACAAACACCACAGATACTGTGTGTGCGACGTGCACAGGCACCACTTACTCTGATAAAGTCGAAAAGGCCGCATGCAAAGACCTCGACCCCGGTAACAGCATTGTCACGAACGGAAATGGCGAAAATATCTACCAAGAAAATTGTGATGTAGGTAGTTACAACACTGGTGCGAACGTGGCGTGTATTGATATTCCCGCCGGCAGCCAAGGTACGAGTATGGATGCTCAAGGCAACGGCGCACAAGGCATTCAGGCGTGTGGTGATGACAAGTTTAGTGTAGATGGTGGAAACATTGGTGCGTTTGTGTGTCAAGACCACATTACATGTCAAAAGGGAAGAGGCAAAAAGGCGGGCACTGGAACAAAAACATCTCAAGTTGTATGTGAGCCTTGCACAGGCACCACTTTCTCTGACTTCGTCAGCACAGCAAAATGCCAAGAACACAGTACATGTCCAAAGGGTAAAGGATTGAAGACAGCAGGTACGGACGAGACAGATACTGTGTGTGAAGATTGTGATGGAACCAATACATATTCTGATGAAGACGCAAAGACCGCCTGTAAACCTCAGACACTTCAATGCGGTTTACAGATTGACGGGACACCGCGACTTGTTGGGAGAAATGCCTCACAAACAGGTTCATGCGCGGCATGTAATGATGGAGCCGCTGCTCAAAACGGCCTGGACACTGAGAGCTGTCTTTGTGCACCTGGCGAAGGATGGACAGATAAGTGTGCGGCTTGTGACGCGGGTCAATACAAATTTAACGACGCGTGGAGCGCCCAAGGTGTTGCATGTGCCACAGCAGCATGTCCCAAGGGTCAAGGTATTAAAGCTAATTTCGATACAACCAAGAATAGCACTGCTAACTGTGAGGTGTGTCAGGCTGGAGAGTACTCTGATTCTACAACAACCGGTCAATGCGACAACGTTCTTATCGGCAAACAAGGTGTGGATGTAAACGGTGATTACGCAGCAACGGGCGCGGTCGCGGCTCAAGATTGTGCAGCAGGTACATTTAGAGACGCCTCACGCACTAAGTGTACGGATTTCACAGACTGTGTTCCAGGCGAGCGTGTTAAATTGGCAGGAACCGCATCCGCAGACCGTGAATGTGAAGCATGTGGAGCAGGAAAGTTTACAAATGCTAATAATCAGGCAACCTGTACGGACCACAAGGTTTGTGTTGCAGGCGAGAAAGTTAAATCGCAACCTTCGGCATCCACAGACCGTGGATGTGAAGCATGTGTATCAGGTACGTCGTTTTCAACTGCGAATAACGCGGCGGCATGCACTCTATTTGCAACTTGTCCTGCAGGTGAATTTATTGATTTCGCAGGTAATACGACCGCAGACCGTACATGTGAAGCATGTGTAGGAAAGTTTACAGATGCTAAGAATCAGGCAGCCTGTAAGGACTACACGGATTGTGCGGCCGGAGACTTTATTAAAACGGTCGGAACAGCGACCACAGACCGTGTTTGTGATAAATGTGCAGCAGGTTCGTTTACTAATGCGCAGAATCAGGTAACCTGTACAGCGTGCGACGCATCAGCAAACTTTGCAGCAAACGTGAGCTCTACTCAATGCGACCCATTCAAAGATTGTCCTGCAGGCGAGTTTATTAAAACGGCAGGAACAGCGACCACAGACCGTGTTTGTGTAGCATGTGCAGCAGGTTCGTTTACTAATGCGCTGAATCAGGCAACCTGTACAGCGTGCGACGCATCAGCAAACTTTGCAGCAAACGTGGGCTCTACTCAATGCGACCCATTCAAAGATTGTCCTGCAGGTGAATTTATTGATTTCGCAGGTAATACGACCGCAGACCGTGAATGTGAAGCATGTGTAGGAAAGTTTACAAATGCGTTGAATCAGGCAGCCTGTAAGGACTACAAGGATTGTGCGGCCGGAGCCTTTATTAAAACGGCAGGAACAGCGACCGCAGACCGTGTTTGTCAAGCATGTGATGGAACAAAAGAGTTTACAAATGCTAATAATCAGGCAACCTGTACGCCCCACAAGGTTTGTGTTGCAGGCGAGCGTGTTAAATCGCAACCTTCGGCATCCGCAGACCGTAAATGTGAAGCATGTGATGGAACAAAAGAGTTTACAGGTACTCCGAATCAGCCAACCTGTACGCTCCACAGCGATTGTGAGGCCGGCAAAGGTGTCAAAGCTGGAGACGAAGGTACGGCATCTAAAGATACTAAGTGTACGGCATGTGACGCTGGTCAGTTCACATCCGCGCCGGGTAAGCTGGCGTGTGCCAATCACACTACATGCGTCAAGGGCAAAGGTGTCAAAGTTGGAGGCGCAGGTACGGCATCTGCAGATACTGTGTGCGAAGATTGTGGTCCAAATACTTACTCCGATGTCAATGACTATAGCGCGTGCAAGGCTCAGACTACATGTGGTAAGAAGCTTGATGGAAGCTCGCGACTGATTGGCAGTGTAGACGTGCAGAACAAGTTGTCATGTGCCGGGTGTACGGGTAGGGCTGTGGCCGCAACCGATAACGATGACTGTAAATGTCCTGCCGCAACCGTACTTGACGCGAGGGACAACACATGCAAAGATGTTGCTGTGGCCACACCTGAGGGCGAACAACAATTAGTCGGTGTCACAGCGGTCATTAAGGGCGAGGCTAAGATTCAGTCTCCAATCAACCTTTGCATCGAGAGTAATTTGCTTAAGCTGCGCAAGGAGCTGGCGAAAGACCTGGCAGTGGCCGAATCCGCCGTCGAACTGACGTGCAAGAACTCGGCACGGCGTCGTCTCGATGTTGCTGCAAAGCTTCTGCGTCGCAATCTGGCTGCTTCGTACGATATTTCATTCACGATCACAGCCCCCAATACTGTGTCGGCTACCATCACGGCGACGGTTTCGCAATCCCAGACGTTTGTCCAGGCCGTAGCTACGGCAACGGGCCAGTCGGCGGCTGCCATTACGATTGTGTCTGTGGTTGCACACGAAGTCAACGACCCGCTTGTTCGCGCCGATATCTTCCACGATAAGTACAGGACCGCTTCAAGAGTGTACCGCCACTTGACGTTCCCCATCCCGTCGGGCTTGGGTATGGCCGGTATTGGTACTGACGCGGGTTCCCTGACGTTTAACTTGGACGCGCCTTTATTAGTGTCGGTGGCGAACCGCCCGACGGCGGGCGTGGAAGGATGTACTCCACTTACGTCTTTTTACAACAGCATCCGAGATAAGCTCGTGTCTGAATTGCCTTACGCTATCAGCAAATTCAGTATCAACACCGGAGCCCAGATACAACTGGAAAGCTTGCGCAAGGATATTGAGAATGCCCAGAAGGACGCGCATTCGGTGAAGATGTTCTGTGGCGATTTGGCGCGCATTCTGAAAATCCGGCGCAACACATTCCACGCGTACACCTCTGCGTGGGCTGACCTTAAATTCGGTAAAGGAAAGCTGTCCAAGTTCAAGGGGCAGGAGCCGATTTCCTCTTGGAAGAAATCGAAAGACGCAGGGCCCCGGTTTCGAAGCCATCACGGTGCACGCGACGGACACATTACCACCGCACCTGTGCACGGTCACCACGGTTCGCAATTCCGCTCGCACCATGCGGCGGGGTCTCAATTCCGTCACCACCACGGCTCGAATGCCCGCCGCATGTTGGCAGCAGGCATCAACCCAACGCACGAAGACGTGGTTCGCTTCGCTCTGCGACTCGCCGAACATGAACCCAACGTCGTTCTGGAACTCATGCATTAAATAACCACACAAATATTAAATAAACGCCTTAATGCGACGTTCTTGAGAATGTCAGTATAAAAAGGGATTAAATTACATTAAATTTAAATATGATTCAACTGTTTTTAATGACAAGCATGGTGTTTTGTATGGCCTATGGGTCCGGGACGCCGTCTGCTCGGTTTGGGACAGACACAGTAGCTCTTGCCGACAATTCAGTCAGCATGGGACGCGGTACCCAAGCGGACCACTTCGCGTCTCTCGTTATTGGCCAATACAATCTCAAACAACCCCTCTCAAATACATTTAATTCTTCCAATCACGCATTTGTGGTCGGAAACGGCGTTTCTGACCTGTTGTCATCGAACGCGCTCGAATTAAGTTTCGCGGGCGATATGCGCCTGAGTGGTGACATAACGAACCGAAACGGTGTATCCCTGCAACAGGTGTACGATAAATTAATCGCGCTCGAGAACAGGTTACTGGGATGTGATTGCTCTGCGAGTATATTCGCGTGCAATGACACGGCCGCACTAAAAGCACAATACAATACTATTCTGGCGGAGCAAAACACGTGTCAGTAATAAAATTCTACAGTATATAAGTATTGAATGTGTATTCAAAGCAAATGATGAAATTATTTACGTTAGCTACTATGGCCACGGGTGCACTTGGGTTGCGTGGAAGTATTCCCATGACGTACGAAGGCAATACCGTTCACTTGTTCAAGGACTCGTCGCATGCCCGTCGCCTTGTGTCCGCCACGTCAGGACCCAGTTTTAGTGTGAATGGCGATTTGTGGGTCTCTGGAGCGGTTGGCATCAACGGCGTGCCAGATATTAAGCTTGCTTTGGAAAATCAAGCACAGACGCTCGCAGACGAAACTACAGCGCGTCTTCAAAATGCAACAGACTTGGACGCTGCCATTACGGCGGAAGCCACCGTCCGTGGAACCGCCGATACTGCTCTGTATACGTACGTGGACGTTGAAATAACTCAACGTCTACAGAACGCCACTGATTTGAATGCCGCAATTAATGCGGAGATTGCCGACCGCACTAATGCCGATAATGCGGAGATTGTCGCACGCAATACTGCCGATATTGCTGAAACCGCCGCACGCACTACTGCCGATAATGCGGAGATTGCCGCACGCACTACTGCCGATGATGCGCTTGGGGGGCGAATCGATACTGAAGTCGCTGAACGTCTACAGAACGCCACTGATTTGAATGCCGCAATTAATGCGGAGATTGTCGACCGCACTACTGCCGACACTACGCTTGGGGGGCGAATCGATACTGAAGTCGCTGAACGTCTACAGAACGCCACTGATTTGAATGCCGCAATTAATGCGGAGATTGTCGACCGCACTACTGCCGACACTACGCTTGGGGGGCGAATCGATACTGAAGTCGCTGAACGTCTACAGAACGCCACTGATTTGGACACACGCATCACGACTCTGGATGCAGGAAATGTTAAGTTGACGGACGACCAAACTATAACGGGCCTCAAAACATTCGCAAATTCTGTCTATCTGGGTCTTCAAGATACCCACCATATTGAGGTTCGAGGACAATTGACATTTGACGGAAATGCACCAACGCCCGAGTTTGACAAAGGAATTCAAGTTCAAGGTAATGTGGATGTGACTGGTAATACTACTCTCACAGGCAAGTTCGCTGTTAAAAAGGATGTGACTCACCCATTCAAATTAGGGTTCTATTCGGAAATTCCTGCATACTTCAGCCGACGCGCATACGTTATGCCAGTTTCAAACACTGAAAACCTTAACAACACTGCTAATCCTGATTTTACCGAGTTTGAACTTGACGTTTACAAACCATTGTTACTGGATAATGGTATTGATTGTGATAACGTGCTGAGGGACCCAGCAGGGCCTCAAATTGTCAGTGACCACACTAGTAGTGGTAACGACGAGACAGTGAACTGTCTCAACCCATCGGTCGAACACAACAATGCAATTCACCGTGTGATTCGCCGCGCACAAGTTGCATCTGTAGGATATATTGAAGACCATGGGCGTGATGAGGTCATGTTTGCGATAAAAGTACTGTACAACACGCTTGGATTTACCGATGCTCAATTCGATTCAGTGCTTGCAGCGTACAGAGACGCAAAAGCTACGGATTGGATGGGAGCACATGCTGCAGGATGGGCGAATCACCAAGGCGAAAGTACACAGAAGAAATTTGCCGTCATTGAAACTGGTGTTGATTGCTCAGGCCAAACGGCTGGTGCGTGCACAGGCGGATGTGTCAATAACACCGCCGGCGATGCATGCGAGCCTACCACGGAACTATTTTAACACGTTAAATAAATATTAATCAAGTATCTTTTTACTCTAAAAATCACGTAAGAGTTCTAATATCACGTTAGGTTCGTGTTCAGCTATTTTAAGAGCATAATTCAGAATATCCTTGTGTTGAAGCATGTTGTCATCTTCTAAATTCGTGCGTTGGGACTGAATCAATCTGCGCCATTTTGGGTATTCTTTACTCTCGTGCGAGTGGAATATGTTGTGTGAACTGTGTGATTTCCATGAGTGACGCCTGGTTCGCGTTTTTGCCACAATTGAAGACGCATTATGTCTGTATGTCACTAATGAAGTGGGTTCTTTCCACCTACCTCGCTTGGTATGACTCGCTGATTTCCAGGACGGGACAGACGGCTTCGCGTTCGCTTCTTGTTCATGGTTGCGCTCTTTTCTCAGTGTGGACGAACCGGGCGCTGGTGCTTTCCATGACGGTATCGAAGGTGATGTTCTCTGCCATGTGTGTTTGGACCTTTCGGGGGATAATACAGCAGACGAATCAATGCCTGGTACGTCCCAGTGTTTTGCAGGAGGTGGTTTGGGTACCTCCCAGTGGCGCTTAGGTTTATCAGACAACGTTGACGGCATGCCTGGTACGTCCCAGTGTTTTGCAGGAGGTGGTTTGGGTACCTCCCAGTGGCGCTTAGGTTTATCAGACAACGTCGACGGCATGCCTGGTACGTCCCAGTGTTTTGCAGGAGGTGGTTTGGGTACCTCCCAGTGGCGCTTAGGTTTATCAGACAACGTTGACGACATGCCTGGTACGTCCCAGTGGCGCTTCGAATTACGCGACAACACGTTAGTTTCTGATTCTCCTGTATTCCAGTTCTTGTGCGTGCTTTCCCGAGAATGTTTTGACTTTCTAAAGTGGGAGGAAGGATTGCTGTGAACGTTAAAAAGCGAACCATGTTTCTTTTTCCTTGTTCTCGGGAGTGTCCCATCTCCGAATTTCATATCCGCCCACGCCGAAGTGTACGCGTGGAACACGTTTCTACGCACTTTCAAAACTTGAGCCAAATCACCACAGAAAACTTGAACCGAATGTACGTCTTTTTGTGCGATTTCTATGTCCCTGCGCAACGTTTCGAGCTGTACTTGGTTTCCAGTGTTTATTTCGAATTGTTTGACTGCATAGGGCAGCGTATCCACGAGCCTGTCTCTAACATGTGTATAGAACGAGAGTAGAGGTTTACAACCCGTGACTCCAGGGGTAGGCAAATGACTCACGTGCACGAGCATGGGCGGGGTATCTGCACTGATAACCAACGCCCCTGAGGTGGTCCCAACCCCCTTCATATCAAGATTGGGCGTGATAGGGAAACTTAGCATGCGGTATATATCAGATACTCGTCGATATCGTTGATGATAGTAATTAGCCCGTGAGGACGGGTGGCTCATTACGGCACCGGACGTGGCCAAGACATGAAGGCGCAGAAACGATAATCCTGTTGCGGCGGCCACGACTCTTTTCATTATGTGTTTATTCTGCAAATCGCGAGTAATTTTGTTTATGTGCTCATGGTCCGCATGTGTGGCTATTGTAGAGGTCAATACTAATGCTCCTGTTGCACTGTCGACTTTACAGTCGACCAGGATGACATCTTCTGGGGGAACGTACATAATTTGTGCCAAGTATAGCTCAAACTGGTCTGATTCAGCGTCCGAACATTTGACATTTGTTTCTGTGGATACGACATGAATCTCGCCATTAATGTCGGAATTGATGTAGTGTCCTTGAATGCGTGCTGTAACTTGTTGCTGACGTATGTTCGGCAGTTCATTGTGTAAACATTTGGTACTCGCGGTGTGAAAGGGTGGGCACACCGAAAGAGAGACTTGTAACGCGGCGTCGTTGCCCGCTTCGTCCGTCGCCCTGACCGTAAAACTGTAGGCGTGTTGAACATCGTGCACTGGCATGTGATTCATAGATACCGCTCCAGTGGTGGTGTTCATTGTAAACATGTCGTTTGGCGTTTCAAGTGCGTATGTCACTGAACCGTTTGCGTGACTCACATGGGCAACGTACACTGGGGTGGTCGGCCAATCTACAAATAAATGGTTGACATACGCTTTGTTTTCAGACAAAAATGTTACGGTGGCATTTGAAGCCGCATGTGTTGACTTGACGAGTGTGTACGTCTCGTTTGCGCCTAATAACACCTTGTATCCAATGGGCACCATGGGTTCTTGCATCAGATGACAATTTACGTAACGACACGTGGCAGCGTGGTTGAAATGTTCAGGACACGGTGGTGTCAGGGGATTGTACGCAATACATGGTATATTAATATGCGCCGATACAGAATGGATACTCTGTAACATCATCAATAACACCTGTAATAACATATATGACAGTTTCCCTTAATGCTTTAAAACTTATATACAGCTATTACGTTGACGCGTCACAAAGTCGAAATGAAGCTCCAAGTTGTATAAAGGTGTTGCATCGCGTTCAGTATTCATGGTCGGTTTTCACATGATTACGTCCATGTATATGGTAGGTGCCGTCAGTGCTGGTGCTGTAGCATATTACTTATGGCCTAAAGAGACGGAAATTAAAAAATAAATGCGATAACGTCAACCGTGGCTTTGAAATGATACAGTGTAAAATCACTTTTTTTTTTATTCTTCTGGTATAATAATTGTAGCTGCTTCTTCGAATATGGTTTCTACGTCATAAAAAGGATTGAGTAGATATAACTCACTGACTTTCACATTTACGCGCTCTGCAACGTTTTCGAAAACGTCGTTGTCTTGTGTAAGGACAAACCTTCCCACTAATTTGACTTGAATTCCCGGATTATTCTCCATGAAATGTTCCATGCTATAATCCCAATTTTTGAGTTTGTTCCCACTGGTGTTAATTTGTACGACACCGTCTTCAAAATAATATATTAAATCCCCGTCCGTATCTTGGTACACGTGTTGTTTTTTCATTGGTTGTTGCATATAATCTGCATCTTCAAAGGTCAATGTTTCTTCTTTCTTTTTCTTTTTTTTCTTTTTTCCTTTTTTTTTCGTTGTTGCGCTCGTTTTCGTTTCGCCGACGGACATAGCCTCCAAACGTTTGGTGATACCTGAGACACTGTTTCCGCCCAATTTATTTTCGGCCCAATCAAGGTCTCGTTGCGCCTTTTCCCTGTCGTAGGCTTCAAGAGCACCGTCCAATGTGCGGTTTAACATGGTAATAATGGCGACAGCCATTCTGTGTTTCGCGCTATACGTTCCGTCATATTTAATGTCGGATTCTTTCAAGTCTTCCTTTCGAGGTCCTCCTCGTTTTCCTTTTGCGATACCACCCCATTGGACCTGCATTGTTTCTGGTAGTACACAATACGCCGTTTTTATTGCGCCGCCCACTCTGATTTGTATCCAAAACTCAGGCGCTGAAAATGCCTTACCTAATTTCCGGTACGAATATGCATATCGTTCAAATGGCCAGCATTTTGTGTCAATTTGATTAATGTGGACACCTTGTGGCCACTCGTCAGGCCATTCGTACACTGTGGGAAAGTTGGATTTATGGTATTTGCTTGAAAACCATCTGATAGCACGCGTCATGTCATGGTACTTGATAATAGGGCGAAATGGTTTGGGAATGTCTACAGAGGCATCTGACCTGCCTGCTGTCGAACAAGTCGCCGTCGCGGCTTTTCTCCAACGTATAGTGTTGCAAGAAACAACACGAATTCCACGGTCGCGCGCGATGCGAAATTGCAAAAGGTCTTCAGCTGCTTGATACGCTGGATGTAAAATGGATTGTAAGCGTGGTGGTTTGAATAAACCGGCTTCGACAACATCCAAATCCATCATCCACATGCACATGGCGGATGGTGATTTTTTGAGAGGTACGTTCCATGATACAACAGGAGGCCCATTGTTCAAACAAACAATCCCAGCCTTAGTGATTGTACACACTCTGTCCATATACATCAACGCGGCCGCGTGCGTGATGACAAAGCGTGAATTACCCGGTGCCATCATCGAACATTCTTCCATGTCAAAAATTGTATTTCGGAATCTGTATTGGTCGTTTTCCGTAAATTCTTTTGCATTGCCTACAATTTTACCACGGCCTTCTTTGAGGGCCAAGAGACGCTGTTCCTTATCGGCCTCCGATTCATTTCCTTTTGGTTTGGAATTAAATGGTGGTATCTGATGTACAAAGGGAAATATTTGGTCGTCACCGATAATGCACCGGCGTCTGCCTTGTGGGGTGTCCCACTGTTCGTGTAAATATTGTGCCATTCGGAAACAGTAAAATTTGGAATCACCCGCTGAAAATCCTTGTTGGTTTGACAGACCCTCTAAATATTCGAGTTTGGGTCTGTCCGGCAACTGAATAAAATATGTATGTGGCGAAGCATAGCGTTTCACATATTCTTCCACTTGGGTTTGACGCACTATCAAGATAGTGGCCCATGTTTTGCCTTTGTCGGTTAGCTGTCCCATTGCATTAAAATGTTCGAAATACACACAATGGTAATCACACACACCTGGCCTTAACACAGTGCCCATGAAAAACGGCGGCACGTCCAAGTGCTTAAAGTGCTCCGGGTGATTGAGGAGACGCGTGTCAATCTTTAACACCTCTGTTGCGGAACCGCTGCCATATGTACTCACAACATCCCTATTTGCAAAGGTGACAGTGATAGGCGGCGAATCTACGGGCTCCTTAAATATAAGGTCTTTAAGAGGGGGCGTGGCGTTTTGATTGCGTTTCCATTGGGCGGTAAATGCTTTGCGCAACTGTTCCTCGTCGTAAATGGCCATTACCGGACCTTTAAGTTCAACGAATGCTCCCTCTACAGCTTTTTTCTTTGCTGTGGATTTCTTCATACCTTGTGCTTCATTATCGTGCTCTTTTTTCTGCACCAGTTGTTCGTATTTGGCAAAGTTGCCTTCAGGAAACACTGTTTCAAAAAAGACTCTTTCGAAATCGACGGTTCGTGGTTTACGCACCTTGGCTATGGCATCCATTTTTCGGGAAAACGTGTGAAAAGAGAATTGTACGTGATTCAAGTTGTAATGGGCCGCGTCCTTGTAAGCGAAACTGTTCGACTTGCACGTTTTATCTCCTCTATTCCAGTGTGGGCCATATTCGTCTTCCATATCCACCATAGGAAAATCTAACCACACCGCCTCTGCTTTGAGCCGTTCTTTTTCGTGCTGTATTTTAGATTCGTAATCGGCTTTGGATATGTCTCCATATCGTCCACACAAATCACCCTTGACTTTCGTGACATCGGTTTGTTCATCCGAACCACTCTGCTTTATCGCAAATGAGTTATTTTCGTTTTTAGGGTTGGTGGAACGGTCGTTGTCATCCATCCGAGCTTCTAACACACATACATCAAGATTTTTTTCAAGTGCAACTAACTGTGCATTTTCTGTAACGGAGATTTGTATCTGATTGTACTTGTAATTTTTTGTGTCACCAACTACATAATCTTCTGATATATGATGCGTTTGGACGGCGACACGGTGCAAATCGCATAGTTTGCCCTTCAGACCATCAATCCTACCTTTGAGTTCGTCAGGCGTAATCAGTTCAGTCACGGACCCTTCACACGCTTGAAATCGAATGTACTTGGGGGCATAGGTTGTGAACATCAACACTTGTATCAACGCTTCAACGCTTTTATAGGTTCGTTTGACAACGCATACGTTCATAGTCAATTCGTTCTGTATTTATGTGTAAGGAAAATGCCACCGTTCCTTTTCGAGTTGTCCCAGACATCGAAACAATCTCCGCGAACACCATTTTTTAATTTAAATTAAATTAAACGAGCACTGGCGTCACGAAAAAAAAGTTCAGGGCGACGCATTTTTAATTTAATTTAAATTAAACGAGCACCGGCGTCACGTAAAAAAGTTCAGGCCCACGCATTTTTAATTTAAATTAAATTAAACGAGCACCGGCGTCACGAAAAAAAGTTCAAGCCCACGCATTTTTAATTTAATTTAAATTAAACGAGCACTGGCGTCACGAAAAAAAGTTCAGGCCGACGTATTTTTAATTTAAATTAAATTAAACGAGCACTGGCGTCACGAAAAAAAGTTCAGGCCGACGTATTTTTAATTTAAATTAAATTAAACGAGCACTGGCGTCACGAAAAAAAGTTCAGGCCCACGCATTTTTAATTTAAATTAAATTAAAAACATGTTCGCTATCGTTTTGTGCATGTTCGTGAGTAGTGTTGTCGCACATGACTACAGAGTTATTAAAACGCCGCAAGCATACACATTTGAAGTGGTGAGAGGTTACGCAAGAGCATACTATGACGAAATAGATAACAAGTTAACTATCAAAGCCCATGGTTTTCTCAGAACGTGGAATCTGCCTGACGATGCCTTGGGCGAAAATGCGCGCATATTTCGAGAAACATTTGGAATTACAGTTGTTGTACCGCGCGCGCACATACCAAACCTCGATGGCGGCGAGGTTTTGAGGGGTACTGTGATTCGTTTTAAGGCCGCCAATGCGTGCTTAACGACAGACGGGACAGACCCAGTATGCGGAGCGTCGTCAAGTTGTGCGAATGGGCGTAAAATAAACGAATTTACTGTTGAAAACGACGAAACGTTTGTGAAAATACGTTCTTGCGACGTGCCTAACGTCTTTGCACAAACGCACTATTCGGCATATGACAAGGATATTGTTGTTGAAGACGTACTTGAAATCGACCAAGTTGAGGATATAAGTGGGATGGGTCAAGGATGGTTCGACCGTCACGGCCGCGAAAGAGATTATTAAGTGATGATTATTTAAGTATTTTAGTAGATAGGGTTAACATTTCTTCGTCTGATAATTTTTTTTGGCTGTACAAGGGTAGAATGTCCTCCGGGTCATGTTCAAGAAACTGAAACAGATCCATCATATTTCGAGCTTCGTCTGCTTCGTGGTGTCTCCCCATGAAATCGCGGCGCGTGATGTAAATGTGAAAGGCGATGAGCGACGGCAACACGTGGTCCGACCGCACCGTCCGCCAGAATTGTACGTGCTTGGCGTATGACGGTTCGCCGTAGGTCTGGCCCACGTGCTCCAGCAACTCCATGTCCTTCTTGCGTATTTTCAGATTTAGATTCGCGATTGCGGGGTGTGTCAACGCCAAGTACATCATGTGCGCAGTCTGGTGGTCATGGTAACGATACGCCTGTTCCATCACGTCCCTAAAGAACCGGAAACTGCGCAGCACGTGTCTCTTTTTGACTCGTTTGCGGTCGCGTGTCAGTATAAGTCGAATGGTGTGCAGTATACCGGCTTCGAGACGCTCGCGTATATCTGGTCCACAAAAATCAGCGGCGAGGGCCTGCGTCGATTGTCTGCATTTGCAGACGACGTCGTACAAACGGTCGTCGTATTCGGTGTGGAACAGATGGTACACCAATCTTCGCGCCCAGTTTGGCGACCTCCGCCGCCCGACGTCACTCAGGTAGAGTCTGCGTCCTTCGTCGGACAAGGCGCGACTTCTCATTGGCAGGACACGCGCCTATTAAATAGTCTTTTCGCGTGGATTCATTTGACGGCGTGGAACATGGTATATAGACCCGTGGGTGTACATTATACATGAAATTAAATTTTTCTGAGTGTTTGGTCCTCGGTTTGATTATGTTAACCACGTGTTCGACCTATATGTTGCACGTAGATTACCCAGGGCACGACGACGCGCCCAAGAAGCGGTTTAAGCGCGGCGTTGTGAATCCCCCACTGCCGCCGCTCGATGCGCCTACAACGCCGCCTCCGCTTGCTTCCCCGCCCGTAAAGAAGAAACCTTCACTGTTGTTGCGCAATAAACAAGACCTCCGTCCGAGTACATCACAAGACGAAAAACCGAGCGTCGCCGTCGCTGTTCCCACCCACAATCGAATCGGATATGTACAGTTGACGTCGAAAGCACTGCGTGGTACCATTCCCGCCAACGATGTGTGGGTTTTCGATGACCAATCCGACGAATACAAACACAAAGATTTGGCGTCCTGGTATGGAACGGAACATATTTTCATTGCAAAACGACGTTTGAAAGCTGATGCGATGGCGCGACATATTTTAGAATGGTTTGTGAGTTCTCAGTATGATGTTTTAGTGCTACTTGACTCTGATTTGGTGGTGGCACCCAACTGGCTTGACTCTTTGCACGATGGTTTGCGCGACTCCAAGGGGTTGCTTTCGCTGTACAGGTCGGGCGCGCCGAAACACAGGTCATTGCGCTGTGGCGGCGTGTTATGCGAACAGCCTTCTATGGGCAATGCTGGCACTGTGTGGCGGCGTTCGATTGCCGAGAAAATGCTCTCTGAAATGCCTAATCGCGACGGTGGGTTTGATTGGGGATGGTCAGAGTGGTGTGTGAAAAACAAGATTCCAATGGAGACGTTGCTGCAATCGGCTGTCTTGCATATAGGTATGTATGGGTCCTGGTCGCATGAATCGTCCGCTGAAAAATCGGTGGGATTTCCGATGCAAACATTATCGGTGGATGTGCGTCAACGTGCTGAGCATTTTTTGAAAGGCGCGAAACCAACTGTCATAGCACCATCGGAACCTACAAACAAGAAACTACTTAATCCTAACCATGATGACAAGTCGGGTGATATATACAAGGACGCCTCCAAACCGAATAAAATTGTCATTCCAATTGTGCAGAGTGTAAGTAGTGAAGGTCAACCTATACATATCAACGGAGGTAAAAAACGCATAGCATGTGATGTTCCGTGTTTTTGGTCCAACTCTGGTGGTATAATCAAAACAATAAAAATTGATGAACTCGATACAACGATAACTATGTCAATGGAAGGAGAACAATATTATCCTTCGTTGAAACTATCAAATCGGCGCAAAAAACATTTGATTGCTTCCACGCGTTTCGATTCGGATATTCCAATGCCGTATTACCATTGGCCTTGGACATTGTACACCGATAAAACACCAATGGGTGATGATACATGGTCGAAAAACTATATACAGACTCCCCACATTCCATTTTTAAAGGTGAAAAAGGCTGCGGTGTTTATCGCTCGAAATTGTGGTTCTAAATCAAATCGCGAAGATTTAGTAACATCATTAATGAAATTAATGCCCGTTGATTCCGTATCATCTTGTTTGCACAACTTCGACCTTCGTGACACATCTAAAAAGGGCCCAATGATGCAAAAATATGCTATGTATTTTGCATTTGAAAATCAACGTATTGACGATTACATTACGGAGAAATTGTGGGACACTTTTCGCGCTGGTGTATTACCTGTGTACTTTGGCGCACCGAATATCCGGGATCACGTACCCGAACATTCTATTGTCAACGTGGATGATTTTACATCTCGTGAAGAGCTGGCGAAACATTTGAATGACATTTTGAACGACGAAGAGTTGTATAATTCGTATCATGCATGGCGTTATAAACCTTTGCCAGAATGGTTTATTCGCAAATATAATTTTACACATGTACATTCTGCATGCCGTGTTTGTCGTTGGGCTTCTGCCAAGTTACGTGGATTGTCCTGGGATGCTGAACAGCAGCAAATATCTTATATTTCACCCTCTACTTCGGTATCTGCTACTTCGGCGACGTTCGTTAGTAACATCGGATTAACATTGTACCGATTAGGTTCGTATAATCTTAAGACTATCAACGTGGTTGGCTCTGGTCTAATTAATATTCTTACCCGACAACATTATGGATTATTTCAATATAAAAACGAGGGGGAAATATCATTTCATTTCGAGAACGGCGATTCCCCATTGTGGATGACAGTCAATGGAAATGCAAAAATTGTAAAGACTGTTAAAATGAGAAATATAGTACGTGTTGAATGGCCCAAACGTACACTTAAATATTTGACACGTACTTCCGATTTGGGCCAAATCACATTGTGTACACAGTTAACGATAGAGCGTTTGGAAAGACTGGTTCATCTTTCAAAAACATGGTTGGGGCCAATATCGGCTGCTATTTATGTCGGTTATCGTACACAAGCGGCCGACGACATTCTCAAAATTCGTTCCGCATGGTTTGGCGAAAGTAATATGCAAACATGGGTCGATATACACTTGGTGTACGCCAAGGGTAAATCATGGTTCAGTTTTACTGACATCAAAAATCCCTATCCGGTAAATCTAATGCGTCAAATATCTGTTGAAAATACCAATACTGCATTTGTTCTATATATCGAAGCAGATATTCAAGTTCAGGACAATGCCCATGAAAAAATTATGGCGATAAACCGCGACGGGTATTCCGAAAAATCAGCGTTTGTTCTACCATTGTTTTCATCTTCAACTGTACCTACACAAGTACAATCATACTCCAATTTCAAACCTATAGGATATCAATCACATCAAGGATTAGCATATTCTAAATGGAAACAGACATCTGATATAATGACATATCGTGGAAAGACTTCAATCCCCGGAGAACCCTCTAAAATAAATAACCAAGAACCCTATTTCGTGGTGCGTAAATCTGTAATGCCTGCTTATGATGTCTTGTATTGGAGTATGATTGGCGATAAAGTACAACATATCAATGATATGAGTGATTTTGACTTTTATGTACTTCCCGGATGTTTTTTGGTGGATACACCTTCCGTTGGTATGGGCGCCCCATGGCTCACAAAAAGTTCGTCGTATAGAAAGTTTGTAAGTTCGATGCATTTGGTCACAATTTCTGAAAGAGCAGCCAAAAAAAGTTCCGTAATAACTCCGGAACATAATAGATTACCGGAAAAGCCTGATAATCGTAAAAATACTAATTCTATAACACCAAAGGACATACTCTGGGTGATTCCCGCGTTCAAACGCGCGTGGTCTCTCGACCTCGTATTAAAGTCTTTGGCTTCACAATCCAAAATATTAGTCTCCAAAGATGCGGACTCTGATGAGATTGATGCAGTATTGGGAAAGTATTCCGCGGATGTCATTTCCCATCCCTGGTCCTGCTCGAGGCATCCCAATCAATTCCCGGCCAAGGACGAATCGCTTAACGAGAATTATAAGGGCGATTCCTACGGAAATCCACGTTCGCCATGGGCCACCTGTCTGAAGCACCACTGGTGGTGGATGATGAAGCAGGCGTGGGCTCGTAATCCAGAACGCGTGTGTGTGCTCGAGGACGACACAGTGATACATCCGCAAGCATTTGAGTGGCTTGCAAGACAGTCAGACAATGTAAAACTGACACCAGAGCAGATTGCAGTACCATGGTGTATGTCTGCAAAGGAGTGGCAGGCGATTGACTCAAAGACATTTTGCGAACATGACGATTACAATTGGGATCAAACCATTGCATGGATGAAAGAGCATGGCCATGGGCCAAATGAAGCTGTGGTACCTTCTGTGTCGTTGTCCATGCACGTGGGTGATTGTGGTGGGTGGGATGCTGGTGGGCGTGATAAAGCATGCACATCAGAGCAAATTGTAAAGATTCGCGCCAATGTTCAACATTGGCTTGGGAAACCAGTAGCTGTTAACACTATCAAAAAAAAGTGGTTGACGGCGCATAGCAAGCCTAATGGTGGTTGGGGACACCCTAAAGATTGGGCGCATTGTATGGGGAATGACAATTCACCAAAATATGTTGTCGTCATCCCGTCTGTCAAACGAAACAATGACGAATACCTCAGAAAAACATTGGATTCTTTGGAAAAGGCGAAACCTGCTGATGTTTCAGTTTTGCTCATAAATGCTAATCAACCGGCTGAAGAGCATATATACTTACGCGATTGGTGTTCTTCTCATGAAAAATACAAGTGTATTAACCCTCCAAAAGTACCAGAATCATTGATACGCGATGTTATTTCGAACGATAAACGTGGCGATACCGAACATTTTTTGCGATGGAGAACGACAGAAACAGAACATGCGCTGTTTGGTCTTCGCGAAGCTCTAAAACTCAATACAGAATACATAATATGGATGCAAGACGACGTAATTGTAAACAAAGACTTGTTTGCATCATTGGTAAACGATGATATCATGTGTTTGCGAGATGGCAAAGATTATTGTGGTGCTGTGGCCTATCTATTTTCACGGAAATTTGTATCAGAATTGATTCCGAAAATAGAAGCAAATAAGTTAACTATGCCCATCGATTGGATTATTTTCGACCCCAGGCCACCCGAAGCAAAACACCAGGTTCCGAAGCGCATTCCTCTGGCCCATCACATTGGCAAGGTGTCTACGAAACACCATTTAAACGCACTCTCCGTACACGAAAAACATCATGACGAATACTCATTAAGCGAACATCATCGTCTGAAAAGATTTAAGCATGGTCCGGAACTCACGGGAGATGCTCTTAAACGCGTGCTCCTCAATGTTCTTAAACATGTCTCGGAAGTAATGCAGTCCTGCAATACAGAATACATTGTATGGGCCGGAACTTTGCTTGGGGCTTTGAGACATCACGGCTTCATCCCATGGGACAATGACGTCGATATTCTGATAAAGGCATCATCCGAAAAATCACTTTTGAACTGCATCGAAACGCGGGACGAGATGCCATTTACATGGATTATCCGTCATGGAAAACATAGCGATATCATCCCGATAAAAGTGGTGGACAAGAACTCTGGATACTATGTGGACATCTTCATGTGTTGGGAACAGGCTGACGGGACATGTGAATGGCGATTCAGTGCGCCTATTAACTACTACCCTCTGAAAGATTTGTTTCCCTCAAAACCTTGCATGTTTGACAATTTAGTAGTTACGTGTCCATCAAAGCCGCGCGCTGTTCTTGAAAGAACGTACAAGTCGTTGGACGTTCCGGCTACATACGCACCCGTTCCGACGTTTTCGGATGTAAAATGGGCGACTACGAAGATTATCCAAACCTCAGACCTTTTCGCTGCCATCGATTACAACGCACCGGAAAACACAGGCCCGTGGAAGCAGGGATGGGAATACGATTACGACGGACGTTTTAAAGATGGCCTTACCGTGCACGTCGTCCCTCATTCCCACAACGACCCTGGGTGGATTAAGACGTACCACACTTATTACTCAACACAAACAAAGCATATTCTGGATACTGTGGTTGCCGCATTGGTCGAAGACCCGCGTCGCACGTTCATATGGGCCGAGATATCTTACTTTTCACTGTGGTGGAATGATGCTTCGCCACAGCAAAAAGAACAGGCCAAGCGTTTGGTCGCGGAAAAACGACTCGATTTTGTCACTGGTGGGTGGGTCATGAACGACGAGGCATCTGTCACTGCACGTGCCACGCGATGGCATCTTCAAGAAGGGCGCGAATGGCTTCAAAATACGTTTGGTGTCACGCCACAATACTCGTGGGCCATTGACCCGTTTGGTCATTCTGCCGGCCAAGCACAAGTCCTCAAAGAACTAGGATACAAAGGAATGCTCATCCAGCGCGTGCATTACGCCGTCAAAAAGCAGTTGGCACAAAAACAACAACTTGAATTCCAGTGGCAAACTCCCGCAGGAGACATCTTCACGCATATGATGCCCTTTTACTCTTATGATGGTCCTCATACATGTGGTCCTGACCCATCTATATGCTGTCAGTTTGATTTTGCACGCATAGGAAAGGGTAAAACGTGGACAGGATGTCCGTGGGGTAAAATGGCAGTCGAAATCACTGAACAAAATGTCGCCGAACGGTCGAGAACATGGCTGGACCAAGTGTACAAAAAAGCCATGTTGTACCGTGGAAAGAATGTCTTTGTACCAGTGGGCGATGATTTCCGCTATCAATCCATGGACGAAGCCCATAAACAGTATCGTAATTATCAGAAGATGTTCGATTGGATTGAGAAAAACATACCTTCGGTCAAAGCTTCGTTTTCGACACTGACCAAATATTTTGATGCACAGCGTCAAACAGAGGTTCCGAGTCTCCAAGGTTCTTTCTTTCCGTACTCGGACCGCGAAAAGGATTACTGGACCGGGTATTTCAATTCGCGTATTTTTTATAAAGGCTACGACCGTCTTCTCGAATCGTTGATTGCGGCGGTAGAACGCAAATGCCCGTCAGAGAACATTCATTCGGAAAAAAGAGCTCTGGGGTTGTTTCAACATCATGACGGCATCACAGGGACCGCCAAGTCGGCAGTTGTTCAGGATTATTACCAGACAATGCAAAAAGCTGTCGAAAGTTTGCGTTCCAAATTAAAAGGGTGTCTGTCTATCACGGAAAGCGTGCTGATGAATCCGCTGTCTATAGATACGCCTACGATGAAAGCAGATGATATTCGACCTCTTGAGGAAGATGTCTGCGTCAACAAGAGAATAGATTTTGAAAAGGTCCGCTTCGACGAACACGGCATATTGATTGAAATCGACCACACACCGGTTCACGAAACACTTGTATGGCGGTCGAATACAGCAGGACCTGGCGTGGCGGGTGCATATTTGATGTCTGTCACGAGTGTGAGAGACGTATTAGTGTCGACATCTCACAGCACGTGTTCCACCAAGTATTACAAGCAGATGGAAACGGTATTTGATTTGGTCACCCGACGTGTACGCGTCTACAACGATGGCACTCTTGAAATTATGTATTCGGTGGACATTCATGCCCGCAATAACGGTGAGTTGTGGGCAGTGTACAAGCCCGAATGGACAGCAGAACGATTGTGCTCGGATGTCCATGGTTTAACGTGGGAATGTCATACAGAAAGGAAGGACGCGCCTTTACAAGCCAAGTTTTGGCCGATGCCGACAATGGCATGGCTGGCCTCGTCATCGGAAAGATTGACGTTTACAGGCGCACAACCAACAGGTGTTGGGTTTCATGAGGGGGCATTGGTGCTTATGTTGGATAGACGCGGGGACCAAGACGATGCGCGTGGCCTTGGACAGGGAATAACGGATTCAAGACCCGTAGATATGCGTTTCGGCGTGTTGGTGGAAACGGAAAGTTTGAAAGAAAAGGCGTCGGAGAAAGCGTTGTCAATACGAAATTGGATGTTAAACCCAGAAATAAAATTAGTATAAGCATGTGTATTTAAATTTGAAATGTTCGCTGTTGTATTGGCTGTTTTAAGTTGCGTGGCTTCGAATTTGATTATTCGCTATACGACCGAACATTATACATACAATGTGGCTTTTATCTTGCTCATGATAGAATGTGTAAAATTACTTATTTGTGCCTGTGTGACGCGTTATATCAACCGTGAACAACCGTTTCAAGTGCGTTGGGGGTTTATCGTCAACGCTGGTCTGTATTCAGTGGTTAATTTTCTAACGTATCAAATCACATCGATGATTGAACCGTCTATCTATTCAGTGTTGATTCAGCACAAACTGATTTGGGTCGTTGTATTCTCGTTGATATTATTGAAAAAGTCGTTTAGTGTACAGCAATATATTTCTCTCATAGTCGTGTGTGTTGGATGCATGCTGGTGAAAATGTCTAATGTCGATGGTGACATTTCTGCTGCGGCCATATGTCTAATTGTTTTACAAGGCATTTGCTCGTCCTTGGCTTCTGTGTGGATTGAAAAAATGATGAAAGTGGACGACCGCCCGAAAGTGTCTGAAGACGAGTCTAGACAAAAGCTCTACTGGTTTTTATCAGACTCGTTTCAGATGTACATGTTTGGTGTCCCCATTTATTTGGTGGGTTCGTTTTCCGCGGACCAAAGCATCGATATTCCCATGAGTTTGGGGTTTGCATTGGTCGCGGTCGGTGTTTTACAAGGATTGGCGTTGGGGGCTGTTTTCGTGTATCATTCGTCCGTCGTGCGTTCGTTGGTGGCGGCCGTGGTCATCGTGTTATTGGCAGTAGAACACGGTGTGTATTCCGTGGAAATTGTTTCGGGCATTACGATGGTTGTTTTTGGAGTGATAGGTTGGGTCTATAAAAAAAACCGAGACCTTTCGGGTTGAATATAACTGTTTAAAAGTTCTTCATAAATTCTATTTTTGTCTGTTCTGGTGTTCGAATAGGTCTCGGTAAATCGATATCAGGGTCGGGGGCATTGACGTCCAATACAATCATATGTAAACCATTTTTTATGTCTGCCAAATGCTTTTCAATGTCTTCCAGGCGATTGACTTGCGTGGCAGAGTGGTATCCAAGCGTCAACGCTAGTGCTGTCAAATTTGTATTTTCCATCCCAGTGTCTTGATTTCCTACAGACGCATGCTTGCCGTTGTTCAGAACGACATGTAACATTTTTCGAGGATTCGCTTGGACATTTGTTAAAAGATTGCCCATGTGCATAGCTATAGAACCGTCACCATCCACGCAGACAATCGGTTGTTCAGTTTTACGTGAAATGGTTGCAGCTATGGTAGACGCATGACCCATAGAACCGACAGTCAAAAAATCAACTGTTTCATCTTCGACATTTTGACGAGCATTCAGTAAAAGACGCCCGTTGAAGCCAGTGGAAGCAACAAATTTGTGTCCGTTTGAATGTTTGACGATTTCTTCAAATACGAATTCTGTGGACAATTTATGTTGGTCGATTCTGTTCTGTTCGGTGAGCGGCCTGTACTTTTCGAACGTTCCTTTGCGCACGATAATCGCGTGCTGCGAACCGATGGATTTGAAATACGCTGGCAATTGTTCTTCGTACTTTGGAAGAATGGACCAAGGCATGTTGATGGCGTCCAGTTGGTCTAACATGCAACGTCCTTGTACCATGTGCTGGGGTTCGTCTGAGGATTCTCCACGCCAACCAATCATCATGCAGAAAGGTATTTTGTACACATCGGAGTGAGTCAATGACAGTAGAGGATTCATACAATTACCAAGACCCGAGTTCTGTAAGAAAACCATGGCTGGTTCTTTTGTCGCCATGTAATGTCCAGCTGCTGCGGCAATAGCAGTGCCTTCATTTGCAGTTATGAGATTATCTCGTTTGCATTCATTGGATAAATACGAATTATAATCTTTGAGCAACGAGTCTGGTACGCCAAAATGTTGTTGAATGCCAATTTTCTTGAGTTGTTTACGAAAGACAGAACTGCGAAGCATTTGACAGACGTTAGGACTATTTATATGGGATTCTTCGTTCTTAACACGGATTTACTATAAATATGTGCGGTAATAATTCAAGATGCTAAAGCTTCTACGCAAACCGGGTCTCACCTTTTTCATGGAATGTCACAGCGGCCTGTCGGCAAAAATAGCGAAAGAAGCTGGTCACGAAGCACTGTGGGCTTCAGGTCTTTCTATGTCGGCGTCTAGAGGTGTACGTGATGCGAACGAACTTTCTTGGACCCAAGTGGTCGATTCATGTGACGAAATGGTTCGCGGCGGCGGTCTACCATTGCTCGTAGATGGCGATACGGGCTACGGCAATTTTAATAATGCGCGTCGTTTTGTGAACGCGTGTGAGCAACGTGGTGTTGCCGGCGTGTGTTTTGAAGACAAGTTGTTCCCCAAACAAAATTCTTTTGTGTTGGGCGAATCACAAAAACTTGCTGATGCGAAAGAGTTTGGTCTCAAGATTAAAGCATGTAAAGATGTTGTTAAATCCGACGATTTTGCCGTAGTTGCGCGCCTCGAATCTTTTATTACCGGTCTTGGCCTTGACGACGCATTGCAACGCGCGACTATTTATGAAGATAATGGTGCCGATGCTATTCTGTGTCACAGTAAAAAGGAAACGGTCGAAGACATCGAGGCATTCATGTCGAATTGGAAAGGAACTGTGCCCATTATTATTGTTCCGACGACGTACATCGACACGCCCGTGTCCAAATTCGACGAGTTGGGCGTCAAAGGCGTGATTTGGGCAAATCACCAACTGCGTTCTTCGACACTGGCCATGCAACGAGTGTGTCGGGATTTGGCACAAAACCATAGTATCAAAGATTCGCCCATGGTTTCTGTCAAAGAAATATTTCGTTTGCAGGAACAGGATAAATTAAATGAGGACGAAAAAAAATACGAATAATACTATAAATATGTACTATATGTTTAACCTAAATGAAAGTTGGTTTTATTGGTCTGGGTCAAATCGGGTTCCCGATTGCAAAACGTCTGGGCCATGCAATGCCATTGAACGTCTGGAATCGCACTGAAAAAAAAGTCAGTGAACACAAAGATGTTATTGGTCGAAATTCCATTCCAACCATCTTGGAAGACATGTACAATACAGATGTCGTGTTCACTTGCTTACCTTCTACGACAGAATCAGGTTCTATGATACGCAAACTCGCCACAGAGTCAACGGTTCCCAAAACATTTATTGATTTGAGCTCCGGGCGTTTTCAAGAATCTCGTCAAATAGCACAAGACATTCAACCACATACCTACATAGACGCCCCCATTTCAGGAGGTCCGAGAGGAGCTGCTGCCGGAACATTGACGTCCATGGTGGGCACAGAGTCGTTAAAAACGGACATACAAGAATTAATTGAAATATACTCTAAAAAAATTGTCTGCTGTGGTGGTGTTGGAAATGGCAATGCTATCAAGTCGGTCAATAATTATTTAAATGTGTCGCATCTAATGTTGGCCTCTGATGCCCTTCTCGGGTTAAAAAAACAAGGTGTTGAGCCAAAAATAGCATTGGAAGCGATTAACGGTTCATCGGGGAGGTCTTTACAAACACAACAACGAATACCACAAGATGTGCTGACAGGAAAGTACGATTACGGATTCAAATTAAATTTGATGTCGAAAGACGTGTTGAATGCAGCTCCCATATTAAAAAATGGACATTTTTACGAATGCATGTCAAAAGTATTAACACCGCATTCCTTTTGCGAAGAAGATTATACATATATCGCGAAATTTATTGAAATGCATCACAATGAAAAATTTTGAGTATATACGTTACTTTGAAAATAACAAATGCCTACTGTTTTTTTACCTATGTGTGCAGACATGTTTCATATCGGACACGTAAACATTCTTAAAACCGCAGCATCTCACGGTACTGTCACTGTTCTGCTCATGACAGACGATGCCATGGCGTTGTACAAACGTTCTCCACTAATTACATACGAACACCGCCAAGAAATATTGATATCCAATCAGTATGTTTCAAACGTATTACCTTGTGACGGACCCCAAACATATGGCTCAATGGTATCAAAACACCGGCCCGATTTTTTCGTGCATGGTGACGATTGGAAACACGGTGTGCAAAGTCAACCCAGATTAGATGTGTTTAAAGCCATGGAAGCCTATGGTGGTCGTTGCATAGAACCTGCTTATACAAAAGGCGTTTCATCAACGGATATTCAGTCAAATATGGACAAAACAACTCTTAAAAAGCATGGCGTATTGGTACAGACTTCCATGAATGACTTGAAGCGTACAGTGCCCGTTGTGGCGTCAGAGATGGGCGTAGATGTAGACGTCTTGGCGTCCATCATTCATGGTTCTATTACAAACTCAGAAATGATTGGACGGATTGTTTCAAAAATGAAACATATGTACCCGATTAATGCGCGCCATATTACTTTAACGACGGATACCAGTAAAGGTGGCATGTGGCATATGTCTAAACAACAATCTGAAACGTCCGCACGCATTTTTAATCGCACAAATGCAAACGGAGAAACGAAACCCTATTACAGGTATATGGATACTGCGACATCCGCATTGGCACCCTTTAAACCAGAGCTCATCGAAATTCTAACTGTTGTTCAAGACAACGAAGCGATGAACCCGTTGGTGGTCATGAACAAAGGTCATTTACTCACGCAACAGACATTTTTCATCGGTCCTGTAAACTTTTATTGTACTGTCCAAGGAGTTCGTTATTGTAAGCCTATGAATACAGGCGATTCGTGTCTTATTACACCGTATGTGCCCCATTCATTTACGAAAAGAGACCCAGATGCTTATGCCGCTATTGTCGCGGTCACATTCAGTGGAAATGCCAGAGATGTTTTGCCCGAATTAATGCATTTAAACGCCGAGAAATGTTTGACACAAGCTGGAAACGCGCGCACACCTGGTGAAACAAGACGAAAACGCATTGAGCGTTACGCCGAATTGCGTGGGATGACACTTCAAGATGTTCAAATGGCTCTTGAAACGATGCCGATGGATGGAAATCGACAGTTCATCCCGCCTGTACTCCGATTGCAACAAGAAAATGAGTGCATCTCTGATATGTTGAATGTTCCAGAAAACACGTTTGGTCTGCACCCACTCATCAAAGAAAACGAAGTGACGTATGCCAGTCGTGCAAATTCTACGAAAGAGAAATTTTCATTGGCTAGTGCGTTGCATATACCAGACACTGGTGGCTATGATTGGCATTTTTCTGGAATCCGTGATTTTGAAGCGGGATTCTTCTCCTATATCTATAATTATGGTGATAATGCAGTATCATTTAACGAGGTATCTGTCGGAACAGGTGCGTCAATCGTCGTAAAACCATTTACACACGTACGCGTAACTCCTCAAGGAGATGCAAGGCTGGTGGTTGTCCATGTCGGTGGATGGGTTTCTGAACAACTTTTGAACGAGATGTCAACTTTTGCGACAGAAGGGCGTCAAAGGATTACATCAAACTCTACTAAATGGTGGTAACACGAATAAAAATTATATGAGTTAGCCAAATCTTGAAACATTGCGACCTGCATATGTGGTGCACGGTTCTGATTGGAAAACTCATATCATGAAGAGACACCTACTTTTGTATCTTAAAAAATTATAACAGCAACTATAACTGACGAAAAGGCAGCAGATTTACGGGGTAAAATAGTACTTATCAAAGCAGCCGACCCTGGGTACGACTGGCTTTTTTCAAAAGATATACCGGGATTTATTACGTGTTATGGTGGTGCAAATTCGCACATGGTTATTCGAGCAAATGAATTAAATTTGCCCGCAGTGGTTGGCATTGGTGAAAAAAAGTTTCGTGAGATTAAACGTCACAAAATTGTTATATTAGATTGTAAAAATAAAACATTAAGTAAAATTTAAATCAATGAATTAAGATATATTTTTCAACATTATATTTAGTTGTGCCAATGCCAATGGGTTCCGAACTCCACCAGGAAGTTTGTCAATAACGCCGCTTTCTTTGTTTACAAGTGACTGCAGTTTGGCTTTCATTTTTGTTATCCACCCATGCGTTTTGTGAGTGGATGCCCAGTATGGCATATCTAATTGTTTTAGCCCTAATGGTGTTTTCCAACTCGGTCCATATTGAATGTACATGCGTTGGGGCGCGTTCTTATGACACATCAATTCGACGGAATTCATTCGACACGAACACAAATCTTCTGGTGTCGCCCGATGCGACATCTCATCCGAAATCCAATCGTCATATAGCAGGTGGACTTCAGGACATCCAGGGACCTTCCAATGTACTTCACGGCCACTTCTATGTAATGTACCTGAAGTTATTTCATTCTTCAGTTTTTCAAGTAACATTTTTTGAGGCATGTCCACATAAATATCAAGGTCTCCGTCTTCGGATATGTATGCACTTTGCCTTACAATACCAAGCTCCGTTCCAGAACGTGGGAAATATACTACGCGTAAACGTGCGAGCGCTTCAAACAATTGTGTGTGAGAATCGTAACATGAATGTTTCGCTTGTTCTTTCTGACCAAAAGAACACGCAGGTACAATATGGTTCTTAGGCCGTAGTACTTCTGACCATTTTCGAGTGGGTAAATCAGTGTATCTGCGTTGCGGTGTACTATGCCACCATCGAACACAGGTATTTTTCATGCTATATGCGCCTGCGTCAGCCGTTCGAAGACACGTCTCGCAACGTGGAAACGGCCGTACCATACGAACTTTTTCTGCATACTCATTGTACCATTCTAATGTATCAAATCTAGAGTCTGGCAAACACGGGCCAAGTGGAACAGCTGGTGCGTGTCCCGATGGAAGTGCGTATGAATCAGCCGATGAACCCCTTCCCGATGTTTTTTTAATTCTGACAGTGGTTAACACATCATCTCCCCATTGTTTCTTTAATATATCAACCGCGTTATTGGGGATCGGGACCGTATAGTCATAAAAGTCAACATGTTGAATAGGGTAAATATCATCATCGTGCAACAACAGAGCAAATGACGATTTTGGTTTTGAATTTCTGAACGCGCGCCAACACATGGCATAAATATAAGACTTATCATATTTCCATTTGTAAAAACTGGAAAAATCCACAACCAATGTATCTTCAAACCATAATTCGCCACCATTTGCCTGTTCTACATCCATTCCAAGTGTCGTCTTATAAAAATCTATTGTTTTGGCAGGACTTGCACAATGCCGTTTTACATAAGCAGACAATGATATATAAGGCTTCCACGTATAAACTCCGACTTTCGGGTTATTATTCAACTTGGTACATGATTCACTGTCCAATAAAGCGTCAGGGTCTATGTCGTAGCCGGTTTGATATTTTGTTCCGCCAAAATCAATCCACCCACGATGACGCAATGCGGAAATCAACGTACCGTCGCGTAAAACAGGTCTGTAACCTAAATCTTCTAACGCGCGTAACCCACCGACGAAATGTTTGGCCTTGAATCTTGCCGTGTTGGAAAGTGCCGCGTTTTGAGCGGCTGTTCTTTTCGAACTTCTCTTTTTAAATTCAGGCAACCATTGTTTTGTTGGTACCGATTTTTGCATGGCTACATCTCCAGTGAACTGAGAAGATTCTGGCAAACTCATGAAAAATGTGTCCAAGTTTTTTTCGAGATACTTTTCCGGCCCGAGCGGTTTGTCTTGTTTCAATTCGTCCGATGTGTTCAATTCACTCACATCCTTCCATTTTAGTTGAACGCCGAACAATTTTTCCATCGAGTCCCAAAACCATTTTATTTGTTTTTTATATTCAACAGGGTCCTTCGAAAAACGGTCATTGACATTCAGAAACATTGGCTTGGTGCGAATGACTTTCTCAAAACCAACCTTCGATATTGAAACTTCGTCCCATAAGGAGCCACGCTTACTATTTATGTTTTTGTAGACGCCGCGTTTAGAAGTAATCAAATTAGAATCCCACACTCCCAATATATCTTCCTCTTGGGAATTGCGTTTGTCGTTAATAGAGTTTGTTTGAGAACTAAAACGGCCCTCCTTGTGTGATTCAACAAATGCATACCAATCTTTGTAAGTTTCAGCCAACTCTGCCGCATATGATTTCAACATTGGATACATAAAATGTGGCATGGGCGCGGCCGATGTTGGAACCTTACCTTTGAAGACTTCCGGTTTGATATATATGCGGTGGTGAACGCCCATGATCCCATCTGACCATGTAGGTTTGGCACGCCAAGAAAATGGTTTGCCGTCACTGGTAAAAAAATCAAGCGGTGTCACAGTTCTACCTAACATAATATCATCTTGGGTAGATATAAAATGTTCAGATAACCCCGGAATTCGATGCATCATAGTGTACACAGCCATGCTGTTTTTTGTAGGACAATGTCCCATATAATCGCAACGATTTACAAACGTCACATTAATATTTGATGGCAACTTATAAGGACATTTTTGATTTCCATTAACCAAAATGAAAATTTTACGTATCCATGGCGCGTTCTTCGAGATGGATATCAATTGCCAATATATAGAGTGGTCACCAGTGCGTGTACGTTCTATTTCTTTCGACGGTGCCGACCCTAACGACGACGGAATAACTATATCGATTTTTTTTTTCCAATTGTTCTGAGACTTTATGTTATCATCAGGTTCATTTGCCGTAACTTTCAAATGTATCGTACCATACTTATCCACAGATTTATCCACAGATTCTTTTTTCAAATCGTTCTCAGACTTCATGTTTTTAGTAATGTGGTCATATTCATCCAACGTTGTATAACATTCTCGCATTTTTTTGATGGAAATTTTATGGCCTATCACAAACTTATTCTTGTTGTGACAATCGCCGCTATGTGTAATGAAATGCTCACTTGAAGTTCGATGAACGTTCATTTGTGGCCTCACTTTTTCCATCCAAATGCCTAGAGACGTATCTTCACCCTGATATGAAACCCATGTATCCACATTAAGGCACAGATACTCTATAACCGGACGGGAAACTATATGACCCGCACCAGTGGGCCATGGTGGGTATTTGTTAGGTTTGTATTTTTTCTCAGCCCATTTCCCCCCACGCACAACGCCGACTCCAACGCCAAAGCGTCCAGCAATTATCTCGTATTTTGGCGGATTTACGCGATTCATCAACCAATGCTGGACTGAATCCACGCGCGCAAAAGAATCGTCATCCATTTTTAAAACGTATTTTGCCTCTGTGTGTTCAACAAGCCACAGATATGCTAATTTCAGCTTTTCAGCAAGGTGGCGGTATACGTCTATCATATCCACCACAATCACGTTAGGTTCTTTAGACAATTGTACGGTCAAAGACTCTTGCTGTGCATTGTAATGCTCGTCTATTATAGCATTCGCATTCTTCGGTTCACAGACCCAAGATTGGCGCTGGTCCGGCCTGTATGGACAATGTTTTCCAACAATGAAAAATATATTCGAATGACCATTACCCCATGTTTCACGAATGACATTTCGTCGGTCCTTGAAATCACGAGCAGTAAGTACAATAACAGCTAGTTCAATGTCAATTTTTGGAATAGTAGGCTCAGCAGTTGAAATAGCAGCCGGAACATCATTTGTAGCATTTATTACAGGAGTTTCAGACTCGTCTTTTTCAGGGGTTGGCGACGACTTAAAATGTGAAAGAGTCTCGTTATGCAGTGGAGCTCTCAACATCGTCGAATTCGGTCCCCAATACACGCGCCCATGCCAGATTTCTTTGATTTTGCGTCTGGACGGTGGGTGATGTCTTGCTACTATTAACAATATAATTGAAATAAAAGCGGCAGCCATCACAAACGTACTTTTTACAGCGTGGTTCATTTATAATTTTTAAAAATGCTATATATATACTCAAAATATGAACGGTAACAACTATTTAAGGATTTATATTTCATTACAAATGCAACGCGCACTTGTTACCGGTGGTTCTGGCCTCGTTGACAAAGCTCTTGATTTTATCCGTGCCTCCCGAAAGCGAAGTGTCCATTGGTGACGTAGTTAATGACTCTAATGCCCCATTTCGAATTTACGCCGATTGAAGCGGGCATCGCTAAAACAATCCACTGGTTCAAAAAAAATGAAGCGACCTGTCGAAAGTAACACATATAACTATTAAAGTATTTGTTTTTAGTCTATGAATGCACAAAAAATATTTCATTTTACCACTCGTATTAGTAGTTTCACATGTACTCAACCAGTGGCCCAACTCATTTCCGCGTAATGAAAATCAAAATCCAGATTTGTTCTGGTCAGGCATGTTGTTGACCGCCTTTGCTGCCCTGTCAACCCTAAAAACATCGGACAAAGAAGTTGTAATGTCACGCGACCTAACAAACGAATGGAAGGGGTTCATGCAAATCACATTTATATTGTACCATTATTATCGCGCCACATATGTATACAATGAAATACGTGTCTTCGTCTCTTGCTACGTATGGATGTCCGGCTTTGGAAACTACCTGTATTTTACAAAAAAAAATGACTTTTCGGCGACAAGAATTATATCCACACTCGTCAGAATAAATATACTCACTCTTGGCCTGATGCTCGCCAATCAAACGTCCATAATGCTTTACTACGTTGTTCCATTGCATACGGCGGCTTTCTTTCTGGTGTACGCAACGTGCTGGTTTCCACAGAGAAAACTTGCCCTACTAGGCGCCGGTCTTTTCTTAGTATTGCTTTTCGAGGTCATTAAACCACCGTGGGGACACGAAATTGAATTTAGATTTGGCCTAGACAAGTATAGCGCGTGGTGGGGTATGGTATGTGCGTATGGATACAAAAACGTGAATTACGATTTGAGGTCGGGCGTCGCAGGGTTCTTTATGTTATTCGCATGGTTTTGGGGACAGTATCATTCTCCAGACAAATACGCGTACAACCGTTGGCATCCTTATGTGTCCATTGTCCCAATCGTTGGCTATTTATTGGTACGCAACTGCCATCCGATTTTGAGGAAAACACACTCAAGCGCAATGGCGTGGGTCGGTCAAATTACTTTGGAAACGTACGTACTACAGTTTCACATTTTTATGTGTCGTAATGTACAACATATCATTGTTTTTGTGCCCGTATTTCCCGTTGTAAACTGTCTAATCACTGGTTCACTGTTCGTTGGGTTGTCATGGATGGCACGAGAGGCTACTGTCGAGATACAAAAGTTGCTGACCTGGCGTGTCTCAAAATATCAGAGCTTGCCACAACAAGAACCCGTGAAATAAAACCCACAAAACTACTTAAGTGCCTTTCGTAATCACAGATGGACTTGTATTGGTCGACGTTTGTATGTGCAATACTTATCTCCTCGTGCCTGGCTTTTCTAAACCATCGGTCCGAGACACAAAAAGCTGAGGAACAGTTGCAATTCCAGCGACACTATCTGTATGTGTATACTCTCGCATACTTTGCAGATTGGCTGAAGGGACCTTACATATATGCCTTATACGAATCGTACGGTCTTTCGGAGCACGACATTGCGATGTTATTCATCGTCGGGTTCGGAGCGTCCGGAGTATCAGGTCCATTTGTCGGCGCACTTGCTGACAAATTTGGGCGCAAAAACTGCACGTTGGCTTACTTTCTTGTGTACATTGTGTCAGCATTGTGCAAACCCTTCAACAACTTTCACGTATTGCTCCTCGGCCGTCTCCTCGGTGGCATCGGCACCTCCCTGTTGACGACTACACTCGAAAGTTGGATGGTCGCCGAACATCACAAACGCAAATATCCGCAGGCCCTGCTGGACGACACGTTCGCACTGTCCACCTTGTGCAACTCTGCGTCAGCAGTCATTGCGGGCCTCCTGGCACAATTCACAGCCGACCAATTCGGTTACTTGGCACCGTTCATCGTGGCCATCCTGCCATTATCCCTTGGATTCTATATATGTCGCGGGAGCTGGCCCGAAGACGAACAAACAACGGTAAACTCCGTGATATCCGGTTTTCAAGAGGGTCTGCGCAGCATGGACGACAACTTGTGGATTATAGGTATCACTCAATCACTATTTTTAGGGTCCATGTATACATTCGTGTTCTTGTGGACACCTGCCATGGATTCCGGAGGGGACACAAGTCCATACGGACTTATATTCGCGACTTTCATGGCCATGATATCCATCGGTTCGGGATTGTTCAAACGCGTGTCACACGTCGTCGAAAAAATTCCGTTTGTGCTTCTGCCTATCAGTGCCACGTTGCTCGGCGCCACCATCCTAGCGCTGGGCAACTCCCAACACGTGTTTATCACATTTGCACTGTTTGAAATGATGTGCGGCCTTATGTTTCCCACGTACGGGTCTTTGCGGTCCGTGTACATTCCGAACGAGTACCGCACTGTCATCATGAACATTTACAGAATACCACTGAACGTGTTCGTCGTGATTGTGCTCCTGAACAAGAAAAATATGTCTTTGGAAGTGGCTTTCGGCGTGTGTTCGTGCGCACTCATAGCAGCCACGTTCATGTGGCGCTATTTCAGACCGGATGTGAAAATTTCAGACGGTCAAGCGTACGAAAGGGGACAACAAATAGACGAAGAAGAAGATTTCGGCGACATAGAAGATTACGAATTAGACTCGAATGCATCGAACGAAAGTAATTAACATCGAATCCGCATTTAAAACCGTGAGTATTATTTCCGTCTACGTCTACGTGTATCTTATGCATTGGCCGTCAATAGCCCTCTACATGGCCAGCTCCTTTCTCATTGTCATTTTCAACAAAATTATTCTGACACAATTCCAGTTCCCATCCGTGCCTTATCTCATGTTCTGGCAATCACTCGTCTCCGCGTTCGTGTTCCGATTCAAGCTCAAACAACGCGTCAACTGTAAAATGATTGTAGTCAGTGTTCTAAATGTTGCCAACATCTTTTTCGGTCTCAACGCGGCCGGAACGCTGAACATTGCCATGTTCACGGCCCTGAGACGAGTCTCCATACTGATGACGCTCGTAGCCCAGTGGTGGTTCCTCGACAAACAATCCTCGCGGACCGTCATCGCATCCATCGCAGTCATGGTGGGCGGTTCTTTTGTCGCGGCCTTGAATGACCTCGCGTTCGATGCACAGGGTTACCTTTTCGTCATGACGAACAATCTCTTCACTGCCGCGTCGCAAATCGCCGCCAAAAAAGCAATGGATGACGGTGTCGAAAAGGAGAGTATTTTGTTCTATTCCGCTGTGGCATCCATTGTTATTTCCAGCAGTATGAGCCTGGACTTTCATCCGAGAGATTTCGCATTATGGTCGACGCCGGCCTTCCAATTCTGCTTTGTATCCTCCATCATACTCGGTATCGCCATCAATTATGGCGCGTCGTGGGTCATTGAAAAGAACGACGCACTGACTCTCGCTGTCGCAGGGTCCACAAAGTCCGCTGTCATGGGTCTTATCGTTTGTCTGGGCATGTTCGACCCCACGTACAAATTCAGCCTGTTGAACTTTGTTGGGCTGCAAATATCAGCTATCGCGTCTTTCTCCTACGTGTATTACGCCAAGAAAAAGACGCCCCCGCGGCCGCCCGATCCAGCCGAAGAAAAAGACCTGCCTATTTAAACGCACGCCTTCACTGAACTCTCATGAACGATGATACCTGGTCGCACGTCGCCTCATTTTGCGACGTCAAAACGCGCGGACGAATATACAACGCGCACAAACACATCGTCAGACAATGGAACGACCTGATTCTGTTTCACACGGGCCGTGTCATACCGCTCGGACTCTTCAAGGATGTGATTTCTGGAGAATGGGAGTTTGTGATGGCGTTTGCGCGTTTAGGCCCGCAAATGCAGCTGCGTTCCGGCAAACCCATCGCTTGCTGGTCGCCCTGGTGTTCTCCCTACCAACTGCAACTGCACGGGCGTGGCATCCGCGTCTACCTCAACGTGCACTACAACGAGGACCACGCGCGCTTCATCTTGTGGATTCGTCGCCTCGTGTGTGCCAAGCGCCAGTGCTCGCTGATGCATCTGCGTCAGCTGGTGTGCTCGCTGCGATGGACAGAGCGCTACAAAATACCCGTTCGCGAACACTCGGACACAGTGTACATTAAATACCGCCTGTTGGAGCGGCCGTTTCGCGTCAAGCTCGCGGTGCACGACTCGCACCACCCCGTGCTCGCAAGCGGATACCCTAAACTATACATACAATGTTTCGAGTTCAGAGGCATAGACATACGCAACGAGGTAGGTAAACGGATGTTGTTAACAAATGAATGAACCTTTATTCTTCTGTGTCGGCATTTTCCCCAAATCGCCGGCGCTGTTCCTGTGTAAAATTATTGATTATAAACGTGCGATTAGCGTCGTCCAACTTGTTCCACTGCCTTTGTACGAATTGACGATTCAAAACACAGTCTGGAAGCATCCCGATATACATGCGAGATTGAACAGCTTCAGAAGTATTATTTTTCGGACCAGCATGAAATGTTTCTGACAACCACATAACGATGTCACCCTTTTTGTATTCTGGATACACCATTTTGCGCCAAATCTCCTTGTCTTTTTTTTGATATTCTTTATACGTATCAGGGGCCATTATCGTCTTCGGGAGAGGCTTTGTCGGGTCAATCTCCTCTTGCTTGTAATATTTCTTTACTTGCTTGAGAGAACGGGTTGAATCGTCTTGATATTTATTCCGACCATGGTTGTGCGACTTTTGATAGTACGAGAATGCGTCTCGACATGTACTGCAACCCATCCCGCCTCCGTCGCATCCACCCACACAATCTGTAAGAGCCAAAAATGACGCAATCGGTTTATACCTCTCGCGAGGTCGAAGTTTAAGCCTGGCGTGTTCTATGTCTGAATTCACTTTTGATTTCCAAAATTCGTAATCGTAACGCTCATTTGGCGATTGATTCGACCACGGGTTTTCGTCTACATGAGGTGTTAAACCTGCTTGTTTTCTACTTGTACGCCAAGCGTTGTTTAAGCTAAGACGACTCCCTAATATTTTTATAAGATTTGTATCAGAGTCGCGTTGGATACGTAATGCTTCAAACATATAATCGAACAATCGATTCACTCTTTGGTCTATGAACAATTTATATTGCTCAGCAAATGCGTTCACTTTTCCAGCCGTACCGCTTTTACCCCATCGCTTCTTCGAAGATTTTGTCCATTCGACGCCCGCGTCGAACCAATCGTCTCCGAATTGTTTGCGCGCTTGTTGTAATTGTGCATTGTACAAATCTTCAATTTCAGACTCGTGAAACCCAACTACTTCTCTGGGTATAACCACGAAACCCTTTTCTTGTAAGATTTGAGCGTACTGATGTATACCGGTTTCATCCCTTGATTTGGACTCACCTACAGATATTGAACTTTTAGACACGTATTGTTTGACGGACATCATGTAGGTACATCACAGAACTTAAATAGGTTTTTTTTTTGTCGTGTTATCTCTTGAATAAAAACGTTTTGCGACACGCCGGCGCCGCGCGAATGCAATCGTTGTTGGCAGTCCCCACCTCGTACACGATACATTTCCGCTTGGCGCGGGTCACTGCCGTGTAAAATCTTTCTCTTTTGTCACCCCACGACGACACCGACTTGACGATGACCGTATCGTACTCAGACCCCTGGGCCTTGTTCACCGTCAGCGCGTACGCCGGACGCAAATACTCGTTGTAGTCGATGGGCCCGTCGTACCGCACGATGGTGTCGGCGAAACGCACCCAAATGCTATCCCCCGTAATTTTAGACACTTTGCCAATGTCTCCGTTGGCCACCTGCAGCACCGTCTTCACCGCTTCGCCGTCGGGCTCTTCCTTGTACTTGTTGGTGACGTTGATGACACTGTCGGCCAGCGCAAAACGCCAGTTTTGGTAGCGAAACGTCTTGGTCGTCGAAACATACTCCAACTGCACCGGTTGGGACGTCACCGTGGCTGTGGGCGGATTAAAATGGTCGCGCAGACGTCTGTTCAGGGTGGCGATTTCGTTGTTGGTGTTGCACAGCACCATGGGCCGTTCGTTCGTGCGTTCGGCCACCTCGATGGCCTTGTTCACGAGTTGGTCGTCGTTTTGGTACGGCAACACCTCGAAAGACGAGGGCGACGTGTCCAAGTCTGTATTGCCGTGTCGAATCTTTTGCCCGTTGGAGGCAATGTACGAGTCGTCCTCACACCTGTAAATGCGGGTCAACTCGACGCGGGGGATGTTGGACGCACACAAATCCTTCAAGAATTGGCCCGGCCCAACCGAGGTCAGCTGCCCCGTGTCGCCCACAAATATAATCTTGTGGAACGTATGCTCGGTCAACACCTTGGCCAGAATCTCCAAATCTTGCATAGACTGTTCGTCCAGCAACAGCGTAGGGTGCACTTCCACGGATTTCGAATAGTACAGACGGTGGGTGGTGAACGCCTCGACGCCCGTAGACTCCTTCAGACGCTGCGCGGCCTTGCCCGTCGGGGCGGCGCACGTCACGGCGCCGTACAAAGATTTCACGATGTGCTGGCACACCGACGTCTTCCCCACGCCCGCGCCGCCTTGTAACACAAACAGTGGATTCTCGCACGCCTGACGCACGGCCTCGCGCTGGCGGTCGTCGAGTTGCACGCCCGCTTCGGGCATTTTGTAGCGTGGTTGTTCGCGCAAAGCCACGGCCGCAAACTCTTTCTGGACGAACTGTTCGATGTCTGCGTATTTCAGCAGCGCGACGTAATTCTCGTGCTGTACGATGGGCCACGTCGCGCCGATTCCCGCGAATCGGGCCAGAAACGCGCCGCGGGACATCCAGTAGTCGCCCGTTTTCGACATGTGACGACGAATCGCGTCGATGGCCTTGTACCGCGCGCGACGCTTGTCGTGTATCGAGATGCCCAGGTCTACTGCGGCGGCTTCGGCCATCTTGACACGGCTCGCGTGCTTGGTGGCCTTGAGGAAATCCTGGCGCGCCTGATTCTCGTAGGTAAACGAGTCGTACTCGCAGTGATAAATGATTCGAAACGGGTCTACGTGCAAAAACGCCAAAAAAACGTCCATCGGGTCGCTGTTCGGCTTCTCCATCCACTTCATGGCCGCCTGAATCTGTTCGTCGCTCATGTACTTGGATAGGGTCGGGAATTGGCTCTCCAGCGTGTTGGAGCGCTCCAGCACCGACTTGATGGACTCGTACGCGTCCGCGATTTTTTGCACGGTGGCCTTGCCCACGCCCTGGAGAGAGTTGAGTTGCGACCAGCGTTTGTGCCGAATCACGTCGAACAATTTCTTGATGGGTTTGAAATGCGACGTCAGGGCCGCGCGCACTTTCCACGGCACGCTCTGCAAGTGCAACGCGAACTGAAGCCGGTGCACGATACGCTGATGCGGTTTGCCTTTGAACCGGGTGCGCAACGTGCCGTCGTGCGTGCGCTTCTGCTGTAGGTTGCCGGTGTACACTTGTCCCGCGACGATTTGGTGGCACGGGCAGCCAAAGAAACCCGCGCACGTGCCCTGGGTGTCCGCGTTACGAAATTTGACCAGTGCCCATTCGTCTCCACGGGTCTGAATCACTTTGGTCACCTCGAGGCGCACCATGGCGGAATACACGATACATACACACTATACGCGATTCCAACTATGCGTAAATTTTGTGGGTTTTCATTTAATCGACGACGAAAAAAATAATCGCGGGCCTGCCTCAGTTTAATTTAAATTAAATTAAAACAGCCATCGACGACGAAAAAAATAATCGCGGGCCTGCCTCAGTTTAATTTAAATTAAATTAAAACAGCCATCGACGACGAAAAAAATAATCGCGGGCCTGCCTCAGTTTAATTTAAATTAAATTAAAACAACCATCGACGACGAAAAAAATAATCGCGGGCCTGCCTCAGTTTAATTTAAATTAAATTAAAACAACCATCGACGACGAAAAAAATAATCTTTCTATGTGGTATCAAAACGTTACCTATTCCGTTGATATCTGTGCATGATGATATAGTAACATATTTGGAGATTAGGGTTGCGAGAAAGAGAAGCTGGACGAATAGGATATCGTTACGTGTGTTCACGAACCCTAATTTTGGTGCGAAAGATAACGTTGCCTGACTTCATTGATATAGTTGCAAGAGGAAATAGTTACCCTAAATGAGATTAGGGTTTTGGTGCACAGTGTGGCGGTGTTTTGCGAGTGGCGCCGTGTGATATTTGTTCGAATGTTCGAGGGTGCATTCAATGAGGAAAATGTTGCTTTGGTCTATGAAAACGTAACATGTGCGTTTGTTCTCTCGATTATGCGTGAAATTCAACGCGATGGACCGTCAGAATCCAATACTTTTTTTGTACTTAAACGGATAGTTTTGAAGCAATGTTTCCTGAGAATCGTTACCATCACTTCGCACACTATACATCTCATACCAACACGGTCCGTGTATTTCGACCCCAAACCACAACAATGATATAGTATACACATTGGTAATCGGGGACCAAGCGCAACACATACCTCAACAGAAACACAACCGGATTACGCATCTATATTCACATGACGGGTAACTATTTCACATGTCACATCAGAAACACGACATTCGAAATCGACATTTCAACAACTACGACGCGACACGAACGAGCATCTACATACCCACACATATCGTTACACAAAAATATAGTTACAACCACACATAAGCAACGATATCACAAACCACACGAACATACACAAACATAGCTGCGAAATACCCTTGCAACGATACTCGAAACACTCTCTGTAACGGATACACCGACCGGATATAGTTGTCACATAATATAGTTGCAACCCCTAAGAGTGAACGATATCCATCAATATTATGGCCCTACCGACGTCATATCTATTAACTTTTGATGATGTCCGCGAGCAACGATTCGCTGAGACCCCCAGTGATCATTTCGAGCTGTGCGACACGCGCTTCCACATCTCTCCTGCTCCGAAACGTAAATGTGAGATAAATAAATTTAAATATGACATGACTTTCAAATAAATGTTCTGATTAAACATTAAACTTTAAATGGGGCATGGCATGATGATGTGAGCTCAATGTGTTTTCGTATATGGGACATATATAGCCTAGGCTCTCGGGTTACAATTGGAAAAATGGAGTGAGAGCCAACAGAATGTGGAGTGTGAGCCAACACGTTCTTGCTTGGAATATAGCCTTGGCTCAACGCGCTTCGGTTTCACCGCGGCGCATCGACTGAACCAGTACTCCAGAAAGAAATCTCAGCGCGCGCACTGCGCCCGACCAGAACCTCGCGTTTCCTTTGTCGCATTCATGGAGCCGAGCGGCCCACCGCTTGCGCACGGGCCGACGGCGGCGGGCACTGTTCATGGCCCGTCATGTGCCCGAACGGCGAAGCGGGCGCGAGTAGGCGATGACGGCGGCGCGTCTCAGCTGCCATCGCCCGCCGACATTGTCGAAGTTCTATGCGCCGACGACAAGGTGCTCTTCGTGAACTTGACCGCACTCCGAGAGACTGCGGATGTTCCGGGTGTCCTCAAGCGTTTCTTAGGCATCGACGACGGTGGCTTTGCGCCGCCGTGTCGGGACAAGGAAGAACGACTCGACTTCGCCCGCCGGCTGGGGGTCACCCTGGGCGGCCTTGCTGCTTGCGTGGGATTCATCCTTGACCCTCACGAGCAGGGACATGACCTTACTCGGCTCGTGTCGGTGTGGAACCTGCTCGGGGGCCCGCCGGCGTCCTTCCGGCACGTGCGCCACTGCGTCGAAGAGCAGGAGCGTGCGGCGGCTGCCCGTGAGGCCCAGCAAGAACACCAGCGGCAGCTCAACCCGATGACGCCGGAGCAGGACACACTCCGCACCTACACGTGGACGGTATCATGCCACAAATCGGCCGCGGACGGGTGGAGTGCCACAGTACTCGTGCATAAAAGTGCGCGTGGTGATTGTCATCTTTACTGGCGGAAAAGGGCAAACTCGGCTGTCGGCGCGTCCTCCAGTACGTAAGGCGCAGTCGAAGCACTCGCCGTGAAAATTAAATGGGGCATGGCATGATGATGTGAGCTCGTCGCCGAAAAATGTGCCACAGGATGGACGAGTTTTATTTTATTAAAATTAAAATGATGTGCCATGCCTTTGCTCGTCGCCGAAAAATGTGCCACAGGATGGACGAGTTTTATTTAATTAAAATTAAAATGATGTGCCATCGCGAGACGAAACATCGACAGAACACATTTTTATTTTATTAAAATTAAATATTCATAGGTACATGCGTATGCTCTTCCCCTCCGCATTCTTACACTGCTCCAATCGCTGCTTCACGGCGTCTCCAATTTGGTTGTCCACAAGGAAGAGTTCGGCCAGCTTGGACTGGGGCAGGGCTTCTGCAATCTTGCTCGCACCCACATCTCCAATTTGGTTGCCCCGAAGGTAGAGTAAGATCAGCTCAGACTGGGGCAGGGCTTCCGCAATCTTGCTCGCGCCCACATCTCCAATTTCGTTGTCGTGAACGTAGATTGAGGTCAGCTTGGACTGTGGCAGGGCGTCCGCAATCGCAATCGCGCCCACATCTCCAATTTGGTGCCTCCCAAGCTCGAGTGAGGTCTCGCCATTCGCCATCTTTGCCAGTGCTTCCTCGATGAATTTGGCCTTTTGGGCAGACATCGGCGGCAGTTCCACGGTTTTACTTTCGCCGGCATCCGCCACATGCCCATGCTCAGACCTCGCATTTAAGAGCTTCACGACCTCGGTATGGCCTTGTATCTCTGCCACGGAGAGGGGGGTGTACTGCTTCAACTTTTTGTCCGTGTCGATGCCCTCTGCTTGGAGCAAGAGCTTCACGACCTCGGTGTGGCCCTTCTGGGACGCGATGAACAATGGGGTGGCTCCATCATTCTTGGCTTGATTGACTTTGATGCCTAATGCTTGGAGCAAGAGCCGCACGACCTCGGTGTGGCCATTCTGGGACGCGAAATACAATGGGGTGAACCCCTTCTTGCTGGCTCGATTGACGTCTATGCCCCTAGCGTCCTGTGCTTGGAGCAAGAGTCGCACAACCTCGGCGTGGTTATTCTCGGACGCGACGATCAACGGGGTGGCTCCAGTATTCGTGGCTTTATTGACGTCGATGCCCTCTGCTAGGATAAGCAGTCGCACGACCTCGGTGTGGCCCTCCTGGGACGCCACGAACAACGGGGTGGCTCCAGTATTCTTGGCTTGATTGACGTCGACGCGCCCTAGTTGGAGCAAGAGCTTGACGATGTCGGTGTGGCCGTTCTTGGACGCGAAGAACAATGTGGGCAAGTCGGCGCCCTCGATGGCCGAGTCGTTGCCGGTTTTACTTTCGCCGGCGGACGCCCCATGCCCATGCTCAGACCTCGCATTGTCGGCGGCCTCGATGGCCGCGGCGTTCCGGGCCAACCCGTCCCGCAGCGCCGCCTCCTCGGCCCGCAGCGCCGCCTCGAGGACGATATGCTTGGCACGGCGTTTGTGGCATCTGTAGGCACATGTCAAACGATGCACTGACCAGTGGTGTTGTTGACACACAGAGTCGCAGTAGTAGACGCCACACGGTGGCGGGCATTTCTTATTTTTGTGGTCGCGGCGCCCGCAAAAAGCACAGAGGCGCTTGCGCGTTTTGTTCTTCGTCTTCTGCATCGTGTTGGTCGTGGGTCGCGGGTCGCCGCAGTGCCGGAGTACTGGTTCACACGACCAACGCGATGTGAACCAGTACACGATGCACCGATCGGTGAAACCGAATCGGTGAAACCGAAGCGCGTTGAGTCAAGGCTATATGTACGTTTTTTGATATCCTTTATTGTGTCAGTTGGGGGGGTTGAACCCAATCACCACAATCGGTTTTAACTGAAGCTGTAACTCATCACCAATAGGGAGTTAGCATTGAGTTCGCACCAAAAGATGCAAAACAATAATTCCGCATTTTGCGTGTATGTGTGATGACAGCAAAGTACAGTAAGCGGGATTATACCTTGACGATGTATTGGAGGCTATGTACACATACATTTCTTGTGATGAGATTTGGAACAAAATCCAACAAATAAAAATAACGGGTACATCTTTCTTATTGAACGCGTTTTTTTGTACTGTCCCACTTTTTCCCTTTTTGTTGTCGAGTGTGTACATGAGAGATATTTTCTCCCCAAATGGATTATAGATATGTACCTTCGTAATATATATATTGGTAACATAACCACATATGGACAGCATACATAGTGCAGTAGTGTTCGTGCGGATTCACACGCAGTATTAATGCCCGTTTCTCTCAGAAGATGCACAGAGAAGTTCGGCCACCGGTACAGTAGCACTAGGTCATACACGAAAGGCCCTGGCCCGATGGAAAACGCTTTGCGCGCGGCCCGAAGGTTGGCGGCGTGCGCGGAAAGCCATTACTCGCGCACCCAGCAGTGGGCTGGCGCCGAAACCCCGCCCCGCGCGCCGCGGCGCGGCACTCTGGCCGCCAGTACTGATAACTCGTCTTATCGGCCCGCGCGGGCGGATAAGCACCCCTGGGAGGACGAGGCCACCGCCGAGTGGCTGGAGGACAAGTCGGTGCATACCCAGCGCGCCTACCGGCGGCACGTGGACCACCTGTGTGCCTTTCTGGAATTCCGCGGCGCGCGCTGGTACGCTGGCGTGCGGTACCTGGATTTGCTCAAGTGGCGCACGCACGTGCTCGCGAGCACCTCCAAGTCCACGCGCCAGCCTCGCGTCGCGGCCATCAAGTCGCTCTTCAAATCGCTGGCACAGGGACAGCACATCAGCACCAATCCCGCTGCACATCTTCGCATGCCGCCGCGCGTGTCCGCGACGGGCGCGACGCGCTATTTGACGTCCGCCCAAGTCGAGCGCGCGTTTGCGGCCGCGCGCGGGCCCGTCGAAGTGGGGTTGTTGGCCGCGTGCTACTACGGCATGCTGCGCAAAAACGAGGCGCGTCAACTTGGGACAAAAGATTGTACTTGGGTGACACAGCAGGATGGCACCACATTGCTCAAGTTGCATGTGTACGGTAAAGGCCGCGACGTGAAAGAACGCGACGTCGTGCTGGGCAAAGACGGCACGCGCCTACTCAAGCCGCTGGTCATGGCGACGACGGGCCATTTGTTCGTCGGGATGCGCGGTCCGTTGTCGTCCAGTGGGACGTACAAATGTATCAAGCGAGTGCTGGTCAGAGCTGGTTTGTCTGTGGCATCGCCACATTGGTTGCGACATGCAGGTGCATCGCATGCGTTTGCCAACGGTGCCTCGCTGGCCGCGTTGCGCGATATGTTGGGCCACGCGGATCTCAAGGTGACGTCGAAATATGTGCACTCGAATCCGAACAGTAACAAGGCGGCTCTGGCGCTGGACAAAAATTAATTGCAATTAAAATTCTCGAGGGCACATTTTAATTTTCCGTCGATGCTTGTCGGTCGGTGTGGACATCATCATCATATCCATGCGCACATACAGGGCCCTGTACGGTATTGTTTATGTGTGTTGAGATATAGCCTCCCTCCGGGACCCCTGATCCGTTACATCCTTCAAGTACTGAACTTTCCCACCCGTACTGTATCTACGGGTACTACTCTTATTGTAGCTACGCGCGCTCTCTTTTGACATACAGTACCGTACTTCTACAGTTAGTTGGTCACATCCCGTCAAGACTATCAAGTGCATCGGTAGCATCAGGATGGACGAGTTTTATTTAATTAAAATTAAATGGGACATGACATGGCATCGTCATGGCCTTTGGAGCCAATGGGTTAGGCGGATTTATACCTACTGTAGACGATATATTTGGTCATATTTGAGGCTATGTCCTGAACAAACTCCTGATTTTATACTGATGGCCGAGCAAGCCCGTCTATTCGCCGAGTCTTTCCACCAAGAAGTTGTCAAAGGCACCGACGCGGCGTTTCGAGACTTCCTACGCAACCGGGTGGCAGTGGGGTTCAACCCGGTCATGACGGCGTCGAAGGAAGAGGGGGGGAGAGGGTTTGACCACGCAGCGGTCATGCGGTGGGCGCAGGCCGCCAGCAGACAAGTCGCTGAGCAGTTGAGAACTGGCAGCAAACAGTTCAAGGTTGGACACCTGGGCAGCATCTGGTACGACAGCAACCTCGTGGGCGACGGGAAGACCAAATTCACGCGGGTCTGCTTGGCGCCGTTTCGACGCGAGCAGGACGGAAAGTTTGAGATGTTGCTCGACGCGACGTTTGACGAGGAGTGGTAGTCGGGACAGAATCACCCCAAAAAAATTTCTGGAAAAATGTTGCGGAATACAAATATCTTGCACTGACATACACGTCTCACGCATACATAAACATGTCCGCCCAAGCCAGCGTCCCCGCAAATGTCACGACGCCCAATGATACACTGGTTCCCTTTGTCGCCAAAATGATGGAAAAGGTGGGCTCCGGCGATTACGTCTGGTTTTGCGAGCAAGCGTTCACCGAGGCCGGCGATTTGGCACAAATTGTAGCCGATTTGACCACACAGAAAACTGACCCGAACCTCGAATGGTTCTGTCTGTATGCGCAAGACCTATTCCATTCTGCCGTGCGTCTGGCGGATGTGCTCAAGGTGCGCAAGGCGGTGAACGACTGCCTGGTCGCTGCCAAACAATCTATTGACGCGGCACGCGCTGTTCTAGACCCAGATGACGACTCAGATTCTGACTCATGCGAAGACTCAGACGATGCGACTTCAAATATGACCCCCGCGGAACAACACACCCTCGACGCGGGCAGCGATGCCGATTCGTATGAAATGAGCGACGACGCCGGGAAGCGTAAGGCGCCGCCGAATGCGGACACGCCCAGCACCGCCAAAAAAGTGAAATTGGAGAATCCCAAATAAGTTTTATACAATTGCACAAAAATACGAAAGATAAATAAATGATGGATACGAATCAGACTGAATCCTTTTTATGCTTTCACGTATATTTTGTGATGCTTTTTATGCTTCTTCCAATGCTCACGCTGGCACTGTTCGCTGCAATATCGCACGGCCATGCACGGGCACCAATTGTCCGTCCCCGGCTTGCGCGGATTCCCAATGATGTCCACGCCGGGCGTACCGTTCTTTATAATACCCAAAATGTATTTCGAATCGCAATTCGCACAACCCACTGGAATCCTGTTCTTTTTGCATGCTCTCGTAGCCCGTAGCCAAGTCGGCATGGTGTGTGCATGGCGCATGTCTCTCGGCAGCACATCGGGCGTCATATACAGTTCGCGCGTGAACAGACACAACGACTGGACGAGCATGTCGTCCGTGATGTGTGGCTGGCCCACACAACGCGTCACTAGGTCGATGGCTTGGTCTACGAGTGATTCTTCCCCTGTTTGCCTCCATTCATCCACTTTCAGGCCGGCAAGCCTGTGCATGGCACCCGGAAAGTGTTGCGCGGCAGACTTGTCCAGCCATTGGCGCGCTTCTCGGTGGGCCTGTGGCGTGCCGACGTTTTGCATGAGGTGCTTGGCCAGCGCAAACTGGTTAAAGGCGATGCCTTTCGCCGCTTTCTTTCGCAACATGGCAGTCAGTTGCCCAGGTGCGAAAGATACCGGAATATGGCTTCGACAATATGGACATCGGTGTGGGTCTTCTTGCGTCATTGTACCGTCCGGGTGCAAGACAAGCTTGGTCTTTGTCCCGAACGACATTCGGAATTGCAGAGCACACTGGCGGTCGGGATTGCCTTCCTCCCAGCAGATGAAACCGTTGCAGCACGGGAAGACCATGCCTTTGTCCGAGTGAGTTTGACAAATGCCACAAAATAATGTTTCGAGTGGTGTCCTAAACCTGTCCGTGCTTGGCTGAGCAAGGGCTTCACGCTGTCCTGCCAGATGGTCAGTGACGCGCTGGAAGGAGAGATAGCACGTGTCGCAGCACTTTCCTTCCCTGACCGGGGCGGCGTCGTGCCCGCTGCCTTTGATTTCGGCGCCGCACACGACGCACGGGGGCGACAGCGCGTGTGCGTCTTCCTGACCGGACATGTGGAAAGAAATGGAAACCTCAGTTTTTTCAATACGAATCGATTGAAACCGCGCCGAAAGAACGTAGACACATTGATGAGCGCATTTTACATATTGGGCTCAATTCATGTTAATTAAAGCTGTAACCCACTTCACTGTGCGGAATTACTATTGGGTTTGTGACAAAAGAAACCAAATATCCGCTTGGGAGACGAATCCGGTGACACCGACAGTAGTGCTACAGTAGCTACTCTGTACAGTAGCTACTGTAGCACTACTGAATACAGTTACTCAGGTGTCCGATATCAGATTTCAGCACGACCTTCGTTTTTGACTATGTCGGGCGTTGATGTCGTTCCGGAGCCCCGGCTTGGCCTGGAGGCGGGCCATCCTCCTTTTCCCGACGGCGAGCAAGCGTTTCATTACAAGCAAGGCAATGTGACCTTCGACTGGACCGTGCGCGGAATCAACGGTCTCTTAGACTGCAGCGACCTTGTGGCAAAAGAGACACAGTTTAATATGCAGGTTTCGGCCGAGCATCTGCAGAAATGTGCCTGCATCTATGTCAAAGATGCTATACGCAATGCGGGGGGAGAGTGTCCCGCCGGCCGCGCCAGACTTGCCACGTGTCTCCAAACTTACAAAGATGTGATAGATGCGTCGGACGAGGATTCCGATTCTGGTTCCGATTCTGGTTCCGATTCTGGTTCCGATTCTGGTTCCGATACTGATTCCGATTCCGAAGACAAATCGAAGAACGATAGCAAATCGAAGAAAGATAGCAAATCGAAGAAGCATAAGCGCAAAGCAGCCGATGGCGTTCAAAATGACCAGAAGAAGAAGCGCGCAAAGCACGGCGATGCAAGTTCCTCCTCGTCGAGCAGCTCCGCCGCTGTTTTTCAGTCCAAAAACTGGCTGACCACGATGGCAGAAGAAGTATGCGACAGTATTTGGAAAAAAGGCCCTGGCTCAGGTGACGATATGGACAAAGTTGTGTCCGATGCTGTCATGGTTCACAAAGCAGCCGTGGAAGCGGCGTTGGCCAAGGTAGTTGCCAAAGTCGGAGTTATCCTCCATAAAGCGGCCGTCGATGCGCCCCGTATGCTGCCCGACGCCGCCGCCACCGCTATCATGGCCGACATTTCAAGCGAAAACATGACGGGCCCCATCATCATTCAGATGTTTGAAAAACTTTCAGAGATGGTGAAAACTCGTATACAGGAACGCTTATCCCGGTGGGCCGGATTCGTCACCACCCAGTCAAGCCAGTAGCAGGCACGCGGGTCTTCATTTGCGCAAGTCTTCAACTCCGTACGTCGTCGCCATATTACGTTTTTCCCAACATCTCGCAACATATATGAGCCTCATACGTATTATAAATAAATATTTCGGTATGACACACACATACATGTCGATGTCATGTATTTGATGATATATAACAAATAAATTATATAAAATGTGTTATTATACGTTGTACATGATGTATTTAGGCCACCGGGTGTTTGCTCGTGTGAGCGCACGCAATACAATTGCACGCCCAGTACGACTTCGTACAGTTCGAGCACTTCTTTGTGGCCATTTTCATATGCGACACACCACAAATGACTCGGTTCCAAGTACCTTTCGACTGTACCGACAAGGTACCCAACGATTGTTCCCGATGCATTTACAACGATTCTTGTCAGTTGCCGCCCTACCCAGTACTGGTTCTCTGCAGGCATCGCCATTTTCAGCACGGCGTCACTCGCGTCGGGGTGGATGCGAGAAATGAGTATTGGGGGCGCTGCGTCCTCCTGCGCCGCCGCCGACGCGTGCTGGCTTCGCGAACGCACATGTTGTGCCTGTGATTCGTATCGCCTCAACCCATTTTGCCTTGCTATCCAATCGAACACAAGCTGGAGCACATAGGGGTCGCCCGCGCTGGCGACACACAAGTGGCATGCTTTCGACTGTATTACGTTGAAAAACTCCGTGCGTGCGGGCCCCCTGTATACGTTCAACCCTGGCAACAATTTGAGTTGTTCCAGCCAATCGCTCGCTCCTTTTTGAACATGCGAAATCCTGGTACTACTTGGAATAGCACATTTGGTCTCACTCCTCAACCATTTGATGCGCCGGTTCCAGTTGGTTGCAAACGGGTCTACTACCGTCACATCATTGATACGCATGTGTGTCTGTAGGCCTTTGATAAACGCCGGGAATCCGTTTCCGTTGCGCTGCGTCATGCCCACGCCTACGAATACTAAGTGAATATCCATGTCTTCTTGAAATCGTCTGTCGACGAAGTCCCATGCTGCCTCGGTGTGCCTGTGTGTATTGTTTCGCTGCGGAATGTCGTTCCCCACGAGCGTGCCGTGGAAAGAGAACTGATGCGGGAAATCCCACGTGATGTTTAGCGTCACCACGGCAAAACGCACGGGCATTCCGTTCACACTCGCATTCCGCTCCAGCGCCCCTGCAAGGTCAGCGACAAGTGCATCGTTTCCAAAGTGGTGCATTTGTTTGGCCCTGTCTCGGATTCTACACAATTGTTTTTTGAAGAAACCCTGCGTGCCGGCACCGAGTACGAGGAGCACGTTTGCGTGGGGGAGTACGAACAAACCACGCGATTCGTCAGGCAGTTGACCGAGCTTCACGAGAGACGCCGCGTCCGCAAAACGCGGCGCGGAGAAGAGGGCACGAGGTTGGCTCATGCTCCAACAAAAAGAATTCGCAGAATGGAATCCAAATCGAAATGTCTGATTCGTGGAAATCTCTGGGTCGGAAGCGCTGTACTACGTTCACTGCTGATGGCCTTCCGCGAAGAGGCGCTTGTACGGACGCTGCGCTTCATTCGTCTTGGGCGGCATCGCGTTGGTCGTGCGTCGGCGTCGGCGTGGAGTCGCCGCGCCTCGCGCGGGTCGCAGTTAGCGCGGAGGATGAGTTTTGGGAAACCGAAGCCGCCGCGGTTCATGTAATTTGGCTTGGGGCCTGAGGTCAGTCCGCGCCGGTCAGTCCGGTTCATGTAATTTGGCTTGGGCCCTGACAACTGCCGCGCGAAAGGTCATCCGCGCCTGGCTCGTCGGTTACATCTTTCAGGCATCTTTTGATTTTTTTTTCGTACCACAAAACGTATAAAACGCGTTGATACTTTCACCCAAAATGGACTTTATATATTTACCTTACATTGGTACCCCAGGATAAATGTAATCATGCAAGGACGCTATTGGCAGTGTTTTCTTACACCATTCATACCGTACCATGCAGAGAGTATAACCAAGCTATACCTATGAACTAAAATAATTATGAAGAAAATGAAAAGCGTTAAACATTCTCAATAAATAAGCGGACGCTCATCAAGGTTTAATTCTACCAGATTATTGGTGTGGAGAACCTTGTCGGCTTGAACACGCGTGGATTTTGAGCAAAAACTCCTAGTTCAGAGCCAGGCTATATCTCAGGAGGTCTTTGGAATATCCTTTTGCTGTGAGACGTTACTGTGGATTCTGGGCGGGGAACTACGGACACTTGCTATCTCCGATGTCCGATAACAAGAAGCGCAAGCGCGAGGACAACGCGGTCGCCGACGCAGCTGCAGACGCGGGCGCGGACGCCACAGACACCAAGAAGCAGAAGAGCGCCACCGCGCTCGCCGACGCAGCTGCAGGCGCGGGCGCGGACGCCACAGACACCGAGAAGCAGAATATCGCCGCCGCGCTCGCCGCCGCAGCTGCAGCGTGGAACAACGATGAACGTGACGGGGATGTCGAGGCGTACGCGCGCGCCTCAACTGATTGTCAGTTTTTGCTGGGCAACATGCTGGAGAAATTCAAGAACGTGCGCTGGGACCGGCGGTATATTCGCGGACAAATGCGCCGCAGGAATTTTCGCCGGTACGAGAACGACGTGCTGCTCGAAAAATCCCTCGAGACTCTTCGCGACTTTTTCCACGATTGTATACACGACGTTGCGAATGCACAGCATGCACTGGATGTGATGACGACGGCCGCGCCTCCCCCCATCGTCTTCGAAAAATCCGACAGATGTTCGGCTGGGTTCCGGCGCGAGAACGAAGAACTCGTCGAGAAAGAGATACGCCGCCTGTTAGCTGCGAAGGCACGTATCGCGAAGTGGGAGGCGGCAAACATAGGGGAAAAATGATTTTTTTTCAACATATTGACAATATCATAATACCGTAATAATAATAATACATAATACATATAATATAATATATATATTATTTGAAGGTCAGCGGTATTATATTATACACACAATGTTGAAGCTGTATTCAATCCGTTCAGGTTCTCCGCCGCTTGGAGGCTGGCGCCGCTGCGTCACCGTTGCGCGTTCGTGAGGCACTAGAAGAAGAAGAGCTTGATGCACTGGAGCTCGACGAACTACTTGAGGAACTTGATGCCTGTTGCTGTTCAGCTTTCTGAATTTTGCGAAGCGATTTTAGGAACTCGTTCACACTTATTTCGTGATGGAGTTCGTGGTTGTTTCGTATATACTCATGTAGGCCTCGCGCGTAATGACCGAAGCATAGTTTGAGCGGCAACGTCCGTTGAGCCTCTGGCAGCAGGTTATACATCTGTTGCAAATTACGGCCGAGGCCATAATGGTCAAAGGTGTCCACTTCTTTATCCCAAATCCTCAATGCGTTTTCGTGGATCTCATGTAGTTGTTCATATGAAACTTGATGGTCACACATGGCGTGCACGAGAACTTGCTTATCGGTCGGCGAGATATCAACGCAGGTTGCATGCTCGCCCTTGAGGAGAATCGTCAGATGTGCGTCTAAATGAGACATACTAAGCGATGTTTGCATCCTCTCATCTTTTTTTCCTTCAACCCACAATCCTGCATACACAGTGTCTTTGCCTCTTGTCAACACCCCATGTCCATGGCGTTTGTCGCGCTTCCATGCGCCGTAATAGACGGTTCCGTCCGCATATTTCATGGAGCCTTGGCCCGAACGTTTGCCGCCTTTGAAGGCGCCGGTGTACTTCGCTAAATGTGCGCTAGGAAACTCTGTGTGGTAGGTCATGGTTCCTTGGCGAATACTGCCATTCTTAAAAAACCCAGTGAAAACCTTTCCACTAGCAAACTTGATATACCCATTCCCATGGCGTCTGCCGCGCATAAACTGCCCACGATATACGTCACCCTTTGCACTGTGCTCTTCACCCTGTCCGTGTTTCATATTCCAAAGCCAATAGCCGTCGTAAGACTTTCCGCATGGGTATGTCTTTTTGCCACGGTGCGCGGCATCATCTTTATACTGACCCTCAAACACAGAACCAGTATGTTTTGTAAATCTGCCTTGACCATGCTTCAAATCGTATCGAAAGCCGCCTGCGTAAACGTCACCGTTCCGAAACGTCATGGTGCCTTGACCATGCATCATGTCGTGCCACCACTGTCCGTCGTACGTTGCCACCGGGCCGGTCGCCCAAGTGCACACGCCGGTTCCGTGCCGTTCGTTTTGGGCATTGCGTTCACCTTCGTACTCAAATTCGCCCTGATCTACTGGTGAGTGCATCACCGTGCCATGCTCATCAGATTCCACGCCAGCGTCCGGGTCGACATGGTCGCTCTCACTTCCGGACGCGGTATCGCTCGCACCCGCCGGCGGGTTCGCTTGGGCCGCCTGAGCGCTCATCCTCGAGTCCTGCGAACTTTGAAAGCGCGCAACAGCAAGGCAGCGCGACAGAATCAGTTATTCTCAACGCGAGGCCAGATTTGGTGTGTGGTGAATCATCTGTGGTTACTTTTACAAGTCTAATTCTCATGCAGTAGTGCTACAGTATATACAGTACTGATGTAAGTTATAGCCTTGGTCTACGAGGTTCAGCAAACGTCTTAGAGGGAGGAGACACTCTCGAAGCCGAGTCTTTTTCTCATCTTCGCGTTGTCGTCGCAAGCTCCTCCAGACTCGATGAAAAAAAAGAAGAAATTGTATGATTGACAACTTTGCTAAAATCTTCTTATCCTGTAATGCACTCTCGAAGGTTTCTCTCGTCCTGAACACACGATTTACGTGCAGCCCCAGCGGACCCCTAATTACGCATTTAGGTCTATATATCCCACTTTAAGATAGTTCACCGTTAGGTGGGATATAGCTTTGCGAAAACAAGCCTGTTGCACCGGATGAAACCAAACCCCGCCAAATCCAAATTTGGCGTCTTGGTAAGCCCCCATTTCTTAAGCTATACCTCATACAATCCGCAAAATATGCCTGAAAGATGAGATATAGACCTAAATGCGTAATTAGGGGTCCGCTGGGGCTGCACGTAAATCGTGTGTTCAGGTTGGGAGTGCTGTAATGCCGATTGATCTTTCTCTCATCGCTGAGTACCCCTATGGATACATTTTAGCATCAGTTATAGCCTTTATTCCCAAAAATGTGATGTAAGTTATAGCCTTTGTTCCCAAATTTCAGCTCACTCTCGAAGCCGAGTCTTTGGGAATGGAGTGTCAGCACGTGAGCGTGTCGCACGTGAGTTATAGCCTTGATAGTCAGCGCGACCTAGGGGCCCCCTGTAAAATGCCGCACAATTGTGCACTACTGGCTAGCCAGTAGATTTAATTATTCAAGTGGCTGCAGCACATCCAACGCGGCGTCAGGAAAACTACTTGTCTACTCACGCTTCCACAAGCGAGAACTAACCAGCAGTTTTTGCATCGCCGACGCCGCGGTGCGCAAAGTTTTCTTGCCATGCCGGGCCGTACCCGGAGCGGGCGACGGCGCAATTGCTGTTAAAACTTTGACTCGAACTACTGTACACTTGATCTGAAAAAAACTGAAACAGTCGTTGAAGCCATGGCATCCGCCGGTTCATCTGCGCATGCTAGCGCCGCCGCGCGTAATAACACGCGTGGAAATGGAGAGGCGAAGGCACAGAAGCGTGGTGGCGCGTCGCGTGTCGCGCCGGCCTTCTTCTACAATGGTATACGCCCCGGACAGGAACCTGCCAGCATGATTTTGTGGTGGCGAGGAGTCTTCAGTTGTCTGGAACAAAAACAGGTCGAGGAGCTGCGATTCGAGTGTGTTTTATTTGCGCGGGCGGCCAAGCCGCGCTTTCCCCTGTGGGTTCTCGTACGCGCGGGCGCTCCGCGGCAACAGCACGTGTACCCGACTCTGATGGCGGCTTTGGAAGCGTTTGTCAGGTACAGACAGAAAAACGCCACGGGTTTCGTAGATACCAAACCAGAAAAAGCCCAGGTTTATGACCACACACGGGCTTTCCATATTGTGGTAGACGAAAGCGTGGACAACAAAGTTCCAGTGAAATGCCGTCCACACGAAGTGCGGTGGGAGCCCCTGGTCGCTGTGCCCGGACGACATTTGCCCGCCGCCGGACAGCTTGTATACGCAAATCTGTGTAGCAATTGCTTTCGGGGATTGGATGGCATCAAAGATGCTGACATGAATTATCGCTTCGATGGTGATATTATATGTGCTTCCACTCGGGCTACATACTCTGCCGACGGAACATACACCGTCGATACGACCTGTGTCGCCGACAACGCATTCAAGTTCTGTTCGCACCTGACTGCGGCGAATTTAGAGCGGTACACCGCAGACAGAATTGGCGGCCACATGTTCGAAAATTGTCGTCAGCTCGAATCTGTGCGAATGAGTGCAAACATTCTACGAATTGGGCACCAGGCTTTCTGGTATTGTGATGCCTTGAAGCATATTCGCCTGGACGCCGTCGCCGTCATCGAAAAAGGCGCGTTTGTAAATACGCAATGTTTACAGCACGTCACGTTCGGCCCACCGCTGGCGCGCATCGACCCGGGTGCGTTTACCGAATCAGGTCTTCTAACTCTGTACCTGCCACATAACCACATAGTCGGTATATTGGAAGTGCACGAAGAGGCGTTTTCGTATTGTGAATCCTTGCACAGCGTGTTTGTGCCGACCGACACGATGCTGGGCCCGAGTGTTTTCCGCGGCGCAGGTGTGCGAAATGTTCGCTTCGGACACAATGTCATTGTCGGCGACAGATGCTTTATTCGGACACATGTCACACATGTTGCATTCACGATAGCTGTCATCGGATGCCATGCGTTTGCGAAAACGCCTCTGCAATCGCTCGCCATCTGGGAATCGGCCGACATTGGCGCGCACGCGTTTGCGGAACTCGCCCAGTTGGAGACCGTGACCCTGGGACAGACGAAAAACATCGGCGACGGCGCTTTCTACCACACGGGTATTACAAGGCTGACTATCGTTGGTCAAGGTGGTATATGGGGCAAATCATGTTTTGAGAATTGCGAATACCTGATATATATAAAATTGCCGATGTCTGCCGTTATTCCGGAGCGCATGTTCGCGGGATGTGTCAATTTAAAGTCCGTCGACAGTATCGATGAGCATGGGATTCCGTACGATTCCAGCGCAAACCTGTGCGACATCGTCGTGGCCGATTACGCTTTCGCAAATTGTGGAGATCTATCTCGCTTGAACGTTCCAAACATATATTATGAGAATTCTGACATTGCAATATCGGCATTTATGGGGACTGATTTCATGTCGCGCATTACATTTACAATGTGATGTTTGAAGTTTTCCCAGTAGCCAATCTTTGCGCGAATTTTTTTTGGGTCGACATGCCAATCTTTCCGCGCAATGTGTGCAGCCCATCTTTCCGCGCAATATTTGTGGGTCTCGGTCAGACGTTTTAAGAAATGTAGCACATATTTCGATATAACTTTGGATGTCATATTTTGAGTTGTGAAAGATGACGAAACGACCATTGGATGCAGATATAGATGTGCAGAGCAAGAAAGTGTGTCTGCATCCCGAGTTGGAGGCGATGAAAGCGACGTTGGAAAGTTTGTTGAAGACGGCCGACGAACATCACGAGGAAGCGCGTATCGGCGCGATTGACCACGCTTCGGAATTGGAAGAGAAATGGACTGAATGTACTGTCTGCAGGGACAACATGACGAAAGAATTTGAGAAAGTATCCAACGAACTTGAAGCAGCTTGCACATATGTGGAGACGTTTGAGAGCAGCGATACGGTGTGCATGTTGAAGAAGGCGAGCGAGAGCAAGGTGGTACACACGCTGGTGGAAGACCACGCTAAGATTCTGGACACGCTTGTGAAATTACGAAGCTTGAAATCTCGTCTGCAGGATTCCAAATGTACTTTGGAAGGCGAATTGCAACAGCAAACAGAAAAGTGTGAACAACTCAAGACCGAATTGGCGACCGCGGAAGCGCGTGTGGAATCCATCACGAAGTTGCGATGAAAACGACGCGACTGCTACACCGGAATCGCATCGCACTCAGCGTATTTCTCGGATTTGCCTTCCAGGGTCGCCTCAACATCTCGGCGACAATCGATATCACCTATTTGCGATGATTCTAATATGTCACCATATATGTCATCTTGCGAAGCATACCATCGCGCCAATGCGCGGTTGCGCTTTGCGCTGTACCAAGCGAAAAAGGATTGCCACACGACGCACACGAGGGTGGATACGCCCAAGAGGATGACGCCCAATGCGCCCCATTGATCCATGCGGAATACTCGTCATTCGTCGCGCAATATATACTCGCAATAAAACTAAAGTTTTCATTTATACTTAACACCGAAGGTTTACATAAAAACATACATGTTGTGACATGTGATATGTATGTGAGACGAGAAATGATTTGTGACGAGAAATCATTTGCGACGAGAAATCATTTGCGACGAGAAATTATGTATGAAAGGGATAGAAATGGATGCGTGGTTTTTGGTGTGCCTTCGACGCTGTCTGCAAAGCAGAGGCCGGTGGGTGGGTATTCGGTGTAACACATACAGAGGAACGGGAGAAAGTTATCTACGTATGGAGGGTGAAAAAAGTTTACATAAGGCAACAGCGAATAACAGTACGTATGTATCTACTGCAAGACTTGTGGGTAGACATATTATATATCATTCGAAGAACAGAAGGGCAAAAAAATGAAGCACGGGAAAGACATTCGTCAGTGGCCTGAACGCGTGTCGTATGGGCGCGATGTATGGTGGGTGGATAGGGCTGCGTGCGCAGACTCCGTTTAGTTGTCGACGCTATACGACATAGCAGTCACAACGATTTTCCTGCAGACGAGGTTCTTAAACTCGTTGGCGAAGTGTTGTTGCTGCACGGTAAAGCTCGGAGACGTGAGAACCGCGTGGCGAATCAGCACGAGCATGGCTGACTCGTGCTGCGCGCCACCGCCCCCGAAGCTGGCCAGGCGGCCCTCGACGTAGGTCTGGAACTTGGCGGCGCCAAAGTTTTTCATAGTGGCTATCGTCACATTCGCATTCGACAACAACACGTTGAAGCTGCTTAGGAACTCGATGCCCCAGGACTCCAAGGTCTGGTCGTCGACAGCGACCGAGACGTGAGTGGGGTCGTAGACTTCGGGCGTGGGCGGGCTTCCTGGGCTACCTGGGCTACCCGGCAGCATCGGTATCGAAGCCACCGAAGAGGGGGGAGTGTTTGCAGACATGAGGGAAAAATCAAAAAAAAAAGCCGCGACAAAGGGAAACGAGTGGTCTCAAAATAACAGAGTGGAAACAGGGGCGGACAGGAAAAAAAGCACTTCTATTTACCAGAAGGTTCATTACGGTAATTAAGTTTGTGATGAGAACAAATTTAAGAACATTCAAGAATTATTTTCTCACATTTACTGTACATTTTGTTCTCATCACAAACTTAGCGGGTTCAATCTAAATACTGTAGTGCTACTGTATACGCACCGAACCGTACCATGGTGAAACAGCGGTGATTGTACTGTAATAATAAATTTAAAAAAAAGTAGTCTGACTCAATATCTATTTATAGGATATATATCATGTCGAATTTAAATGTGTTGTGTTCTTCGACGTAACTAATTACCAGTTTTCTGTATTTAATCATAACCGGTAAGTTCTGGTTATAGTGTGGGTATTGTGAGTTAGGACTGGACTGACCGAATGATAAAGATTTATTATTATTTTAACAGTGTTTATCAATCAATGTAACGAGAGGTAACGAGAGTTTAAGTATGCCGCACACATTGTGTGTGCGGCATTTTTTGACGTTTTCGATGGGCGTCAGTCCAAAATCTCCAATCGAGGCGTTAAATGAGTCGACAGTCCCGCAATCGCCAATCGAGGCGTTTTGCTTTCCACAAGGTGACGCCGTCATAGTGAAAACATAGCACTTTTTTCCAGGTGAGTTTTTTATGCGTATTGGAAAAGGGGGGGCATTTCTTACATCAACCGCAAAATGGAACTTTCGTAACCGGTCTCTGTGTCGTTGGATGTATAGACTCGTATAAAAAAGCAGATGAGAATATGACGAGGATGACGTGAGGAAGCAGATGATAATATATATTTATTTATTATATGGAGAATGGCGTGAGGATGGCGTGAAGCACGGTGCTCGTATCCAAAACTCAGCACGAGCTCGACGGGAAAATTTAAATAATGTTTTCTTTCTGCAAGTTGATTTGACGTATTAACGAAGCCTTAATACCAAGTGCAATGTCGCTTCCTTCTGTATATTGTAATCTGATAGCGTTCTGCCGTCTTCAAGCTGCTTTCCAGCGAAGATTAGACGCTGTTGGTCGGGCGGAATGCCCTCTTTGTCTTGAATTTTAGTCTTGACTGTTTCAATCGTGTCAGAGGGTTCCACGTCCAAGGTGATGGTTTTTCCGGTGAGCGTTTTGACGAATATCTGCATCTTTTGGCAATGGGGATATGTCCTAAATAGTGTTGCCCGTCAAAATGCGGAGGTAAAGAAGCACTAATGTGTTTCGTGAAGTTGTTGCTACACAATCGTCAACTGTTTGACGCTATAAAAGTATGTGTACAGAGGTCATCGTATGTACCACAATTTCCTGCACACCGAACCAAAAAAAATGGTAAAGTGTCCCAATTGCTCGAAGAATCTGTTATTCGTGATTTTACCCTAACGTCATCTCATCATTTGTATGAACGTCGTCTTGTACTTCTGCGCACGCGCGCCTTTTTGGCTGGGCGTTGTTTTGTAACCCAGAACATTTCCGAAATATGAGTCGGATGCGTTCGCAGAACTGTTTGGCGCGCATCCAGCACGTCATCAGCTCCCTCCGTGGCCTTGAGTGCTTCGTACCCTGTTTGCAATAGTGATATGTCCATGGTTTTGCGACATGGGCGATTACTGTCCGCGAATATAAGTTTGCCATTCTTATGTCCGATGCAACATACGTTGTGCCCATACCGCCCCCTGACGAATGTTGCACCACTAAATGTCATATTTTGGATGTTTAGAACGAGTACCTTTTCACCGGCGTCGAGTTTCTCCACGACAGAGGCCGGTGAGTATTCGTTGGCTTGCTCGGTGGTAAAGTAGACACCCATGTCCGGGAACACTTGGCCAAATTCCTCCGTACTCTTTTCGAGACGCTCGCCAGACATTAAACACAGAGACAGAAAATCGCGACGGAACACGCGTCTTTCTTTTTCATTGAATTTCCGGCCTGCGACCGTTTCCGCGGCAATGCGCAAGCAATAATATCCACAATCGTTCTCGCCTTGTTGGTAACAGAAAGGTGGCCCACTCGCTGCTTTTTTCCTTCTTGGTTCCGAGGCTATAAATTGTCTCAACATAGAGTGTAATCTGTAATCTGTAAATACAACAAACTTATACTGCTTATTTTAAATCTCGGGGTATTTAAAGATAAGGTGGACATTTAGAAATGTTTTCGACGCACGCTGTTCGGGGCGCCGCCGCCGCGTCCTCCGAAACCGACTCTGCAAAGATAACGCGACTTTCTTCGGAATTGACGGCGGGTATGGCGGCCGTAGAATCTCAGTTGGGGGACATTCGCGCCCTTTACGCAATGATACAAAAGCATGCAGCTGAAACGCAGAGCGAAATCGCAGCGGCTGATGAATGGTGGACGGCATATTACTTGGCACGATTGGAAGAGGACGTGTCAAAATTGGCAACTTTGCGCGAGTCGTTGGAGGACGTGGATACCACACATCCCTATTGTCTGGGATGCAACGGCCAAGACGGGTTTCAGCTGAACCAGCAGGCACACACCTGTATTCGCTGCGACAGTAGCTCGGACGAGCGTAGTGGTTCGGACGGCGATTAAGTTTCGCGCTGGAGCACCCATGACCGAAATTCGCTTTCGCGATTCGACTGTATTTATAGAGCCATACATATAGCATCGATGTTCAAGCAGTTTCAACCTACCGAACCAAAACGTCCTTGCAAGTACGGATGCAAGGACGCGACCGGAGAGCCTGTCATGAATGGCAATGCAGCCAAAAAGTGCAAGAAATGCAAGCAGCGTTTGCTGGATGGTGACCGTTCATCCGCTGCTGCAGCCTCGTCGCGCTCGCCCATTCTGGTCGCAGAATCGCCCATTCTGGTCGCAGAAAACAGAGCATTGAAAGCAGAAGTCGAGTCTCTCAAACAAGCGAGTGCGGCTCTGCAACGGGTCGAACCCAGTCCCATGGATATTCCCGACGACATTTCGGACATTGCACCGCAAGAGGGTCAGCCGTCGAATGCTGATTTATTCTCTGATATGGATTTGTCGGGGATGATTCGTGGCGATTCGTGGAAACCCTGGGACGAGAAAGACGTCTGGGGTAAACTGGGCGAGTTGATTGAAAAATTGGGCGCATTGGACGGCGACAAGATACGGGCCACACTCGACGTGATGAACGAACTTATCGATTCAGGCAAAAGTGTCGAGGAACTCATGAACATGTCCGCGGAGTTGGTCGTGTAGATGAGCACCTACAAACAAAGAAACGCATAAATCTTAATTTTCCTCTGTATAACAAATCCGGCACACCGCTTGGTATGTAGACTTGACTGATATTGTCTGCGTTTCGCTTGAGACGCGTTTGGTGAAAGAGGCAGGGCGTCCGGGGTGTGCGCAGCGTTTACACAATGCTCGTTGAAAGTCGACTGTGTCGGCCACGGGAATGAGGTCGAGCATTTCGCCGAATGGATGTCGACGATAGTCTCCCGAGAGGCCGGCGACAATCACGTGTTTGTTGTGCTTTTCCACCATGAGCATGACGGCCGTCTTGAGATTCGTAAAGAACTGTGCCTCGTCGATGGCTATCGTGTCGTACGGTACCGTGTTGACCAGCAGCAAGTCGTCGGTCTTGACAGCCGCAAGGGTTTTACCGTCGTGCGTTTGTATGAAATCGCCTTGCACGCGCGTATCGTGCGCGTGGTTGATGACCAGACAGCGCATGCCGATGCTCTGCACCCGCTTGACGCGCCGAATCAGCTCCGTAGATTTGCCAGAGTACATAGAACCTAGTATAACTTCGAGTGACATGTGTAACAAAAAAAAATGACGTTTATAGTTAAATTATGGGTTTATTTCTAAGCGCGTTCGTCGTACGGGTCGACTTCGACATACATGTCAAGGTGGTCTCGTTCTTCGGTAGCCGTTTGGACCTGTTTAAGGTACGCAAGAGCCGGGTGCTGGGCCTCGTAGACCTCTGTCTGAGTGTTCTCCATCTCTTCGATTTGCTTTTCAACAACTTCGGTAGCAACCATACTGGTGTTCTTTTGAAGACGGGACATAATTCCAACATGTGGTAGGCGTTTATATAGTGTTGTTTTTTTAATCGAGTATATAACATTTCACAATGTGTACACATGTATCGCCAAATGAACGAGGAAATTGAGCGTGTTCCGTGGACGGTCAAAACATTGTTGTGTTTAAGCTTTGTCTCGACTCTATTGCTCATCGTAATGTTGTGTATGTTGTTCGCGTTCGTGGCAAACTTTAGAACTTTACTGGTGGATGCTTCGGCTACCCTCGGAGATATGAAACGAGTCTTGCCGGACGTTCAACATTCTATACATATCTTGAACAAATTGTGTAACCATAATCCGGATATGTGCTAAGCAAACGGCGATATCGCAATTGTTGTGGGCGTCACGTGTTCCCAAGCGAAAGGCGAACCTTGACAATTGACTACGTACAACTTGTGTCTGCACAGCGTTCTTGCTGCGTGGATGTCGAAAGGTTTTGTAGTTTCAGAACATATATACACGCCTACGTCTACCGGCGTGATGAGATAACGTGGGGTAATTACAGATGCATTTTCTCCTACTCTGAATTGCAATGTAAAATATTCTTCACACAGTGCGACTCTCGGCTCTTTGACCAGTGCGCGTTGTGTCAAGGTTCTGATACGTGTTGGATATCGAATCCAACGTCTACCGGTATCAATATCCAGTGGTGTTTTAGAGTCGGAAAAGCACTGTATAGTGGGGTATTTCAAGCTGTGTACAAAGGCCAAGACGTCGTCGGTGTCTACCATGGTCACGTTATTGGTCTTGAAATGATGGCCCACCTCGCACTGAAAAGAGGCGTCTTTCATTTGTTTGAATATTTGGCCTCGTCCGGACGAATATTGGTCTAATCGTCCCACACACATGTAAGAGACAGGATACGTGCCAATAAGTGTTAACCACGCGTCAATGCCCCATCTGTGTGCCCAAGGCACGGCTACATCTTGACCTTTGGCCAGTGTTTTTATTCCAGGTAGTCCCATCTCGGTTCTATAACGCTCGTCAAATGGAGGGTTGACCATGTAGATGTCTACCGAGACGAAGCATTTAAGCGCAAACGCTTCTTCCAGGGTGTTCACGACACTTTTTCTCCCTACTAATGCTTTAAGACAGGGAGTGCCGAGCCACAGTCGACAGTTTGCAGGCACCATCGCATTTCGTAAAGTGCGTGTCTGGTCTATTTCGAACTGTGTGGTCCACATGTTTTGGTAGAACTGAAGACCGTGTATATTTTCACCAGGCGATTCTAGGGCTGCTGTGCAATATCGCGTGTCTCTTTGCCATTGCATCCGGTCTGAGAACCCCTGTTTGTCGCTGTACGGGGGTTCTGACAATGCTCTGAGCATTTTCTGAATCGAATCCCATGCTTTTTGTTCGTTGTACATCAGAAACGGCAAACAAGCGGGTGAACCTCGCATACAAATAGATTCTGGATTACGTACCAAGCATTGGAACACATCGCGTATGTTCATGTTGCAGATACGCTTGTATGGGTACAGGATTGAAATGATCCACGTGGCCTGGTCCTGGTATGCATACTCAGCCCGTACAAGGTACTGCTCTTTGGTGTATTCTGGGGGTCCGAGTGTGCCGGCAGCAATTTTCTTGGCCGCTGCCGAGACCGGTGCGCGATTTTTGTTGCGCAGCATACGCATCCCTAAAATCGACACAATATCGCCATTTTTTTTCATATTCAGCTCGTAGGCGATGTTTGCGTGATGGCATGGTAGCCAACCAATAGCGCGCGTCTTGTTTTTCTTTTCATCTACCAACACAAATTCACCAAAGGGCAGAATGTGCAAGTGTATGTCCACAAGACGCACTACTCGCGATACGCACCACGGCATTCTTGATACATCGGACTCAGCAAAACAATAAAACAC